ATTTTAAGTTCTTTTTAACATATCATTAACATCACACGTATCTTTAATTTGTTTGTTTCTAATATATTAATGCTCCATATTTTTAAGAATTTAACAATGTCTTAAAAGTATATGCATTAACCTTATTTTTAATCACTTAAGATCTGTATATATAAATAGAATATTGTATAAAATTCAAACTAACATAAAATAAAGAAAATTATGGCAGAAAAATCACTTTTGATCCTTGAAAGATCATCTCAAAACCTACAGAAAATTACCAAAAACGGTAAGACTATGTTAGAAGGTGTTTTTGCTGAGTTTGGAGTTGAAAATAGAAATGGTCGTATTTACGAAGAAAAAGAGTATTTACCCCACTTAGAATATTTGAAGAAAGACATTACTAATGGTAACCTTCTTGGTGAATTAGATCATCCTGAAAGATTTGAAGTTGCATTAGGTGGTGTATCTCATAGAATATCTGAGTTGTGGTATGATCAACAAAAACGTCAAGTTTTAGGTCGTATTGAAGTACTCGAAACACCGAAGGGGCAAATTGCTAAATCATTATTAGAAGCAGGAGTTCCACTTTCAATCTCTTCAAGAGCCGCTGGTACGGTTAACGAAGACAAAACAGTAGCTATACAGCAGATTTACACATATGACTTGGTTGCCAAACCAGGTTTCGAGTCTGCACAGCTTCACAAAGTTAATGAAGGTGCCAATCCAAAACAAGCCTATATTAATGAATTAGTAAAACAACTTAACGAATCCTCTTCAACACGTAAAGATCATAGTATCAATTCTAAGCTCGGTATTTTAAATGAAGACATCTCTATTATTGATGTTACTGATAAATATCCATCAGTTCCACTACGTGAAGAAGCAAAACAATTAATTAAAAATAATCACGAAAATCAAATGGCAGAAACAAAACCAATGATGAATGAAGAAGCTATCCAGAAATGGACCGAATTATTCAATCAAGAGCTTGGCGCCATTAAGGAAAAACTAGAAAATTCAAATGACTCTCCTGATAAATCAGGAAAATTGGAAAAATATGTTGAAAAAATACGTAAAATCCAAGAAGATTCATTAAATTGGCAATCCGAAATCGCTAAAGCTGTAAATGAACTCGCTACTTATGCTGATACATTAGCAGAAAAGAGCAATAATCACTATAAACTAACTAAGAAGATTGCAGATACTGTAGATCATAATGCTAAAACTCTAAATGCAACCCAAGACTGGACTGCAGAAGTAGCAAAGGTCACAAATGCAATTGGAGAAACTGTAGATCATAACGCAGAAATGCTTGATGGTCTTAATGAGTGGACAACTCAAATCGCAAAAGGTGTTAATGCACTTAACGAATGGGGTACAGAAAAAGCCCAAGCTATTAACGGCATGCATGAATGGACTTCATCCATTGCTAAAAATCTTAATCATTCTGTAAACTGGACAGAAGATATGTTTGGCAGAGCTATAAGTAAAGAAGATGCCATGAAACTTATTGAATACGTTGAATTAGTTTCAGAATCAAAGAAAAGTCCAGAACTAAAATCAAAAATCGACGAAATGCTAAAAACACATTCAATTACAGCAAAACCACTTAACGAAGCAAATCTTAAAGGAATATCAGTTATTACAGCAGATACTCTTAAGAAAGCTGGCAATGTGAAAGTTGATACCGCACATCAGAAAAACACTAGCGTAGAATTTGATGGTAAAATTATTACAGCAAAATTAAGAAACGTTAAAGTTGGTAAAGAAAAAATGCCTGTTGGAAACGATAAATTACAAATGAATCCTTCTAAAGCAGGTGCATCACTTCCAAAAGATGGGGGTTGTTGCAATGATCCAAAAGATCTTAAAACTGATCTTAAAGTTGTTAAAACTATAGGAAAAGGAAAAGAAAGTGTATCTGGTGATGGTCCTAAAAAGAACTATACTAGTGCACAAAATCTTAAATTAAATGTTAAACCTGGCGGAAAAGGATTAACAAACGAAAGCTTAAATCAAACTTCTGATATTCAAGCTAGAAAAACAAATCTTGATAGTAAACTTGAAGCAATTATTCAATCTTTAGAAAAAGAAAAAGGATTAGATGAAAGTGTAAAAGAGCAATATCCATTCACTCAGCTTTTAAGTGAAACTGATAGAAAAAGATTTGCTGGTCTAGACGCAACTGATAAAGAAAAAGTAGCAAACGAAATTTCAAAAGTTCCAACAACTGATTCTAAAGTAATTATGCAATTATGGGAAAATGCAGTTGCAAAAAATCAAACTAATGAACCTTTATGGTTAGCATTAGCTCCTAAAGCTTATAAAGATCTTTATAACTCTTCAGAAGTAATTAGAGAAACGATTAATGCAAAAGCTGAATACTTTACATTGAATACACAGTATCAGATCGAAAATTTCTGGGAAACTAGCGGATTAATTACTAAACCTAATCTTACTCTTAATGAGTCTGTCATCGCAAAAACTCCAGAAGAAAGTGAACAAAAATTAGATACTTATGTTGCGTCCATTGGTGATTATATGAAAAATCGTTATAATAACTAATTTTAGTGCACTAAGTATAAAAAACAACAGTTTATATAAAAATAAATAAAACAAATTTAAAAAATAAAATAACGAAATAAAAATGAAACAATTAAACGAACAACAAATTGTGCAAAAATGGTCTCCAATGATTGAAACTGTAACTGGTCTTAAAGATAAAAACAGATTGAGTTGGATTTCTAAATACGCACATTTTCATGCATTAAATGAAGCTGCTATGGGTGGTGTATCCGTTCCTTATGCAACTCTTTACAACGTACCAGGTGTTGGTACTGCAGTTCCTGCATCAGTTGCAGCTACTACAGGAGCTCAATTTACAGGTACAACTGTTAAAGGTTCAGGTGACAAATGGCCTGCACTTCTTCCTATGGCTCTTCAAGTAGCCGCTAGAACAATAGGTTTTGACCTTGTTAACGTGGTTCCTATGCCAGGTCCAACAGGAGTTGTATCCTATTTAGATTATGTATACGCTGGAGGAAAACAACCATTTGGCGCACAACCAGCAGTTAGTCCTGCAACAGCAAATCCTGCTACTTTCCAAGGTTCTGCTGCTTATGGTCAATACGATGCTCCTCATGCATTCAAAATTCAACTTGATGCATCTGTTCAAGCTCTTATTACAGCAGGAACAATTACTAATGGAACATCTTTAATATTTAACTCAGCAACAAACGTATCTACAGGTGCTTCTACATTAACAGCTACTTATATTGGAAAATCAAGAATTGATGGTTTCCCAATGTTTAAAACTGGAACATTTGGAACAGCAGGTGATAATTTGGCTGATATTTTCAATGGTACAGGAAACGTCGCTCCTCTATTAAATCAATCATTACTTTATAATGTTACTACTTATCCTACACTTATTTCCACATTGGAAGATCAAGTACAAGGATTTACCGGTGCAGGTCAAACAGATAATGCTGACTGGGGAGGAACATTCGTCTCAGGCACTACTCTTTATGAACCTATGGAAAGAGGCGTTGGTGAAATGGAATATCCAAGAGCTCTTGGTCTTCAGGTATTTACTAAATTTGTACAAGTAGGCACATTCCAAGTATCAGTTTCTGTTACTCAGGAACAAATTCAAGATCTTAATAAACAATGGGGTATTGATGTTATCGCAATGGTAGAAAATGCTGGAATCAACGAAATTAGCCAAGCTATTAACAAACACATTCTTTCAAGATTGTTCGGTCACGGTTGGAAAAACCATATCAAAGCTAACGCTGTTGAAGGTATTAACCTTAACATGAACTGTACATCTACAGGTTCTCTTAATTCAACTGCATTTGCATATAATGATGCTGGTTCTGTTACTACAGGAGCAATGACTGTTCCAGGATTCGCAAAATATACATCAGTAGTTGGTGCAACATTTGAAAACCAAGACACAATTATCAAAAGAGTTATGGCTAATATTCTTGCAGCTGGTAACGTTATCATGCAAAGAGGAAGAAGAGGTCCTGCTAACTTTATTGTTACTAACCTTAAAATTGCTACAGCTCTTCAAACAAATGCTGGTTACACATTCTCACCTATAACCAATACATTTACTCAATCTAACGGTTCATTGTATCCTCTCGGAACAATCGCTGGAATGACTCTTTATGTAGATCCTAACATGCTTTATTCTGATACCAGAGTACTTGTAGGAAGAAAAGGTGCTATTGATGAACCAGGAACAGTATTCTGCCCATACCTTATGGCTGAAAGCGTTAAGCTTATTACTGAAGGTACAGGTGCTCCTAAAGTTATCATCAAAACTAGATACGCTTTAGTTGACGCAGGTTTCCACCCAGAAACTCAATATATTACACTTTGGTTTGAAACTAATAGTGGTTCAGTTATTTAATAACTAAACTTTAGATAAACGAAAAAAGAGGCACATTGCCTCTTTTTTTTATGAATATATAAAATATAAAAAAATAAAATAAACTATAAAACATGATACGTGAAAAAACTAATGCTGATTTAACTAGAGATGTTAGCACACTATTAGATGGATATGTAATGGCTCAAGGCGCACAAGGAATAACTGGTATTCAAGGTACTCAGGGATTACAAGGAATAACAGGTTCACAAGGAGCTCAAGGTATTCAAGGTATTCAAGGAATAACAGGTGCTCAAGGAGTACAAGGAATTCAAGCAATTCAGGGCATAACTGGAGCTCAAGGTATTCAAGGTATTCAAGGAATAACGGGTGCTCAAGGAGTACAAGGAATTCAAGCAATTCAGGGCATAACTGGTGATCAAGGTGCACAAGGAATACAAGGTATTCAAGGCGTTCAAGGGACAGCACCTGCGGGTCTTACTGGATCAATAAATTTTGGAGATGCTTCGGTGTTTAATATAGTAGATGGTCTTATAGTTTCAGCAGTTTAAAATTAATGTTTAAAATTTCGGTGATGATGAAATAATTGAGAATAGGGTGAATTTAAGAATTTGCCCTTTTCTTCGTTTCCCCATTGAGTAGGATCTCTAAACAACTCAAAATTATTTCTTACAGATAAAATAGTTAAAACAGACTGATCATGTCTATGATCTTTAAATTCTATAAAATTTGCTTTTCCGCACATATTAGGATCATCAGTTACAATTCTTGTATCTCTTAAATATCTTAACCATTCTTTTAAGAAATTTATATTATCTTCATTTTTTACCCATAATGAAACTGCACCATTAGTCATAGGAGCATTCCAGTACTTTTCTTCATCAGCATCTGTTAATATAAAACAATCTCTTTTAGTCCATATTTTAGCAATATGATTTGCGCCAACCCAGGGTACTTTAAAAATAATTTTACCCTTATTAATATTGCTTTTAGCGATATCAAATAAAGGACTAAGGTTATCTATTACTTTAAGTCCTGCATCACTGTAGAGGACTGTATCACCATTCTCGAGCGTTTCAAATGTCTTTAAGATAAGATAAGGTTTCCATATCCAAAATCCTGCACCTCTATGTTGAGATAATATGAAAGAATTTTTTCTCCAAAATTCTTCAATTTTTAATTCATTTTGAGTATATCTAATAAATTGATCTATTTTTCCTACTACTAAAGATGATTCTTCTAATACATCTAAACTTTTATAATAATCTTCATTTCCGAATGATATGTGTACTTTTTTCATAATTCTATTGGTTCTCCTATAAAATGATTTTCTTCTCTCATGTGAGGTATTTTTTTTGCGTTTTCACGATATCTATCCCAATCATCATGAATACATGCAGATTCTTTAATTAAAGGATATATCATTCTTGCAAGAAATTCTTGATCAGAAGCATATATATTATTATATTGTAATGTGTTAAATTGTTTTAACAGATCATCATAATCTATTCTATTTATAAATTCTTTTGTTGCTCCCCACACACCGCCCATAATTTTAGTATTATGATGAATATGATCTCTTATAATATGAAATTCCTTTTCAGAAAATTCCCAATCTTTTACACAATTTACTTCTCGTTGAGATAATCTTCCATCACAATCTCTAACTATAAATCTTTCTACATCACTATCCTTAAGAACTTCAAATCTCCAAAACATTCCTGGAGCGTCCATATGTTTAATTACAGGATTTTCATGTTTTATAATTATTTCAGCACCATCGTGATATAATTCTGAAATATATCTATGATTTATTGATTCATGATAATAAAATCTACAAATCCAATCTGGAAATAATTGTTTTTGTAATTTAATATTTTCAATAGCTCCTTGCAAATATTTTGGATTATCGCCCCAAAGTGAAAAACTAATTATTTTTTTCATATAATTCTGTTTGTATTAATGAGACAACTTTATTAGCAATTAAAGGAGCTGATATAAATTTACCTTCTAAAATTGAATAAATTCCTTTATATTTTTTATGTGAAACAATTCTTGTAGTTCTTGCATCAGTAGTAATTTTAACTGGTATTGGTCGTGATCCATACCAAGATTCAACATATTCAAGATCTTTAAAAAATGGAAAATATTCTGAGCCGTGTTCTATAATCTTTTTAAAATTTGTTTCATATTTTTTTGGAGTGTAATAATAGCCTTCTTCTTTTGATAAAATGGAATTGACAACATCATATAATAAATATAAATTTGTAATTTCATTAGCATATTCCATTATAGAAAAAAACTTTCCATCCATAATTGTTAATGATGGTAAAGAAACTGGACTTTTTACAACTACTACTTCAGTATCTTGTAAATAATATTCTGTCATATCTTCTTCTAATCCTAAAATTTTAAGAGTATTATTTGAAAAAGCATAGGTTGCATTTATTATTAAATCAGTTTTAAAAGTACCATTTGTTGTAATAACAGTATAATCTGAATTTGTCGAAAATGGATAAAATCCAGTTACTTTAGCGTTAACATGTATAGAAATTCCATTGTTTAATAATTCAGAAAAGAGTAGTGTTTTTAATTTTTTTATATCAAATATAGGTTCATTTACTAATATAGCACCAGTAATATGTTCTTCATAAACATATCCCGTAGGCATTTCTATTTTATATGGTACATTAATATGATTACAAAAATTCTCATATTCTTCAAATGTTACATTTGAAATATCTGAAATAAGATAATAATTTTTTTTAGGATAAACTAGAACATCGTTATACTTTTGTTTAAATAAGTCTAATCCATTCATACATTCTAATGCGGTTTCATATGATCGTGGATAATGAAATCCTAAATGAGCACGATTATGTGTAGCATTAGATGTGCCTGACATTATAGCATTATTTTGTTCTAATACTGTAACATCAAATCCGTTATTAGCTAATGTAATTGCTGTACTTAATCCATGAATACCTGCACCAATGACTATTACTCTCATAATTTATTAAATTCAGTTGTAATTAAGTTTTCCCAATAAGGCATATAAATTTTTTCATTATTAACTATTTTATTATTATATGCTTCAAGTAAGTTATAGTTTACTTCTGTCCAATCATTTACCTGAATCATTGGCATATCTTCACAATTATTATAAATTCTGTGTCGTATAACTATAGGAACACATCCAAAATACATAGCTTCAAATGGTTGATGAATAGAAACGCCATGTCCTGGAGGACACACCATAAATTTATAACGTGATACGTGATCACAATATTGATAATATGTAAGTTTAGCTATTTTATTATCATTTTCTTTATTATCTTCTTCTCCTCCTTGTCTATCCCAGATATATTGAACATTATTATTTCGTAATTTTTGTAGTATTCCAGTACGAGCAACAGGATTATTTGGAGTATACCAGTTACAATAAAGTATTTTTTCATTTTTAGGATTAGCACGTAATATTTCTAAGTTTTCTGATAACCACTGATGATCTGTTGATTTTCCTTTTTGATTTCCTTTATGATTTTCTATACCAATTGGAATTGGAATAAGATCGGGGTGATCATATACAGCATTTTGAGCAAACCATTTTTTAATACAAGAAGGACGACTTTTAAATATATTTTCTGTTATCGCATAATCGGACATATGCGTTATTAAAACATATTTATTAGATGAAAATTTTAATTGATTAAATACATCTTGAATAAAATCTGTTTTAACATATATAATAGCATTTTTTCGTAATATATCATTTGTCCAATGCAAATTATCCCAAGGGAATATAGAATACGTTGCAAAATCGCAAAATTTATTTCCATTTATAAAATCAAACATTTTAAAAAAGAGTATTATATTGTTTATGTAATGCAGGTACTTTAGCAAGTTCTGCTTGTCCTGCGAAATGTGTAAAATAGTTATCTCTAAAAAAATCTTCTAGAAGTATATTATCTATATTATCCCAAGCTATTAATGCCCAAAGAGCATTAAATTTATTAGGTAAAATTTTATATAAATTATTTTTTTGCATTTCATAACTTATACAAGTTTCTTCAAAAATGTAGCCTCTTTTATGTGTTTTTGATTTTTCTATATATTTTTTATATATGCCTTCTAAAAAATCTGCATGTATTTTTGGTTGCATTACCATTACGCCTGTATTAAAAACCATATCTGTTTCAATATCTAAATCACATAATTTATAAAATTCAACAGCATTTGCTTCCCATTTCTGTCTCTTATGTAGTTCTAATCTTTTAGCTTTTGTTGGTTGAGAAAATTCATCAACCATTCCAATAAGATTCTCATAATCCATATAATTATGCAACGGTGGAGCCCAAACACTAATTAAAATATCTGCATCAACAAATATTATTAAATCATAGTCTTTTGACCATTCTTGACTACATACTAATATCTTATTAAAAGTAATAGTAGATTTAAGTTGATTATTTTTATCTTTATCTAAAAAATCTGTAATTACTTTAAAATCATATTTATATCTTTTGGCGTAGTTTTCTTGACTTTGTTTAAATAATAATTCATATTGTTTTAAATAAGCTTCTCCTATCGCAAGTGTTACTAAAAGTACTTTCATTTTATTTCTGTTTAACATTAACTATCATACAACCATTTCTTTCATTAATATTATCATAAATTACAGTAAAATCATCTAAATTATCGAGTATAAATTTTCTACTTTCCGTGTGTTTATATGTAAGAGTATCATCTAATACAATGTAATCACATCTTTTCCATAATTTAGTAAATTCTATATATCCTGAAAATTCTCCTCCATCCATTACACATAAATTAATTTTCTCGGGCACCATATTAAATACATAAGGAGCCTTTGATAAATTTACTAAATCTTCTTCTAACCATTTATGATTGCCATAAATTTCTCGTTGCTTTATTAGTTCTTCATAAGATACTAAAGATCCATAAACTAAATCAAAATTGTTTAAAGGAGGAAATAAATTAAATTTTGCTTGTTTATAAAAATTTCTATCAATTTCAAACGATAAAACTTTATAATCTTTTTTTCTACTCTCTAATATTCCTTCATAAATACATCGAGTACTTCCATTACCATTCCATGTTCCAATATCAACTACTGTAGAAATTTCAGGAAGTGTTGTTAATTCATATATTTTTTTTCCTATTACCGTTTCTCTATTTAATTGCCCAGGTCTGTCCATATTTTTATTTTTTTATGATTTATAAACTGTCCAAGTTGAATCATCTGATTCAATTTTAATTTCACCCATTGGAAAAAATTCTCCTACTGCTTTTTTTACGCCTCCATCGCCCCACCAATAATCATGACCGCCGATAATACCACCCTTTTTAATTTTGGGATACCACAAATTTAATTCTTCAATGACTATTTCATATAGATGTTCTCCATCAATAAATAAAAAATCTACGCTTTCATCTTCAAATTCTTTATAAGCATCTAAACTACTCATTTGTATAGGAGTAATGTATTCTTTTACTGGCTCAATATTTCGTATAAATTCTTCATAAAAATTATATCCCTTTGGAGTTTTAAGATCAGGGCTATTAAATATCATTTGCCCATCAACGATAAATAAATCAATTCCATAGATTTTAATATTTTTATTTGCTTTTTTTACTTCTTCAGCTAAGTATACAATAGACTTCCCTTTAAATGTGCCAATTTCAACAAAGATAGCATTATCATATTTTTTAACCATTTCATCATATAATGTTTGAAATGTAAACCAACCATAAATTTTTTCCCAATACATAAGTTTTATTTATATATTACTATTAAATATTTTATATAATTGTTTCATTTTTTCAACATCCATGTTTCTATTTCCATTAACAGTTTTACATCTAAATGTATATTCATCATTATGTTTTAAAAAAAATAACGGATCTTGTAATCGTAGAATAGAATTTTCTAAGATATCAAATCTTTTAAAATTTTTAAAAAGATATGTATATGAATCTTTAAAAATTTTATTTTTTAAAAGATATTCTATTGCCATATCTTCGGGTTCTTTAACGGGGTTTGTCGCATTTCTATTTTCTAATATTTTTCCAATAACATCTTTTGAAAAAACCGCAGTTATTCCTGTAAATGTTCCTGGAACTACATTACTAGGAATAGCAGATCCAAATAAATCGATGGGTTTTTGCTCAGATAAAATTTTATGAAGATATTTTGTTCTTACATATGTACTAACATTAGTTCTAAACATTATATCAAAATCAATATTATCAAAAACTAGTTGAAATGCATCACAAGTTTTTTTAAACATCGGAATTCCATATGCATCAGATGTGGTTAAAAATATATTATTTCCTACAATTTCATTTTTAGGTTTATCTCCATAATAATACATTATTTGAATATCATTAGAAACATCTTGCCCCCACGTGGGTAGTATACCATTTTCTATTAAATTTGTGCTGGTTTGGTCATTTGCCCCTAATATTAAAATTAAAAGTTTCATTTTATATTTTTTTAGAATTCATATTATTTATTTCTTCCCAATTAATACCGGGAGATAAAAATGGTTCATGTACATGAGTAGATACGCCAGGTATTGGTTGATATAATCTTATTCCTTTTTCAAACATGTTTCTAAAAAATACTCTATCACGCCATCCATAAGTTTTAAAATTTGATATTATAATAGATTTTAATTCTTTTGATACAGCCCACGTTAAAGTAGTACTTTCAGCAGTTCTCCAATGTCTTCCATTATAAAAATAAATAGATTCTTTGTCTTTAGTAATGTCGTCAGTTCTAACATATCTGTCTATACAATCATATCCTGTTATTAAACCAAATTTTTTTACACCCATATATAAATGATCAATCGCTTCTGTAATATGCAAATAATCATCTTCGACAAAATATATGTCAGTATCTATATCATCAGAAAAATCAAGTTGATATTTTAATGAATTAGGTCCTGAATTTAATTTATTATAAATAATAGTATATCCACATTCTTCTATAAAATCTGATAAAATACATTTATCACCATCCATAAAAACAATAACATTTATATCGTTTTTATATTTACTACTCAAAATACTTTTATATAATGAATTAAAACAATTTATTTTATTAAACCAAGATGGCCTTTCTTTACGTGTTAAAGGATATATTAATTCTTTATCACAGGCTCTATAAAGAATAGTTAGCATATTTTTTTATTTACTAAATTGTTCTAAATCGCAAATCATCATTTTTCTAACTAATTCATGAAATGTTGTTGTTGGTTTCCACTTAAGTTTAGTTTTTGCTTTATAATAATCTCCTACAAGATGTTCTACTTCAGCAGGCCTATAATATTTAGGATCAATTTCTATAAGTATTATATTATTATACATAAGTTTTTCATCTACGCCTTCTCCTATCCATTTAACTTTTCCACTAAATGGAGTATATTTAATAGCTTCATCAATAAATTCTTTTATCGTGTGAGTTTCTCCTGTTGCAATAACAAAGGTTTCTGGATTTTCTTGTTGAAGCATCATCCACATAGCCTCAACATAATCTGGTGCATATCCCCAATCTCTTTTAGAATAAAGATTTCCCATAGACAATGGCGGAACAATTTGTTTATAATTTTGAACAACCTGATAACTATTTGAGAATTTAGATAATCCGATTGTTATTTTTCTTGTAACAAATGTTTCGCCTCGTCTTTCACTTTCATGATTAAAAAGTATGCCATTAATTGCAAATATTCCATAAGATTCTACATAATTTTCAAGAATCCAATATGAATATAATTTTGCTACTCCATATGGACTTCTTGGGTGAAATCTTGTAGTTTCTTTTTGAGGAATTTCTGAGGCTTTTCCAAATAATTCTGATGTACATGCATTATATAATTTTGTTTTTGGAGAATGTTTTCTTATAGATTCAAGAATATTTAATGTTCCAATTGCATCTACTTCTGCTGTATATCTTGGAAGATCAAAAGAAACTTTAACATGTGATTGCGCTGCTAAATGATAAATTTCAGTAGGCTGAAGATTTTTTATAAGATCATCAATTGCTAATGCATCAGTTACATCACCAAAATGTAATGTTAAATTTGAATTTGAAAAAATATGATCAATGCGTTGTGTATTAAAAGAAGATGCTCTTCTTATTATGCCATGCACAATATATCCCTTTGATAAAAGTAGTTCAGCCAAATAGGAACCATCTTGCCCGTTGATACCAGTCACCAGGGCAATTTTTTTATTGCTTAATTTTATACTCATACAACATATTTATTATCGATTTAAAAAATTCTATCCAACTATCTCTATGAGAATTTGTTTTCATATGATCACTTTTACACAAAGTTACTAAGTTTTCTTCTATACTATTATGTTTATTATAATCTATATGATGCACAACATACCCAGATTTTCCACAAATAACACATTTATAATTATCTCTAATTCTTACTTTAGTTTTAAGTTCTTCATTAAATAGTGTATCATAAGGCTCATTACTTATTCCTCCAAACCATGAACCATTTTTTTCTCTTCTAATTTTATCGCCCTGCCCAAACATAGGATTATTTTTATCTTTACAATCTCTATGGTTTTCACTTATTTTTGCTAATGACTCGGGTTTATGTTTTTTTCCAAAGAAAGGATTTTTTAAACCACGTAATGATTCACTTATTTTTTTATTATGTTCTTTAGTATGTTTTTTACCTTTTTTATTTTCTTTAATTTGATTTAATTTTTCGTCTGCTATCTCTTTTCCAAATTTATTTATCCAAATATCATAATATGATCTTCCAAACATTGGATTTTTTTCTCCAATTAATCCTTTCTTTTTGTTTATTTCATCAAAATGTTTTTTTCCTTTATTTCTTTTTCCATTATTTCTTTTTGCACAAATAGAACAACAAAACCTCTTTTTTGATTTTTTATTTATTATAAATTCATTACTGCATTCTTCGCAGAGTCTTTTTTCAAATATAATTTCTTGTTTTTTTCTTCCCATAATATATAAAATCGTTTATTGTATATATTATTTTAATTACTGACATAATTGATATTTAATGTGGGCCAGTTATCCCGGTGATAAGCGCTATTTTTTTATTCATTAAAATTATTTTTTAAGTATTTTATATATACATTCATTATCATATTGATCTATATATGATTTTGTATATAAAGTTTTAAAATTTGTTTCTATTATATCTTCAATATATTTATACGTTAATTTTAAAGGATGTCCAGAATCATAAATTCTTTCATAAAATTCATCAATATTTTTTTCTTTAATAAATTTATCATGAAAAATAAAAATACCATTATCACATAATATATTAGATATTTTTTTAAATATTTCATCAACATCAAAACAATGTTCTATTACATTTATCATTACAACTAATTGATATTCTTTTGTTGTTATATAATTTTCTATAGCACAATTATATAAATTAACTTTTAACATATTTAAATAACCGTTTTTATATGCACAGGATGGAGAATGATTGATATATTCGTTTATAAGCGGATCTAATAAATCAATATTTTTAATAGGCAGATGATATATTTTTGGAACTATTAATCGTAAATTAGTAAATGGCCCACATCCTAATTCAATTATATTAAGATATGTGTTAGGAAGCATAAAATTTAATTCTTCATATCCACCAAAGTGTTTTTCATGCTCTTCATTATGATCAGTTTCCATGTTTTTAGCTGCAGAATCACACCAAGTTTTTCGTTCATATGATTGCGCTTCATTCCAACGTTCAATATCTACTTTAGGAACACCTACATTTTTTATAAAATATTGTTTGTCATTATGTTCTTTTAATAATTTTTCAGCAGCTTCTCCTTCAAATATATTTACATCTTTATCTACATATATTTTCATTTTTAATTATATTATTTCAAATTTAGGACATGGTATAATAAAATGCCCACCCTTTTCTAAATATGATTTTTCTCTTTCTTTAAATTCATCTATAAAATGCCAAGGTAAAACGAGTAAATAATCTGGATGAATATTTCTCATGGTTTCTTCAGAATGAATAGGTATATTTGTACCTATTGTTTTTAGTCCAAATTTATAAGGGCTTCTTTCTGCAGCGCCATCTATCCACAAATTATCTAATCCAAACCACTGAAGAAGTGTATTACCTTTAGTTGATGCGCCATAAACCCATATACTTTTTCCTGATTCATGTGCTTTCATAACAAATTCGCAAGTCTGTTTTTTTAACTCTTGAATATCATTCCAAAAGTTTATATAGGATTCCTTATCTTTAAGATTTAATGTCTTCTCATATTCCCTGAGTGATTGTAGACGCATTTGAGCTACATCTCTATATGGTGAAGATCCAAAAGATTCTGGCTTTGCTTTTTGTTTTTGAATATATGTTCTAAAGCTTCCGCCATTAACATCATTTAATATAACATCGACTACTTTAAATCCAATCTGCCTTAACATATATTCCATTGAATATAAAGAATGATAAAATACATGTTCATGACAAATATTATCAAATGCAAGTTGTTTAATCATTAATGGCATATAACTTTGTTGAATAACAAATAAACCATCATCTTCCATAATATCGTAAACATCTTTAAGAAATAAAAGAGGATCTTCAAGATCATAAAACATAGCAATACATGTAACAATAGAAGCTTTAGTTAATTCTCCAGATATTATTGGTTCCCATTTTTCATAAACATCTTTTGAGAAAAAATCTTTAACTGCAATATCACAATTATTTTTTGCTTCAATTTGAAAACTTCCTTCTGCTGGATCTATTCCTATCCGTTCATATTTCTTATTATTGACAAATGATAATAATGTTCCATCATTTGATGCTATGTCTAAAAATACTAATTTATCATAAGGATCATCTACATCATTTTTTGCCTTTATTTTAGATAAATTCATACAAGAATTAGCAATATCAAAAAGTTCCATTTTCATAGTAGTATTAGTACCCGAACGATACCAATATTTGCCATACATAAAATCTTTATCTGCATTTTCTTTTAACTGAAGGCACTGAGTATCTGGAGATAACATCAATGTTAAATCCCATTTTTTTGTTCCTCTATAGTCTCCTTCTGTTTTAATAAAATCTGATATATAAAGATCTCCTAACGAAAATAATTCTATAAGGGGAGAATTTGTTATTCTACAATTTGTATTTTTCATATTGTTTTTCTTCTATTATACTTGAGTTATATTGAAGATTGATTTGTCTTTTTACTTCTGATCGTTTATCATTCCAAAAATAAACTGATCGAGCCAATTCAATAAATTCATCATTATGGAAATCTTTATTTTTTTCTTTTATTCGTATTTTATCTTCTATATTCCATATGTGACTGTTTATATTGTATAATTCTGTATGATATATTCCATCAATATCAAAATTTTCAGCAATATCTTGAAGAATATCTAATTCTTTTTGAATATTTTCTAATTTAATTGTATCTTTAACATTTTCTTTTTTAATAAGCAAAATCGATATTTTATCATATAATTCTCCTAATGATACAGGTACAAGTATTTCCATTTTATAGATTATTAAATTATTTTAAAATTGTCCAATTTAATTTAAATTGATGATTAGGATTTTCTCCCATATCTGTTCTTGCATAATGATGATAAAATAAATGATCATTTTTTATTTGCATAGTATCTATTAAACAGGAAAAAGAACTATTCATTACATGAACTTCTTTAGCATGTTCTATTGTGTATATAAAATCAAATATTCCCACATCTTTATAATCAGTTGCTCTAATAATTTTAATTCCTTTTTCTATAGTTTCAGGTTTAAAATATCTTCCTCTTTCTCTATCGTCATGAACAAATAAATATTCTTCTTCATCTTTTAAATTAAGTCTATTATAATATGCATTTTTCTCAGATTCAATATCTCTTTCAAAGTAAAATTTATTCCATTTATCTTCAAATGGAACATCAGCTGCTACATAGAATCCGTGATCAAATGATAAGAATGCCTTTTCTACATCTAATTTTCTAAACCATTCTGGAGTTATTCCTATAATTTTATAATTATTATTAGGATTTATTTGCATAAAAAATCTTACATCTGGATCATCTAATGGTAGCACTTTTAATTTTGTTAGATCTTTATACAAACGTACAACATTAGTATTATTTCGTGGTTTTGCAAATAAAAATACTTTATCGTATCTTTCTGCATAGGTTCTTACTATTCCATTGCAAAGAAAATGATCGCCTAACCCAAGATGATGGTAAATGTATATTGAATTTTCCATATATTTTATATAGTGTTTCTGAAGTATTGTTTTGCTTTATGTTCTCTTTCTAATTTAAGATCCCATATATATGTATAATCATCTGATGGGTAAGTAACAAAGGGATAATATGTAAAAGATGCAAGTTTCTTATTACTTATAATGCTATTATACATATCATCTGTTGTAGTTTCAAATTGCGATAAATGATCAATTAATTTTTGATATGCTGTATTTTTTATCATCATTGAATGTGTGCACTCTGTAAAAATAGAAAGAACAATATTAGGTAGATCTAATAAAGGTTTAGGCGCAAATCCTAAACGTGGAATTCCTGAAAGATATACGTGTTCCCAAAATGCAGGAAGAATTCTAATTAAAAAATTTATTCTTTTTTCAAAATCATCAGCCATGATTATATCATCTTCTAATACAATTAAATATGGCCAATCTTTTTCTTGTGCAATTTTAAGTGCATTTATATGAGACATAGTACATGCTATTTCTCCTGGCTTAAATTTTTCACCAAAACGATACCCTCCCTGTAAAGATATTCTTTTATTAAGTTCTTGTTCAGAAAGGTTTTTTCCATCAACAGCATCCATTATTATTGCATCAATCTTTCTTTCTTCTAATTGAGCTTTTATACGTTCTCTTCTATTTACAGCTCTTTCGAGACTGATTACAACTATATTCATAATTTAAAATTTATGAGGCATTCCCCCTATTAATATTTCATATCTTTGTTTACAAAGTTCACATGTTCTACATAACAAATCAGACATACTCTTATTAGAGAGCTGTGTTATAATAGTTCTATCTAAGTTATTGTAATTAGTTTCGTTTAAATTTCCTAATTTATGTTTTAATCCATAATCCATACAACATATATAAACATCGCCATTAGGCATAACTAAATTATGATTAAAATCTTCAGGCGCAGATGAACAAAATACAGGTCCTTTTACTGGTGTCATTTCAAATAGATTGCCGCCTCTTGACCAAAGAGTAAGTCCTTTTTTAGATTTATCTGGAGATTCAATAAATGCTAATCCAAATTTTTGTTTAGATCGTATTGAACTTTCAAATAATGTTCTTTTTACATTAAATTTTTCTGAATTAAATGATTTACCATCGTATTGATGAAAAACTACACTATCAAAATATAGTCCTTTTAAAACTTCAACATCATTTTCTGTAAAACCTGTAAGAGTAGTATATAAAACAGTGTTATATCCATTTTCAATAGAATATTTCATCATCAAAGATGATTCTTTATTTAAAAATGCTTCTGAAAAACCTGAAAAATCAATGCCAACATTTTTGGGAACATTGGCCATTATCTTTTTAAAATCTTCAAAACTCATTTTTTTCTTTTTGTCTGTATATGCTTTTATGAGTAACTCTTGCGGACAATACGAACACATATTGCTGCATCCAACGATTGTTGTAATTTCTAATTTTTTCATTAATATTATTTTTTTATTATATTTATTAGCCAATCTTTAAAACCATCAATATTATTTAAATGTTTTTGACGCTGTTCATCTGTAAATACTGGCTTTGAATACATATCTCGAAATAAAATAGGATCTCTTTCCATAGAATGAACTAATTCATGCGCTGCTTGTTGTCCAAGTTTTCCTACATTTATAAATGCTTCTTTATTCCAGTCTTCGTTTACTTTAGGATCGCCCCAATATAAAGGTAAACTGCCTGCTAGAAATGCATCCATTAGCTTTTCAGTACAATAATAAGGATATGAATTATTTTCAAATACTATAGCATATTTATGTTTATATTGTTGAAAAAATTCATATTTTGCTTGTCTCCAATATTTTCCTTGTGAAGCTTTTATTAAATCATAACTATTTGTCTTATATCTTCCATATGAAAACCATTGCAGCCAAGATACAAAACTAAAACTATCATAAAATCCGTTTCTAAAGAAATTACCAGGATTTGATACAACAAAAGAACCACCTCTATCAAAATGTTCATAGTTAATTCTTGGTCCAAATAATGCTTCTTTTTGAACAGGACTTAGAATCATATATAATTGCCATAAAGGTAATCTATAATTTGTTTCAGTTTGAGGATCAAAAGATATAGAATAATCAGATTTAAAATTTGTTGGTCTATAATTTTCACCAAGATAAAGAATTTTTTTACACTTATAATTAGGAGTTTCTCGCATACCACCAAATATAGAATGTATAATTACATCAGGATTATTTTTTGTTATTTCTACATCAAAATGATTTTGAAGAATCGGTAAAAATATATTTTCATCTGTTATTTCTGGCCAAAAATCTAAAAAGGCTACTTTTAATTTGTCCATATTATTTTATATTTAAAGATTTAATAAACTATTAATTCTTTCTAGTACTTGTATATTCTTAAATCCATCAAAAGCGTTAGATATAGGTTTAATATTATTATTTCTTATACACTCAAAGAAATGTCTACATTGTTTTTCTAATGGTGATATAGTATTATTATACTGTACAATATCGATTTCTCTAGTTATATTATCTATTAAAACTATTGACTTGTCATCAAATATTGCTTGTTTTTTAGACCCATTTATAATTATTTCTCTTACTTTATTTGGATATTTATTACAAACTTCAATATACACATTTATTATATGTAAATTAGGATCATTATAAATATATGGTGAATTTAATTTATTTTTATTATTATATTCTAAATTAAATACGCAATGAGTAATATCCCCCATTATATTTTTCATTTCATAACTATACTTATCACCAAAAAAATAATCTAATATGTATATATCGTGCGCGCCAGCTTCCCATAACGCATTTAAATATTTATAACTTGTACTTAATCTTTTTGAAAAAAAAGATTCAACTTTACCTATTTTTTTGTTATCTATTAATTTTTTTAATTGTACTATACCGTCATGATGTAAATAAATATGTCCGGGCATTAATATAAGTTCTTCTTCTATTGCTATATGAAATAATTTTGAAGCTTCTTCAGAAGTTCTTGTAAATGGTTTTTCTAATAATACATGCTTTCTTGCTATTAGGCAGTCTTTTGCTATTTCATAGTGTGTTTCAAGTGGTGTTGCAATTATAATGCATTCTACATCTTTATCATGCAGAATATCTTTATAGTTGTTAGTGAATTTTGTATTTGTTGGTGCAAATTTTTCTGTATCAGTTTTTGCACATACCCAGGATAAATTTATATCTTCTATACTCATTAAAGTATGTACATATTTTTTACCCCAATATCCTGTTCCAATTAATGCTACATTCATAATTTATATTATTTATATTATTGAAATTAAACTTCTTGATTCTACATTAAACATTCCGTAAGGTAAAAATTTGTTTATTTGATCTTTATTAAGCCAAATATAATTATCAGGAATATCTATTTCATCATCTATCTCAATTAGCATATTTCTAGTTTGTAAATGATAAAATCTTCCCCCTTCTTCTGACTGTTTTACATCATATAAAATTTGTGAATTTTTTGGATATATGAATCTATCAAAAAATTCAAGTTGATCTTCATATCCTATATATTGTTTATAATTTGAATATGATACAGTTGGCGATAAATCAATAATATCTATATTACCTGGTAATACTTTTACTTGAAATAAATAATGATTATCGCCTTTAAATTTTTTCATTATAAGTCCTATTAATCCTTCGTTTTCATCTTTAAACATAGGCTGGCACCAAGAAAATATTTCTCTGTTTTTTGTTTCAACTTTTATTCCTATTACTGTAAAAAACTTATCAGCTCTATAAAAATTATAAATTCTATTTTTAGCTATATGCCAATCTTTTAATTGTGATAATGATACCTTTTCTATTTGTAATTCATATTTCATTTTTTGATCAATAAACCAACGTATTACTTCTTGATCAGCATATAATGGCATGCCAAAATCATAATCAAGAGGAATAGTAGACAACACAGATCTTGCATCCATGTTTACAAAATTTTCTAAATGCAAAAGGTTTTTTATTTCTCCTAATGTTAACCAAAAGAAATTTTCTGGAATTACAAATTCATCATATATTTCTACAATCATATTACGATTTCTTTTTCTAAGAAATCTTCCACCTTGTTCTGATTGTAATTGGTCAATTAATATTTTTGATTTTTTATTTTCGGCAAAATACTCTAAATATAATGTAGATTTTCCCTTATGAACTTGTAAAAAATTACTTTTTGTTGCCTGCACAGTTGGAGATAATTGTAAAAGATTTATATTGCCTGGTTCCATTTTAAGTTGCATTAAAAAATAACGCACGCCATTACGTACTTTAGTAATTATACCCAATATTCCTATTTCATGTTGATTGATAATAGGCTGATCCCAATCATGTTTATTTCCATAATTTGTATGAACTTTTATTCCCTCAATTTTGAAAAATTTTCCAGATTCATGAACTATTTCTTTATTATTTATATTCCATTTTTTTATTTCTTTTAAATCAATTTCATGAACCTTAAAATAATTGTTCTCTCTTATATATTGATAAGAATTCATAAAAGAAATTAGACTTTGAAATTTATTTTCTGTTGTTAAAGAATTTTTAAATTCATAAAATGGAGTAGTTATCATAGTATGTTATGTAATTTATCTAAATTCATAGTAACATTTTTAGGATGATTAAATTCATTACTATTATCAAGTTGACAGCCGGGATTAGTTTTAATAGCTAATTTAAAATATGTTTTTGGATTAGTTCCTACATTATAAACTCCAGTAGCTTCTTTTTTTATCAATTCTATTATTAAATTTGCAATAACATCAACATAATCAGAATTCGTTTTTATATCATCCCATGCTTTTTTCCATGGAAATGGGCGAGGTTTAAATGTAGTTCTTAATAATAAATAATTCTTTCCTACTGCTTGAATATATCCATCAGCTAAAAGTTTTGTATATGTATACCAACTTTCAAAATGAACTGGAATATCATCTTCAGAATGAGAATTATTTGAATTAGCATAAACATAATCAGTACTAATTTGAACCAATTTTTTATGAAAACTATTACAATAATTCATTAAATGAATAACACCAACATAATTAATATTCCAGTTCTTTTTTCTTTCATTTTCATATGTTTTTGTATATCCTATACAATTTATAACAACATCATATGATCTAAGTTTTTCTAAATATGTAAATGGATAAGTAAAATCTATATCATCTTTTTTACGACTAATATAATCCCATCCCGTTTGTTTAATTAGTTCTGTTGCTAATTTACCATCACCAAGTATTAAAATTTTCATTTAATTCCCATTTTTATGTAAATAATCTTTAAGCGTTTTACATATGTATTTTATTTCTTTTTTAGTTAAATCAGGAAAGGATGGAAGAATAAAGGCAGTTTCAAATAATTGTTTTGAAACTGAAAAATCAGGAAAATGACTAAAATGACTATGATAATTCATTGGAGGAAACATAGGTCTTGTTTCTACATTACCTGTATAAAGAAAATATTTTAGTGCATCTGTTTTTTCTTTATTGAAAGTTTTCATTCTTATTCCAAACATCCAATGAGAATGTTTACAAACTTCTGATGATTCTTGAAATTCAATTTCTTCCACATTTTCCAATTCTTCTTTATATAAATTAAAAACATTATTTTTTAATTCAAGTATTTCATCTAATATTTCAAGTTGACCATATAAAAGACCAGCTTCAACGTTAGTCATTCTATAATTATATCCTAAGCCAGAAAAAACAAAATTTCTTGATGTAACTCCTTGTGATTTTACTCTTTTAATTTCATTAGCAATTTCTTCATCATTTGTGCAAAATGCGCCGCCTTCTCCTGTTGTAATAGTTTTACCTCCAAAAAAAGATATAGCAGATGCTAATGCCTGTGAACCCGCTTTATAGTTTCCATAACTACCTAAAAACCCTTCACAATTATCTTCAACAATAATCATATTAGGACAATGAAATTTTATATAGGGAATATTTATGATATTGCCCATATTATGAACTGCTAAAAATGCAGCATCTGGATGTTCCTTATGAGCTTTTATTAAATACTCATAATTAATATTCCACGTATTAATATCTGCTTCTACTGGAATTAATTCATAAATAGGATTAGTGATAAACATATTCCAAGCTGCTACAAAAACATTTGAAGGAACAATAAGTTTTTTAATTTCAGGATATTTAAACTCAAGAGCCTTTGCAACCAAATGTACTGCAGAAGTGCCATGATCGGTTGTTAATACATATTTACATTGAGAAATTTCACTTAATTTTTCTTCAACCATTTGTATGTATTTTCCGTAACATGAAATCCATGTTGAATCAAGAGCTTCATGCGCATATTTTAGAACTCTCTTTGGTAAATAAGGTCTGTATGATGGTATCATTTTAATAAGTTTTATGAGGGTTTTGTGTATATTTTAAAAAATCGTCTCCGCTTAATCCTGTATTAATCATATCAATTAATTTTTCATCAATTTCATGTATCAATGAACTTCTTTGATAATTAAGATCTGTGGTTTTTTTGAGCATTTCCCACATTTCTTTTGCACCTTCTTCTGATTTAAAATATTTTTCTTTATATTCTTCAAAAGTCATTCTTCTTATTTCATATAAAATTTCTTGACTATTCCATAATTTTAAATCAACTGTAGTTAATTTATCTATAAGTGATCCTACTGTATCTGCCATATTATAATGTTTTAAATCCTATAAATGTATTTTCATCAAAATCAGATAATACATATCCTAATTTATTATAAAGAGAAATTGCTTTATAGTTTTTTCTATAAACTCTTAGTCTTATTTTTTTAGCATTTCTATCAACACAAATTTGATGTAGGTGATTCATCAATGTTTCTGATAATTTTTTTCCTTGATAATTAATATCTATCATTATTCCTAAGCTTGGAATATCATATCCTTCGCTCCATCCTCTAAGTAAACCATATCCAGCAATATTATTATCATCCATTAAAAATACAAAATAATCTTTTGGTTTAGAAGCTATTTCTTTTAATAATGCATCATAAGAATATTCATGCGGACTAAAAAATGCATACGCGTATTTATTATCTATAAAAAATTTTTCTATAGAAGATTTTAAAAATTCTATGTTAGATAATTGAATAAATTTCATTTTTTAATATAAAAATCATTTACTGCTAATCTTCTATCTTTTTTATATCCAAACATATCTAAATAAATTTCTATATCTGGGTCATTATAATTATTTTCAATTATTAATAATTTAGGAATCCATTTTTCAATAGAAAATCCTTTTAGTACATCTAATTCTGTTCCTTCTGTATCAATACTTATAAAATCTAGTGTATCATATTTATAAAAATGTTCAATACAATAGTCTAATGTTATAGCCTTAACGATTATAGGTATTATTGACATATTATATCCTAAATCTTTGTGTTGATTAAATAGTCTATCATCTATTTTTAAAGAACTTATAGCATCTTGATGAATATACGAGTCTTTAATATCTACTATATTAAAAATTAAATCATCATTAACATTTGATATAGCGTAATTAATGCTATGTAATCTATTATTAATTAATTGTTTAAAATAATGAGGATTTGGTTCAACACATAAACTATACCATCCACTTTTTTCAAAATAATTAGTATTGCTATTACCTACGCCATCCATTGCGCCAACTTCTATACAACCACCAATATAATTTTTTTCAAAATATTCTTCTATTATTTTATCTTCTCCTGTTTGGCTATAATAATTCATCTCGCAGTGTTTAGTATATGAAGATATTCATCATAAGAAATTAATTGTAATGTTTTTTTTCGATTTTCATCAAATTCTTTCCAACCAAAATTATCAACATTAAATGGCAATGGATTATTTGGTAATAATTTTTGTTGTGTTAAAATTCCACATCCTCCACAATCTTCATCAACTGTAAAACATGAATAATCTCTTAATTCATTTTTTAATCGTACATATGCACGATAAACTGTTCCATTCCATCTTCCTCCAGAATCTACACCGTTAAGAAAATCTTTATATGGTATTGTATTTTTTTCTTCTAATGGATTACAATCATGCATTACAATAAATCCATTTTTATTAAGATGTTTTAATGCATTTTTAACATCTCTATAGCATTGATGTTCTTCATGTAATGCATCTATAAAAATAACATCATATTTTTGATTTCCTACATGTTTTTCAAAAAAACAATCGCTATCCACATAATATGTATACCAAGTGGAAGCTCCAAGAAGATTATCAACTGAATGCTTTAATTTTGCATTAATTTTATTAAAATTATTTTCTGGATAATACACTCCTATTTCAAGATAAGATTCAAAATCAAAATTATCAAAAATAGAATTTATTATATCTGTTCTGCTACCTTCCATATTTAAAATTTATCTATTACTTTCCAATTTAATCTCATTGCTGCTTGTTCTACTGGATTAGGTCTTGTGTATTTATGATAAATTAAATTGTTATGATTTATATTCATTAAATCTATAAAAGATCTTAATCCAGTATTAATAATATGCACTTCTTTAGCTTTTTCAATAGTGTATAAAATATCTAACACGCTTACTTCAGGATATTTTGCTAATTCAATTACTCTATACATATCACTAACATACTTCCTATTTATACATATTCCATTATTTCTTTTTGGATCTTCATGTAAAAATAAATATTGTTGATTTTCTTTTAATCCAAATATATCATAATATGCTTCTTTTTCTTTTTTGGGATCTCTTTCAAAGTAAAAATTATCCCATTTTAAATAAAATGGAACACCACCAAGAATATACCAAAATCTATCTCCTATCATATTATCTCCTAATGTATATGGTAAATCTTGATTTTCAAACCATGGCTTAACTTGTTCATACCACCAACCGCTACTAATAATTTTATCATATTCATTATCTGCAAATCGTTCAGTTGTTAAAACTACATTAGGAATACTTGAAAATAATCTTTTAATATTATCATTATGAGAAGAACTTACTAAAGTTCCTTGTGCGTTATCACTAATAGTTAATATTACTTCATCATATTGTTTTGAATATTCTTTAATAATTCCAAATGTTACAACATGATCTCCAAATTGCGTATGTGTATATACTTTCATATTTTATGTTATTAAATTCCAAGGTAATCTTAAATTTATACTATCAAATATTGATGGTCTTACATACATATGATAATATAAAGCAGGGTGCTGAATATTCATTAAATCAATAAATGTTAATGTACTTGTATTAAAAGTATGCACTTCTTTAGCATGTTCAATAGTATATAAAATATCTAATATGCTAATATCTTGATAATTAAAAAAATCTATCCATTTAATATTTGCATTTAGATGTTTTTTATTAATATTATAATTTCTTACAGGATCTTCATGAAAAAATAAAAATTCTTGATTATCTTTTAAGCCCAAGATATCATAAAAAACTTCTTTTTCTTTATTTAAATCTCTTTCAAAATAAAAATTATCCCATTTTAAATTAAATGGCAAACTAGCATTTAAATACCATTGTCTATCAAACCACCAATCATCTTTAAACCATTCTGGTGGAGGTAATGATGGATCTTGATACCATGGAAGAACTTTATCAAACCAGTATTTAGTATGAGCTATTTTATGATCAGCAGCGTGAATTTCTTCTTTATAGACTTCATCTATTAATTCTACATTTTTCAGGCTAGAATATAAACGAGTAATTGAATTAAATGTATTTTTATTCATTACATCAGAATACACTTTTACTTCATTATATCTTTTTGCAAATTCTTTAAGAATTCCATAACAGATACACTGATCGCCAAATCCGTGATATGTATAAACTTTAATCTTTTCCACTTAATCTGTTAAACTATTAACATATGCTTCACTATAAATTTCTTCTATAATTTTTATTATATTTTCTTGTTCTTTTTTTGTTAAATTTGTATTACATAAAAAACGATCTAATTTAATTAAAAGATTTTCTGATAACGATAAATATAGAGTTGACTTCTCTATTACATCTACAAAGGGTTCTTTTGCCATAATTATTTATATTTTAGTTTACAAAATCAAAATCTTCTATTGCTTCAGGCAACATATTTTCAAATACTTCACAATGATCCCAACACCAAGGCCAAATAGGATGTAAATTTTTAGATTCTATAGTCCAAGGTAGCCACACCTTATTATACCAATCATCTACGTTAAAATCATTATTATGACTCCAAGTTTTTATTTTTTTATATACTTCTTCATTTGTTAATACATAAGATCCGTGATAGCATATTATATCAGGAATTGTTACACGATTTTTTGTATGAGTATCTCTAATGTAATCATATTTATCAACTCTGCGTAAATTAACAACTGTTTGATTTGTGCCGCCTATTCTATGCGGTTTTGATGGATCTATTAAAACATATTTAAATGATTTCCAAAATGCATAAAGATTTATATCAAATACATCATAATTTTCATATGTATGAACATAATCAATTATTTTATCAAAATCATTATGAAAATAAAATTCATCTGCATCATGAACCATTAAAAAATCATATCCATCTTTTTTAGCACGTTGAAGACAAGCATTTCTTTGATCAGTATCACTCATCCAATCTCCTTCAATAATGGTTATTTTGTCCATATAAGGAGAATTTTTAATGATATTCAAATCAAATGAATTTGTATAAGTTTCTCTTGCTTGTGGATTATATCCCCATGGTAATTTACTATACATTACATAGATATTATCTACATGAGGATAGGCATTCTCAAGATTTCGCATGATCCATTTTTCTTGATCGAATGTCATTACATACGTTGCAAATGTCATAAAGTAAAGGTATTAAACGGTTGGAGTTTCTTTTGGAACTATAATCCACATAACTACATAAGTTACTATAAACGGAAATATTGTAAACATACTTCCAAATATAAAAATCAGTCTCCAAATAAGTGGATCTACTCCAAAAAATTTGCCGAGACCGCCACAAACACCACCAATCCATTTGTTTGGTTTTAGTGTTCTTTTAAGTAATGTTGTCATTTTTTATTTTATTTATTCACCATTTTGTTTTTATCCATTCTTTTTTATTATGATCCCATCTATATAACCAATATCTTCCTGAAGGATCAATATCAGCGAATTCTGTAAATTCGCCTTCTAATATTACAGAAGCATCTTCAATTATAATTTTAGCTTCATTATGTTCTTCTTTAATCAAGTTTTTCATACGTTAAATTAAATATATCAGGTTTACATGGATAAATTTCATTATGAATTCCTTTAATAATATAATCATTTTTTTCGCCACGCATTCTTCCTTCATCTGTCATAATTTCTATACTATTATTAAGAAAGAAAATTTTTCCTTTTTCATAATTTTCTTTTATCCAATTAGGAAGTGCACTCCAATTATTTTTTGCGTTATATATAAGTTCTGTCACAGATTCTGCTTCTATTATTACTGGCAGTTTTCTATATTTACTCATAATCTGTTTCATTTATTCCTAATAAAAATACACTCTTGTTTTTTTCATAATTTTTATTTTCTCCTCGAATACTTGATGTAAGTATTTTTGAAGGAACTACTAACGGAGGGCTTGCGATAACAAAATTATAATTCATTTGTGTCATCATAGTCCAAGATCCTCTATCTGCAATCATTGGTGTTTCATCTTGAAGTTTAATATATCCTTCCATTGCCCTTCTATTTAATCCATATGCTAAAAAAGACCAACTTGCAAATCCTTTTGTCCATCTCGGTTTTAATCTAACATTTTGAGGTTCAAATTGATACATAAAAGAATAAAGCAAAATTCCATCTGTTCCTTCAGGAATAGTATCTAAATATTTAGGAAGTAATGTAGTAAAATCTTTATGAAATGCGCAATCATCTTCAAATACAAAAATACTTTCAGCACCATCTAATAAAGCAGATTTAATAACATTATAATGACTTAAGAAACATCCAAATTCATTAGGAAATTCTTCATTAAATCTTACATAATTTATATCCCTTCTGTTATAGATTTGTGCATAAGGTTTTACAAAATGATGTGCATGTCCTTGAATTACAGGCCTATAAAATTCAGCGTCTATATTATTTTTAATAAATTGTGCCAACATATATTTATACTTGTCATCTCTTTCTTTAAGACAAATACAAACTCGTTTATCATATCGTTCGTCTATTAAACTCATAATTTATATCTTATGATTATTGTTCTAATGATAATATTTTACGCACAAAATCTTCTAACCAAAATCTATAGTCTCGTTTATAATGTATTCTTCCTTTTTTATAAAACGTGGCGTAATTTCCAGTTTCTTTTTTGAAATACTCACGTTGCCAAGTAGTTAAATACAATGGTGGATAATCACCGCCATATTCTTCAAGCCATTTAGCATATTCTTGAGTTAGGTTTCCACGATAATCCATTTTAGTTGGATATAATCCTGTGTCAAATTTATATTTAATCCTTAGATCTGTGTTCGTCATAATTTTTCTGTGTTAATTCAATTTGTTCAAGTCTTTCAATTACTTCTTCTGGTAAATCAGGCTCTGTTGGGAAAATACATTCTATAGATGTAGGCTGATAATGTACAGGTAAAACTATACTTTTAATTATAGTATTTGTATTTTCCTGTAATTCATTATCAAATGATTCATCTAAAATTCTTTTAAAATCTGATAAATGTTCTTGAATTTCTTGATAAGATAATTCATCATTTACACTTAAATAACATACTAAAATTATTAATTTCTTTTTCATTTGTTTATGATTTTATCAATGTATTCAAATTTTCTATATTGGTCTTTATAATTTTTACCAACGCCTGCGATTGCGTATCTCATTTCTAATATAACCTTTGGAGCACCAAGACCTTCCGTTTGCATATAACTATAAGATTCTTTAAAAAATAGTTTTATGCCAGGCTGATTTGTATTATTTCTTCTTCCTATGTATACATTAGTATCTTGATATAACATATAAGGATCTACATAAATAGTCACGCCTGCAATAGTTCCAATTGGATAAATACTGCCATTTGTAGATACAGGTTTATTTAAAGTAGCATATACAAAATTAGATGAACTCTGTAAAAGCATAGCAGTTTTTAAACTACATATAACAAAATTTCCACTTCCCCATCTACTATTTGCTGCAATATTATTGGCTTCTTTTAAAATTCTATAATTTAACTCTTTAGAAGTTTGAATTTTTATTTTTTTTCTATATTGTTTTTTAACAAGTTTATATGCCCATACTTTAAACTTATCCCAACGGGTATATTCTTTAATATAATTTTCTGTAGCAGCTTCTCCAATTTTTGATATATAATGTTTTGTTAATTGTTGAGAAGCTTCATTTATCAATGCTTTTTTAACAACTTCGTTTAAGTCTAAATTAAATTTATCTTTAAATTCTTTAGCTTGTTCTGAAGTTATATGCGTGCCTACTCTAGAAGTGCTAACTTGTATTGTTTGTTTTTGTTTTTCTAGAGAAATGGTGTCAGACTCTTTATTATAATTAAATTCCAAATATGGAACTTCAAACACCGGATTATCTACAATCTGTATTTCTCCTAATGGATAAATGTTACTTTTTTCAATTATAATATCATTTAGAGTTTCTTTTTCTTCTACTGCTATTTTAGCAGGTTCTTCTACTTTTACTTTTTTAGGTCGTGCCATTTTAAAATAAGGGTTTAGTTTTTATTTGTTTTGCTTTTTCTAATCCTGAAATACCATCTATAAGATTTTGAAATATAAATTCACTATCACAATGATTTCGTGTAACTTCAAAACTACAATCTAAATATTGTTTATGAAGTTTCTTATCAGAATATATATTGTTAATTTTTTCTACTATTTCCTTTACATTTGTTAAATCTTTTTTAACAAAAAGTCCATAAGTATCAAGTTCTACAAATCTTTTATCAGTTTTCTTACCATTTTCATATATGTAACAATTTTCTGCCCAATGATAATCAAACATAGGAACTGTTCCTACTCCAATTATTTCACATTGAGCATATTCAAAATTATCTCCATATGCATCTGCATTAAGATGATAAAAATCTGCGCCTACTAATGATTTGCTTAATGTTTCCATTCCATCTACATAATCATAAGGACCATATATATAAACATGTTCATAACTTCTATCAGCATCTAAAGCTGACATTCCAGTTTTAAAGAAATTTTTATCAACCTGAATGATATCATGTTTGGGAATTTTATTTTCGATATCATCATAAAAGATATTCAAAGCGCCAAGTGATCTTTCAACACCTTTCATTTCAAGTAATATATCATTATCTTTAGCATAAGGAAGAAAAGCAAATAATCTGTCAGGTTGTTTAAATGTAGCATATCTACCAAGATATGTAATTTTTTTAACATGATCTTCTTTACGATATTTTGCTAACTGAGAGAAATTAAATCCTACTTGAAGTTGAATAAATTTAGATCTAACAGCGCCTCCATATACATCTACAAGTTTATTATAGAAAGGAGATGTAATACTATGAGATACTATACCATCACAAAGACCACACATCTCAATAAAATTAGCATTTCTATGAATAGAAGCTATTTTATGATCATTTTGAAATATAATCTTTTTGGTTTTTATACCCTTGACCATTTTAAGAAATCCATCAATAGCCCATTCTGAATGTTTAATACTTGGAACACTATTGATAAACACATAATCAAATTTATTCAATACATCTGAAAAATTATCAATGTTATCTTTTGTAATCATAGATGGTTTTTGAGGAAATGTTTGAAATCCTCCACGTCCCCATTTTTTATCATCCATGATATAGATAATATGTTCAATTTGTTTTTTAGATAAAAATGTCGATAATTCAATAACATATCGTTGAATTCCGGCGCCTTCTGCGCCTCTTCCCATTACTAAAGCTATTTTCATACGTCTCTAAATATTCTGTTCAATTCTGTTAAAATTTCATCTCTACCATATACACTATATTGTGTTTCATCTAATTTTTTTACCAATAATTTTGGTTTCATTGGATCTTTTGCAAGAACTTCTTGTATAATTGCAATAGATTTAATTCCTACTGATTTAAGAGTTTCATCATCTATTTTTTCAGCAAAATCTTTAAGATAATCGATATATTCTTGTGCATTCATTTTTCTCTTTTATTAAGATATTTTTTATATTTTGTTTTTCCACATTTAGAACATTTCCATTCACTTTTTTTGTCTTCGTAGATATTTCTTACGAAGACTAATTCATGTTTTGGACATTTGTTTTCGTTCATTAGAATAAAGATTTAGGTTTTGCACTTTTTTCGTAGCTATATTCACTTGTTATATCATTAACATTCATTTTAGTTTTACGATCATAGCCTCCCATGTTACTAAAATTTTCATCCGGAGAATATAAAGTTTTTGTATGATTTAATGATTTCTTTTTACCATCAATTTCTGATGTTCCTTCTATTTGATATGTACAAAATGGAATTACTGCATATGCTTTAATTTCCTGTTTTTGAACACCTTCAACTAATAATGAATCGCATGTATCTTCGCATTCCATCATTTTTTTAATAACTGGTGTATATCCTTTACGCGTGACTATAAAGGAATGAGTTGCGTAAAGACTCATTTTCTGAGCATCCCATACATGTTCAGATATTTTATATTTCTTACTTAAATGATCGCTTGTCACAATAGCTCCAATATAAATTAAATCTGCATCGTCTGGAACTTCTTCAATCAATTTTAATCTATCTGCAAAATCAGGAGATAATATGACATCATCTTCAAGTAAAAGTATTCCTTTAAGATTCATCATCTGAGCATGTTTCATTGCTGCTATATGAGATAACCCACAACATAACATACCCGGAAGATATTTAGGTCTACTGGGATTAAAATTAGAAAATGCTTTAAGAGGAGCACGTGTCATTGTTTTCATTGACGGATTTGCTATTTGCTGTCCATCAAATGCGGGAAAGATACGATAGGGAAGATTAAAATTTTTAAGTTGAGATTCAACCATGTCAATTCTGTTTTGACACCTCTCAAGACCAATTATGATAATTTCGTCAAAGTGTTTGCTCATAAAATTTTATTGTAAATATAAACAAATATTTTATATTATACGCTGATATCTTGTTAAAGTTTTGTTAAATAACAAAGGGAACCGAAGTTCCCTTTGTTTTAAATTTTATATTTTATTAATCTTCATCTGATAAACGTAATGGACGTCTCATTGTATCTCTTCCAATTATTTTTCCTAATTCTTCTTCATGTGTATCGTCATCATCTTCTTCATCATCTTCATCTTCAGGATATTCTTCTTCATCTTCTTCTTCACCAAGATCCTCAAGATCTTCATCATCTAATTCATCTTCATCTTCTATGTCAATATCATCTTCGTCTTCATCATCTTTATCAAGTTCTGATAAAATATCTTCATCTGTAGCAACTGTTCCAGCTGCATCAAATGCACTTGATCCTCCATCAAATAAATCAGCTAATTGTTCAGAAGCTAATTCTAAGAAATCATCTACTACATCTTCTTCAATTTCATATTCAGATATAAGATAATCTCTTACTTCATCAAGCCAAGACTGCATTTCATCATCTTCTGGCATATCTTCTTCAAGAGCTTCACCTAAGAATTTTTGAACTTTAGTTTGTTTTTCAGCTTGAACTTTTTTCTTCTCTGTTTTTTCAGCTTCAGCTTTTTCTTGTTCTTTTTGTTTCTTATATTGTAATATAGCATTTTTCATTGATCCTTTAAAAGTGTCATTATAGAATGCTTGAAATCCTTGAACTACATTATTAGAACCACATCTAAAAATTTCTTCTTTATCATCACCTGACATGTCATATACTACTAAATATGTTTGGGGCGCTGTAAGATCTGGCGAAGGTTCTTCAACTGGTGCTTGATCCATTGGAGGTTCTTCTACTGGAGATTGATCAGTTAATCCTGAATTTCCCGATTGATCAGGAGCAGGCTCTTCTAATTCTTGTGTATTAGGATCTGCTGGAACTTCATTTGGAGCAGGACTAGTATTAGGTTCTGTTATGGGTTCATCTGTTAAACCAAGATCAAGACCTAAATCGTCTTCTTCTTTTGTAGCTTCCATTAATTCTTTGCCTTCAATAATCTCTTCTACTGGTTCATCTGTTGCTCCTAATCCACCTTCTATACTACCATCAGATAATGTTTCTACTGGTAATTCAAGAACACCTACAACGTAATTACCATCATACATTTTATAGACATCTCCATTAGAAAATGCCTTTTTAGTTTGCTGATTTTCTTCCCAGAATTCTTTATACTTAAGAATTTCACCTTTAGCATCTTTTTTAAAGTCATCAAAATTCTTTATGACCTTATCTATAATAGCTAAACCATCTTTTTCTTTAGATTGTAGATTTTGCTTATCAGTACCAGGTTCTTCTTTTTCTTCTAAAAGTTTGAAGAATTTATAATCATTAAATTCTTTTAAAGATTCATATACATGTTTCATAGTAGTAATATTTTATTTTATATATTCAAAGCTTTTTGTACTAGAATATATATAAAAATAAAAGTAAGAAGATTATGAAATATAGTGAATACTTACAACTTTCTGAAGTTGTTGATATAAATGGAAATAGTTTATTTAAAGAATTGGGTTTAAATGAAGCCAATGAAACAATTGCAGGAAAACCTGAAGATGTCGAAACAGAAAAAGGAAACCTTTTTACAAAATGGGGTAGAATTAAAAGAACTTTAAATAAAACTGCAAAAAGAACTCAAGACCAAGTAACAGAAAAAATAATAAATAAATATCTTCCTAATGTATTAAAATTAGAAAGAAGTGTAACTACTGCTTTAGCAGAAGCTATTAAAGAAAATAAAAAAGGCGAAGAATTAAAGAAAATTTTAAATAATAAAATTAAAACGACATCGAATTTACAAAAAAGACAATTAGATGCTATTTATGGCGCAGTAGATAAATTTTTATCTAATGCAGATGCTGCTTTTGATAAAAAAATTAGTAATGCAGAAACATCATCAACTATAACAGGAATATTAGATGCAACAGCTGCATTTTTTAAAGGTGGAAAAGATGCTGCTGCTCTTAAATTAAAAAATTATTGGCAATTATTACATACACAAATTCAAATGAATGCATATTCATACATTTCAAAAACTATTGAAGCTGATGCAAGAAAAGTATTGACTAATGAAGAAGCCTACAAACTTTATGATGAAAGTTCTTATGCTAATAGATACAACGATGAGAAAATTCAAGAAACTACTACACAAACAGAAGAACAAAAGGCTAAAATACAAAAAGATCAAGAAGAAGCACAAACAGAAAAACAAACTCCTAAACTTGAAGTTGGAAAAAAATATAAAATTAATATTAAAGGCATAGGAGAAAAAGAAGTAGTAATAGTTAGTGTTGATGATAAATTAATAACATATAAGATAGTTGGAGAAAAAGAAAACAATCAATGCGATATTAAATATGCTAAATCATTTGAAGGGCCTCTCACAGATGAAACTAAAGTAGAAGGTGAACAAACAGGTAAATTAGCATAATAAAATAATTTTAATAATGAGTTTAAAGAGTACAGTAGAATTTTATAAACAATCAAAATATTTATATAAAAGTATTTCTGATGTATTTGATCAATTTGAATCAAATCAAGTTTCTGAAATTCAAAAAGATACTATTATAAGCAGAACATTAGACGATATTGATCGTTTAAATAGTTTGTTAAATAAAATTAACATTCGTGAATTAGAAGGAAATTATCCTAAGTCTGAAATTGATAAAGTTGAACATAATATTGATTTTTATTACGAAGCTGCTGATTATATTGAAAAATACTTATTAGCAAAAAAATACTATGAATCTTTATTGAATGGAGTAAGAACATACATTAGAAAAATGGCTCTTCCTGAATATGAATATAAAAGATATGCAGGTACGGAAAATGAATTAAGTAAAAAGTTTACAGCAATGTTGCTTCATCCTAATCATATTTCTCAATTTATAAATCAAATTAAACGCATGGCAGTAGGAACAATGAGTTTTAATGAATTCAAAAAAATCTTTGTAACAAATAAAGGAAAGATGCCAAAATATAAATCACAAACATTTCAATCATTTTCAGATTATAAAGATGATACTAATAAATCAAAGCCAATACAATATAAGCCATAATTCATATAAAAATAGATATGAACAATTTTATCTCTTACGATTTATATAAAAAATATTCTGTTTTAAATGAAACATATGATAGTTATATTGACTTAAAAAAATTAGCGCAAATAATTTTACGTAAAACTGAAAATAAAGAAATTAAATCAAATGAAACATATTTTATAAAAGATTTAGTAGACATAGAAAAAAGTGATACGTATAAAATGATACAAGATGTAGCAATTAGATTATATTTTCCTAATTTTGAATTTTCTGGTAGCTTTTTACCGCCCACTGCTTTTAATAGAACTAATGCTCAATTAAAAAAATATGGACTTTTAAATGAATTACAATTTTCAAAGGGCTTAATAATAATTCATGGAAATAAATATGAAAGAATACTACATGAATTAAGTCATGCATATAATTGGTATCGTAGTAAAGGAAAAAATTCTAATATGCCCTTAAAAAAATCGTATCAAGCGCCTGGACTTTCAGGAGATCAGTTTAATCGTCGTTATTATAATAGTACTGAAGAAATACATTCTTTTTTCTTAGAAACCATTAGTAAATTAGATTTTTTTGATGAAAATGGGCATATTAAAAACATCAATAATCTATATAATGAATTTAAAAAGATATTCGGTGTACATTATGAACTATGGAATACTTTTTTAACTCCTAAAGTTAAAAAAATATTAGCTCATAAATTTGCTCAATATTATCATAAGTTGAAAGAAAGAAATATATCAGATGAATAAATATAAAAAATTAATTCAATCATGAAATATAAAATTAAAACATTTGATCAATTTGCTAAACTAGATGAAGAATTTTACAATCCGTTTGAAAAAACAGATATCGTAGTAAAACCTTCACATATTGCTGATAAAGGGGGTTTCTTGACAGCGCGTAAAGAAGTGTTCAATGTTAATCGTGTAGAATATTCTAAGAAAAAGAATGGAGGATATCTTGTGTTAGCTAAAACACAATATGCTAAAGGAGAAATAGTTGAAATTGCGCCTATTATTTTTGTGGGTCTTGAAGCAAAAGCAGTTCCAAGATTAAAAGATTATATTTTTGAAATCGATAAAAATAAAATGCAATACGGTATTGTGCTTGGATATGGCAGTTTATATGGGCATTCACCTCAACCAAATATCACATTTGCTTATAATAAAGATAATCGTCAAATGTATTTTATCGCAGCAAGAACTATAAAAGCTGGAGAACAACTTACAATTGATTATGGAAAAGATTATTGGGAAGAACGTTCAGGATTTGGAACAATGGCTCCAGAAGAACTTAATAAAGTTACAGATGGTAAAGCAGTAGCAGCCAAAGGAGAAGTTGAAGAGAGTATAGGTCTTCAGCAAAATGCTGCCGATATAACTGATGCGAATAGGGTAAAACAATTTTCGCAACCTAATGATAGATCCAACCCTGCAATTAGCGGAATTGCTATAAAGGGTCCGGGCCAGTCTTAATTTAATAAATTTTTATTTTTAAGAGTTTTAGAAATTTTAAGTGAACATTTTAAAACCCGTTCATCAATTTCTTTTGTTAATCCTTTATTCCATGTAGTTTTTCCTATATGAGATTGCCTATTTTTTTCATTTGATTCTAATGAATTTTTTACTCCTATTGCAGCTATTGACATTTTATTAATAGTATCATTTGAAAAACACCCGGGTTTTCCTTTATTCCAAGGAATGTTTCCTTTTAAACGTTTAGAAATGTTTTCGCCAAATTCTTTTTTCATTTTTTTTCCTTTGTTTTTACCTAACATTGATTTTCTTCTTTTTTCTTTTGTTTCTAACGATTGTTTTTTATTAATATGTGCGATAGTATTTAATTCTATTGCGTAAGCATAATCTCGAGCTGATAAAAATTTGTCATATTTTTTATTAAATGACATATAGAAAAAAGCACCGTATATTTTTGCGTTTTCTTTATAAATATATGTAAGTAATTTATGACAGACATAATGTTCCTTTGCTGTTAATAAAACCAAATTATCTTTATCATTATTTCCACCTAAGCATTTGGGCAAAATATGATGATTTTCATAATAAATATAATTTTCATTATTTCTATTAAGTTTAATTCTATTTTCAGATTTTGCTCTCTGAATTATAGATTCATAGACTTTTTGATGATTCATGATTTCCAAACTTTATTTTAGACTAATATATAATTAAAGGGGGACAGTTGGTTATCCAAACTACCAATTGGCTTGTCAGAGCCTCACCTCTTTTATTATATATTAATGTAGAGTTTTGAATATATAAATAAAATAAATTAAATTTGAAAGCGCAATATGTATTTGAAAAATTTGTAGAAGAATCTGATCCCATTTATGATATGGGTATTGGAATAACTCACACCAAGAAAAATTTTCCTGATGATGTACGAATGTTTCAATATATAATAAAAATATTACCTCAAATTTTAAAAACTCCTACAATACCTAACGATATAATTAAATCTAATACTTATTATATAAATGAAAAATATCATCATGATATACAAATGTTTATTAATGAATATTGTAAAATAAAAGGAGAAAACCCCTGGTTTGATTCTGAGATGTTACAAAAAATGTTACAACGAAGAGGATTTAGAATTAGACAAACATAAATATATAATAAAAAAATTAGTTTATGGATTTAAACTTAATTAAAAGTATATCAATCTCTTTGATGAAAAGAGATACTGATATAGAAGAAGGCAAAGCAGAATACCTTAAAAAAATATCTGCTAAATTTGAAATTCCTGAAAACTATATACTAAACGAAGCATTGACTGAACAAATTGTCACGAGTATTTTCGATGATCTTTTAACCAGTGCACCAGATGAAGTAGATTCTATAGGTCTTTGGATAGAATATGGTTCTATTACTTTAGAGAACGCGATATCTCTACGGACCTTAGATGACATTTCGATGCATTCTAAACAAAATGTTAATCCCATTTTCGAGTTTTTTAAAATGACCTTACCAGAATAAGATGGTTAGCTGGGCCCTAAATTTAACCATAATCCGGATGGCGTGTAGTTTAATGTCAGAACAACGAAAATCATCTTCGTAGGTACAGGGTGGGATCCAGGTTCACGCCATCTTTTTATCCCAAAAATTTTGATATATAGAACAAAACTAAACTAAAAATACGAATATAAAAGTAAAATTTTTTACTACAAAATGGAACAACAAATAGATTCGTCTAAAAACCAGTATCAACCAGCTCAGGAGATTATCGTTGATACTGAAGAACCCCCTCTTATCATCTCCGAAAAAACTCAATCTTTTAAAAATAGATTTTATTCAGATGTATCTGATACTAATTGGAATGATTGGCATTGGCAGATACGTAACAGTATAACTACATATGAAGAATTGAGTCGTATATTTGGAGATTCAAATTATGAATTATCCAAGAATATAAATTTACCATTAAGAATTACTCCATATTATGCAAGTACAATCACTTCTCTTTCAGAAGGAATCGGAAAGTGCGTTATTCCAACCAATAACGAACTTCACGTAACTGAAAATGAGAAAAACGACTCGCTGAACGAAGAACATCAAAGTCCTGTGGAATGTATAGTTCATAGATATCCAGATCGTGTATTATTTCTAACCACGGACTTTTGTTCTTCAAATTGTCGATACTGTACAAGAAGTAGACTCATAAATAGAGAACGAATTCCTAAGAAAGCGTGGGAAAAGGCGCTTCAGTATATTAGAGAACATACTGAGATACGAGATGTGTTATTATCTGGAGGAGATCCTTTAACTATGAATGACGATAGTATAGAATATCTTCTTAAAGAAATTAAAGAAATAAAACACGTTGAGTTCTTAAGAATTGGAACTAAAGTTCCTGTTGTGTTACCTCAAAGAATTACGCCAGAGTTAACTAATATCTTAAAGAAATATCATCCTTTATTCATAAGTATTCATTTCTCTCATCCCGATGAAATAACTTCAGAAGTTAAACAAGCGTGTGAAAAGCTTGCGAATGCAGGAATTCCTTTAGGTTCTCAAACAGTATTACTCAAAGGCGTTAACGATGACCCACAAATTATGAAAAAGCTTATGAATAGTCTTCTTACAATTAGAGTTAGACCATATTATATATATGCATGCGATCTTGTTGCAGGTACAAGTCATTTTAGAACTACTATTAATAAAGGACTTCAGATTATCTCAGCATTGAGAGGCTGGACGAGTGGTTACGCGTGTCCAACATTTATTGTAGATTCTCATTTAGGAAAAATTGAAGTCTGTGATAACATTATATCGCATAAAGATCATGTATATGAATTTAAAAGTTATACTGGAGAAATTTTAAGATATGAAGAAAATGTAGAATAATCTTTATTAGTAATTATTAAATAATTATACCCATTAAGAATAGTATATTTTTTCTTTGCTTCTATTTTTTCTTTATCTTTTTTTAAAAGATAAGAATTTTTTATTTCAACGATAAGATTTAAAGATGGAATGTAAAAATCTGGAAAATATAATCTGGATTCATTTTTATATTGATATTTTATTGTTGGGCCATTAACTATATCAGAATATACTGGGTAAAATTTTTCTAAAAAATCATATTCATAAGATGCTCTATAGTTTATAATAGTATTTTTATATTTTTTTGAATAACACGCGTTTTTTTGTTGTTTATCATGCACTTCTTTATTCTGTGATGGATTTTTAACTCCATATTTATCTATACAAGTTTTTTCTATTTTATCTCTAACTTTTTTATTATTATTTGGATTTTCAACTCCATATCTTTGCATACAAGTTTCTTTTATTTTATTTTTTACATCTATTCGTTGAAACGTATTTTTTACTCCGAAATTTTCTAAATTAGATATAATTATTTTTTCTTGAATTTTTAAAGACTGAAATGGATATTCTACTTCCAATTTTTTTAAATTATTTTGTTTTATTTCTTTTTGTATTTTTTCATTTTTCATAGGGCATTTATGCCCATATTTTTTTATCATCGTTTTATTTACTTTTTCTCTAATAGTTTTATCTTTAGTAGGAGAATTTACACCATATCTAAGTAATAAAGTTGCTTGAATTTTATGTGTTCTAAATTTTTTAGTGCAGTCAGATGAACAACAATTTTTATAACCTTTTCCTAATCCTATAAATGTTGTTTCTTTTTTACAAATTTTACAAGTATTTTCATCATTTTCTTTTAGCCATTTATCATAATATGTTTTTTGAGAATAGTGATTAAGTCTTATATGTTTACTTAACCCATCGATTTTAACAAATGTGCGTTGGCATTCTTCACATATAAATAAATTCTTTTCTTTTTTGAATTCTTTCATTTTTTATTTTATATATTCATGAAAAAATTTAGGTTTGTTCCTCAGTTTATTATTGATACTCCGGGTGGTAAAATACCTATGTTACCAGATTATTACGTTGGACGTGAAGGAAATTGTGTAAAATTAAAAAACTATGAAGGACGTGAATTTATATATTATGAAGATTAAATATATAAATAAAAGTCTCTTTAATGCGAGCACAATATATTAACGAAAAATTTATAGAAGAGTCGGATCCCATTCATGACTTAGGAATAGGAATTTATGCGAAACGTAGATTTAAAGATGAAGATGACGCTGCAGATTGGTTTTTTAAATATTTAACTGTTATTTTAGGTACAGATAAAATCCCTGATGATATCATTTTTCCTGAAGATGAAAATACTGCATTTAATTGGAAATATTATAATATATTAGATGAATACGCTAAGAATTATACTAAAATGGAAAACAGACATACTGGTAATCCTTTTGCATATATTTATATGGGTGTAAGAAATAAATTATTAAAATTAGGATATCCTAAAAGACACCCAGATACAGGAAAACGTATAAAACCCCAAAAACATATAGATGAAAAATTTATTGAAAGTGATGATGCGATATATGATATGGGCATAGGATTAAAATCAAGATACAAAGATTTAGTTAAATTATTTGGAAACGCTGATAAGAATCATTATATTTTTACAGTATATGTACGTAATGGATATATAGATTTCTGGTTTAATAATCCTAAAATTAAAAACTTACCGAAAAATGAAATTGATAAGTTAGGTAAATATGTTAAAGATATTATTAATAACTTGGGATTTTCTTCCATTTTAATTAAACCGCGATTAATTAGACATTATTTTAAAAAAGATGATGTAACATTACCACGAATAGTAAGATTTACTATAACGCCTACATTTAAAGACATAGTACCCCGCGCAAATTATAGAAGACAGCTTTCTAAACCTCCGTATTTTACAGATTATCATGAGTATGAATATGAACATGAAAAGAAATATAGACGTGAAATTAGAGCTATGGAAGGTGATGATCAAAAATAAATATTAATATGAAAAAACTTATTAAAGAATCTTTATATGAAAAATTTGAAGAACATTCAGATCCTATTAAAGATATGAAAATAGGTTTTAATAGAAATAGATATCTTACAGAAAAATTAAAAAGATATAATATAGAAGTTGATACTTATTATGAAGGATTTGCTTATTTAATACAAGAACTTTATAATAGAGAAGGCGTAAATAACCTTGTAAATACAATTCTTGATAATACTCCTGCGGAATATCAAAAACAATTTATAGATGAATATGTTTATTCATTTCTTGAAGGAGAAGATTTAGAGATTTTACCAGAAGATGAAATTTAATGAATATATATTAAAATAAACTAAAATAAATTAAAATTATGGAAATTAAAGTAGAAGTTAAAGGCCCTCGTGGAATGATTCATGTAATTACGCACACCCTAGAAAGACAATTTCAAAATGTTACACAAGTTGATAAACCATTTGATAGATCAGATCCACGTAATAGACCAGATCCAAGAGAAAGCGAAGCAACAATTACAGTGAATGACCCCGCTGCTACTATTGAAAACGTTACTGAAGCATTAAGAAGATTTACTGACAGGGGAGTAGTTATATCTATAACCTAATTATGAATATATAAAATAAACTATAATATGAAAAAATTAGTATACGAAAGTCTTAATGAATTTATATCATCAGTAGCAAACGATAAAGATATATTTAAAGGACAAAAGAAAGTCGGTTTAACTGTTGAAGATGTTGATTCAAGAGAATTTCTTGTAGGAATGGAAGTTGAAAAAGAACACTCTTCTGATTTATCAGTAGTTGAAACAATTGTTCTTCAACATTTGTCTGAGAATGAAAAATATTATAGTGAAGGAATGAAAAAGGGTATTTTTGAAGAGCCTGCTGCTATAAATTTATATAAAAAATATTTTATTGATAAAGAAGAACCAGAAAAACCTAAATCTGCGAAAAAATCGCCTGAACCTGCTGCAGTACCAGCAGAACCTGCAGCAGAAAAAGGCCCAGATTTAGGAGGTATGAATTTAGGAGGTTAAAATTATTTTTAGAAATGCCAATAAATCCGGAAAAAATAGAAAAAAAACTTTCCCCGTGGAGCAAGCTTATATCAAATGTTAAAGATGTAGTATATATCGTTTTATTTTTAGCATCAGTTATAGGTTGGATACGTTCTGAAACTGTTAAAAATACTAAGTTACAAGTTCAAGTAGAAACTTTAACAAAAGCAGTTAATGAAAATACCGATCAACTTGAAAAGGTTAATAGTGTTTTAACTGAACAACAATTATTGAATGGCAAGATTATACAATATATGCAAATGAAATGAAAAGAAAACTAATTACAATAGGATTATTATTTTTATTATACATGATTTTTGTATCATGTGGAGCTTGTATGTCAAGATCAAATCCGCCTAAAGAAATGTATAGTATAGATGAATATAGTGTTGATTCTACTATGCCAGTATTAAATATTTCAGAAGATACTATTACTATGTTAGTAATAACAACACCCGATGAAACTACATATGAAGATAAATCTTTAGATACAGAAGATGTACAACAAGAAGCTAAAAAAATAACAACTCAAAAGAAAATTGAACCCGTGGAAATTGATACATTAAGAAAAACTCAAAGAGCAATAAACTATAAACAATTAGAAAAAACTGAAGAAGTTCTTAAAGAACAACATAAAGAAATAGATTCTTTAATATTTGTAAAAAGTAAAAAATAGTTGCATCCCCAAAGATAGAATCTTTGGCCTGACGCTCCTTACGAGGGGCGTCTCTTTTTTTAATAAATTAAAACTTTTAATCTCTTTAAAGGTATAATAATTAAACTATATTAAATATTTTAACATGCGTTACATAGCACATATACCTCTTGCTGGAGGTTTTGCTCTTGGAAATATGAATATAATAGGAAGCCCTCCTCTGGCAATTACATCCTATACTCCTTTTAAAGCTAATGACGATTTATTGAGAAGATATCTTTTGAAAAAAGGACACGATGTGCCTTATATTCAATTAGATAATATGAATGATAACGAAGTTCATAAACTACAAGAATTTTCTAAAAATCTTGATTTTGTCACAGCAGTTCCACCTTGTTCTGGATTATCTCAAGCTGCACAACGTCCTAAGGGTTCAAGAGGAACTGCAGAACCAAATGAATGGATGTATAAATCAGCAGTCTTTATCTTAGATTTTTTAAGTCCAACTATTTATGCATTTGAAAATGCTCCGGGCCTTTATACAGGCAGTGGAGAAGATGTAAGAAATAATCTTATTAAAATTGCTGAAGCAAATGATTATGCAGTTACATTTTATAAAACAAATACGATAAAGCACGGAATTCCCCAATTTCGTCCTCGTACATTTGCAATATTTCTAAAAGGTAAATACGCTCCTATATTACATTCATATAATAGACCGATGCCAAATATTTCTAAATATTTAAAAGATATACCTAAAAGAGCAAGTTATCAAGATAAATATATGAATGAAGATTCAGATGTAAATGAATATGAAATAACAAAATTCTTTAAAAAAATATATGGAACTGATTGGAAAAATGAAATTTATAAAACATATAAAACTCATTTAACTTCATACGATTATCTTAAACGACAGGGATTATTATATGATTTTAAAGATTTTCTTGAAACTTTACCGAACGCGTCTAATATAGTTAAAAAGAATACTGCTCATGTTATTAAAAAGACTGAGATGGGTAAAAATTTTAGACTTGGATATCGTGTTCTTGGATTAGATAGAGATTATGTGTACGCGGTGATATCTGAGATGATGAATAGAACACTTCATCCTTCAGAGGATAGACTTATTAATATAAGAGAATATATGCACCTGATGGGATTACCTCATGATTATGAACTTGAAAGTATAAAGGAATATCCTAAAATAACTCAAAATGTTCCAGTTTGCACATGTGAGGATGTAACTCGAGAAATAGTTGAAATAATAAAAGGTAATCGTACATTATCTACTCAATCTGTTTATATGCAGGATAATACAAAAGAATTAAATAATAAATCAAAATCTTTATTCTAATGGGATATACAAGTATTGAACCGAGATTAAAAACTAATGCAATTGATGATAAAAAAGAACAATGGATGAAAAATTACGTAAGAGCAAGTTTATTAACTGAAGGAATTTCAGGAAGTGTAGGACCTGTGGGTCAACCGGGAATGACAGGAATTCAAGGTCCTCCTGGAATGCCAGGAACTCATGCGTCATTTAGTCAACAAGGATATACTAATTTAGATAGTAGTACATATTCTACTTTAGTTAATTTAAAAAATGGAACATTAGATTCAAACTGTATTGAAGATGCTTTTCTTAAATTAGTTGATAAATATGGAATATATATGACTCACCCGCCTACAATAAATTCAGAAGAAACAGTTAATGAACCGTTAACTATATCAAGTGAAAAACTTTTACACTTGATGAAGTTATAAATCTAATAAATGGAATGCGTACTGAATTAATAGATAAGGGACAAGCATATTGGAATACCCAAGATATAAGAACATATATTGATAAAAATGAATTAATTGAAATACTTAAAAATTCATTATAATGGCTATACTTAAATCTGCATCTTTTGCAAGAGACACTGGATTAAAAGATAGATTTTCATGGTTATTATACTTAAAGTCTAAACATACACTTAATTATTCTCAACAAAAAGAATTAGAAAAATTACTTAAAGAGAAAAAATGAAATTAATAATTATTGAAGATGGAGATAGAGTTGAATAAAAATTATGAATATATAGAATAAAACATGATTTTAAGTGAAGTAATTAAATTAAAAAATTCTACAATAACTAATAAACAACGAATAATAATTCAATGTGATGAATGTGATAATATATGGGATTCTTCTTTATTAAATCAACAACTAGGATTTCAGAAATATTATAAAGATTTATGCAGAAGCTGTAAGAATAAACAGCAATATAAAGAAGGCATTCGAAATTCTAATAAATTAATTCAATATAATAAAAGTTTAAAAAATAAAACATTAGAAGAAATTTTAGGAATTGATGGTGCTATTATTGCTAAAGAAAAAAATTCTACAGCAAATAGTGGAAAAAATAATGCAAATTTTGGTGGTAAATATTCGCATGGATGGGCCTCATTAGATCAAAATGGAAAAACCATTGAACAAATCTGGGGTGAAGAAACAGGTAAACGATTACGACAACATTATAGTGAATCTCGTAAAGGCGATAAAAATAATATGTATGGTAAGCCTTCTCCTCAGGGTTCAGGTAATGGTTGGAGTGGTTGGTATAAAGGGTGGTTTTTTAGATCTCTAAAAGAATTATCATATATGATATATGTTATTGAAAGATTTAATTTAAAATGGGAAGGAGCTGAAAAAAAGAAATATAAAATTGAATATATTGACTATAACGGAAACAAAAGAACGTATTATCCAGATTTTTTAATTGAAGATAAATTTTTAATAGAAATTAAGCCTAAAAAATTATGGAATAGCGATACAGTTGCAAGAAAAAAAGAAGCCGCTGAGGTATTTTGTAAACAACAAAATTTTAAATATAAATTAACTGAATGTGTAAAACAAGTATCTTTTGAAGAAATAAAAAATTTAATAGAAGATAAAAAATTAATATTTACAGAAAGATATAATAAAAAATTTATTAAATATGAAACTCATTGTGATCGAGGGGGGAGATAGACTTGGTAAATCTACTCTTATTGAAGGTATTTGTAAAAAGTTTGATTATAATAATATTACAATAAGACATTTTGGAAAACCTCCTAAAGGCATGACTGTTGAAGAAACTTTAGATTATCAATTTAAATGTTTTGATAATGAAATTCAATTAGTTCATAAAATTAAAAATGTTTTTTGCTATTCTAGATATAATTATTATGAAGACATAATTATATGGAATAGATCACACTTAGGAGAATATGTATATGGTCAAATGTTTAGAAACGTAGATGGTAATTTTTTGAAAAATAAATTAATGAACTGGGAAATTACTGAATTACCTTATGTTGACAATAAATTTGACATATATCTTATTACTTTAACAGCAGATCCTTATTTCTTTTTACTTAAAGAAGATGGCGATTCTTTTTCACAAAATTTAGAACAAAAAACTAAAGAACTTGAATTGTTTAAAGAAGCACATGATTTTTCAAAAATAAAAAATAAACTTATGTTAAAAGTAGATGAAGTAGTTGTTATGGAAGAAACTGCGTTTAGATCTAAAAAACAAATATTAAAAGAAGTAATACAATTTGTAAAATGAGAACAAGAAAAAAGGAGCCAACTCTTGATGATTTAATAGATGGTTGGTTAGTTCCTTATCATAACACAACAATAGCTCAAGTAGAAAAAGAATGGGTGGGTGAAAAAGATTTTCGAGCATTTTATAAAAAATATGAAGTAACTCAAGCTCAACATGATGAATGGTATGAATGGGCTGTAAATTTATTAGCAAAACACTTTGGATGGAGTAAAAAATTTACTCGTAAAATGTTTGCTTTTGAGTATCTTAATTGCTCGCCATCTGTAAAACAAGATGAAACAAATAATACTTTAGAAAATGAGAAGAAAGTTGAAATTTTATAGATATTGGTATGCGCCAATAGGATTTAAAGATTATCCCACTTTTGAGTGGAATAAATGGCTTCCAAAATTTGATTACATGAAAAATGTTCAAGGATGGTGGCTTACAAGAACTTATACTTTATATTGGTTTATATGGGCGTTAACATATACAATTGTAATTCATAGTGATTATGATGTAGAAAGAAATGTAGCTCATGAAATGAATGTTAAAAAATATTTACACAAATAAAATATGGCACTAGAAAGAAAAGAACATAAGTTAGTTATCACTATTGATAATATTAGACCTGCTGATGCAATAGCATTAAAGAAAATGTTTAAATATATGGAACGCCTTGGAAATGCAGGAGCTTCAAGATTTTGTGCATTTTATGCTGATGGAGATGGATCTTTTCATCCTAAAGTTAGTTTTGATTATCCAATAGAACTTCCTGAAGTTCCAGAAGTTGATGGAGAAAAAGATGACGGATCATTTAAAATTGATAGTGATGATATTGCATGGATAGTTTATCATGATGAATAAAAAAATGAATGAATTAACTTGTCCCATTTGTAATTATATATTTGAAGTTGAAGATTACGATTCAGGAGATTGCCCGAATTGCAAAAATGCATATTATTATTGGGATTATGTTTTAGATGAAGAAACATATGAAGAATATCTTTCTGGATTTGATTGGGAAATATACAAAGAAAATGAAACCAAAGGATAAAGAAGATAATGAATATTTAATGTCTCTTGAAATTGAAATGCTTCAAGAGTTTATCTATGAGATGAATTTATCTCAATTAGAAAAACTATCTTCATATGCAGTGAAACTATTAAAAGATAAAAGATATAAAAAATAAATAAAAACTATGAAAGTAAAAGATATCAGAAATCAATTCGTTAAAAAATATAAAGAACAAAAATTTGAAACTGATAAATTTGGTGGAAAAGTTATTGATCTTATATGTGCACAATTTATAGCAGATGAATCATATATATTTGGAAAAACTAATGAAGAATATGTAAAAAATGAACTTGATTGGTATTTATCTCAATCTTTGAATGTTAATGATATAAAAAATACGCCTACAATATGGAAAAACGTCGCAGACCCAAGCGGATTTATAAATTCTAATTATGGTTGGTGTGTTTTTTCAAAAGAAAATGGTTATCAATATAAAAATTGTTTAACAGAATTAACACAACAAAAAAGTTCAAGACGAGGTGTAATGATTTATAATCGTCCTACTATGTGGGAAGATTATAATAAAAATAATAAAAATGATTTTATGTGTACTTATGCTGTTCAATTTTTGATTAGAAATAATATTTTATATTCTTATGTGTTAATGAGATCTAATGATGCATGGGCAGGCTATAGAAATGATTACGCATGGCATAAATATATCTTAGACAAATTGGGTGATGATTTACATATAAATAAAAGAGCAATTATATGGAATAGTGGAAGTTTACATTTATATGAAAAACAATTTTATTTACTTGAACATTATATAGAAACTGGTAATGCCTGTATAACTCGAAAAGATTTTTTAAAATATAATGTATAATAGCTAATGATTAATGATGATTGTGGGTTTGTCTACGAATGGACAAATAATATAAATGGAAAAAAATATATAGGATCACATCTTGGAGATGTTCAAGATAATTATATAGGATCAGGAACTGTGTTTATAAATGCTATTAAAAAATACGGAGTTGATAATTTTGAAAGAAAAATACTTTATATAGGAAATAAATTTAGAGAAATAGAAGATAAAACATTAAAAGAAGTAGATGCCAAAAATAATCCATTATATTATAATTTAAAAAATGATGCAGTAGGCGGTGCGTTTTTTGGAGAAGATAATGGCATGTTTGGAAAAAAACATTCAAATGAAACGTTAATTAAAATGTCTGAAACATTAAAATCTAATTATACCGAAGAAAGAAAAATTAAGCATTCTAATGATATAAAAGGAGAAAAAAATGGAATGTATGGTAAAAATTATCAATCGTATGGAATTGTTAAACGTGCAAAAGAAAATACTGGTAAAACATATGAAGAAATATTTGGAATAGAACGAGCTAAAAAAATTAAAGATGAAATGTCTTTAAAAAGAAAAGGAAAACCTAAAAATTTTAAAACACTAATATGCCCATATTGTAATTTAATAGGTAGAGGCCCAAATATGATAAGATATCATTTTATAAATTGCAAATTTAAAACTGATAAATAAATTACTAATATAAAATAAAAAAGAATATGAAAAAAGATTTATGCGAACTTATTGTTGTTATTGATGAATCAGGTTCAATGGGATCAGTTAGAAACGATACTATTGGAGGATTTAATACTTTTCTTGAAACACATCAAAAAATGCCAGGTGAAGCAAAGCTCACACTTGTTAAATTTGATACTAAATATGATATAGTTCATAACGGTCTTGATATTCAAAAAACACCTCCTTTAAATTCAAAAACTTATTCTCCAAGCGGTATGACTGCTCTTCTTGACGCAGTTGGAAAAACAATTGATGCAGTTGGAAAAAGACTTGATGCTACTCCCGAAGAAGAAAAACCAGAAAAAGTTATAATGGTTATTATGACTGATGGTGAAGAAAATTCATCTCGTGAATATAAAATCGAAGATGTTAAAAGAAAAATGAAACATCAACAAGATGTATACAAATGGGATGTTGTATTTATGGGAGCTGATCAAGATGCTTGGGCGGCAGGTGGAGGAATGGGTGTATCTAATAATGTAAATTATACAGTAAAAGATACTGGAAAAATGTTCAAAGCAGCTGCATATTATTCATCAAATTCAAGAGGTTTTAGTAGTAATACTTCAATGGATAATTTTTCTTTATCAGAAGATGATTTAGATAAAGAACTTAATAAAATTAAAGATACGCCAAAACAATAATATTATGACAAAAGACAATCTAGATTGGACACACACAGGTATAAAAATCACAGATATACGTAAATTAAATAGACTATATGTTATAACTATTAGCGAATTTTCAATTACACCAGTAGAACATCCGTTATTTGTTAAAGATGTAATTTTTGAAGAAAGATTAAAATCATATTTTCTTAAAGATGCATATAAAGTTACTAGAGAAGAAATACTTTCTGTTAATTGGAATATGTATATTACTAAAAATTATTATATTAAAATAAATGATGATGGAAGTGTATCTAAATTTGAACACGATTTAAATAAATGGTATGTATCTTATTTAGAAATAGATGGAAAACTTGGAACTTTTGCATCAATTTACAGAGATAAAAATATTAAAGAAAAAGAATGAATTATCAAAAAATATATAAATCTATAATTCAAAATTCAAAATCAGAAAATAGATTAAAAGAAACAAGTGTATATTATGAAAATCATCATATATTACCAAAATGTTTAGGGGGTAATGATAATGAAGAAAATAAAGTTTTATTAACAGCTAAAGAACACTTTATTTGTCATAAATTATTAACATATATTTATAATGAAAATCGAAAAATTGCATACGCCTTTCTTAGAATGGCATCTAGTAAAAAACTGAAATATAATATATCAGCAAAAGATTATGAATATGCTATTGAAAAAATTAAAAGTATACCCATGACTGAAGAACAACGAAAAAATATAAGCGAAAAAACAAAATTAGCAATGAAAAGAATAGAAGTAATAGAAAAAATGCAAAAACCTCATACAGAAGAACACAAAATTAAAAATAGTAAATCACATATTGGTAAAATAGCATCTATTGAAACAAAAGAAAAAATGAGTAAAAAAAGAAAAGGAAAAAATTCAGGGTATAAAGGGAAAAGTTCTTCAATAGAAACTAGACAAAAAATAAGTATAGGAAATAAAAATAAAACAGTATCATTAGAATCAAGATTAAAAATAACAGAAGGATTAAAAAAATATTGGAAACTTAAAAAACAAAACTTATGAAAATACATTTAATTTGTCCCGTAAGAGGTGTAACAGATGATCAACAACAAGAAATAGATACTTATGTTGAATTATTAAAAGGAGAAGGCCATACTGTTCATAATCCCAAATACGCTGTCGATCAAACTGATCCAACTGGCTATTTTATTTGTAGAAAACATATGGAATTTATGCAACAAGCTGATAGAGTTGATATTTTCTGGGATGTAAATAGTAAAGGATCTCACTTCGATTTAGGTATGGCATTTGCGATGTCAAAACCCGTTAAACTTGTTAAATTATATACTCCTGATACTGAAGAAAAATCATACGTAAAAGTAATTAAAGAAATGGAAAATAGAAATTCTTATCCTGTTCAAGAAAATTAAAATTAAATTATAAAAATGGACACATCAAATCAAAAACCCCCATCAGCTCAGATTAAACTTACGCCTGATATGATGAAAGCTTTTAAAACTCTGACCTGTGATTGTGGGGGACAATTATTTAAACCGGGCATAGTATTTAAAAAAGTATCTGCTCTTATTGCTCCATCTGGAAACGAAGAATTATATCCTTTAGAAGTTATAATTTGTCAAAAATGTGGAAAAGTTCCTAATGAATTAAATCCACAAGGAGTATTACCAGAATCAGTATTGGCTGAAAAACAAGAAGAATTTAAACTTCAAGAACCAAATGAAAAAAGAATGCCACCAACTAGTAATTTAAAAATAACTTAAATAATTAAAAACATGAACCAATATTACAAAGCAACAGTAAAAATGTCTTTTGAAGACAAAAAAGGAAACTTGAAATATAGGAAAGATTCTTATATTGTATTTGCAATGTCTCCTACTGATGTTGAAGCAAAAATTGCTAAACATTTAGGAGTTGAAGATTATGAAATTGTAGGAATTAATACTACAAATATTGCAGATATAATTAAGTAATTAACCATGAATAAAATAACATCACTTATTAATAATAACATAAGTGATGTTATCGTTATGATTTTTTGATATTATCCTTACCGTGAAACTCTTAAATTCTCAATAATATATAAAATAAAATAAAACAATTTTATTGTTTAATTTAAAATTATTTATAATGGGAATGGGAAGTTATAATAAATCTAAATTTGTTTTTTCAGAAACATTTAATAATACTACTGGAAAAACTTCAGGAAGTGGATTTGCTGGAATAATACTTGTATTGGTGGGTGCAGCATCATTTATTGCAGCAATGGTAGGATGGTTCATAGAAAAACCAGATGTTATAGAGGTAATGGGTAAAATAATAATACTTTTATCTCTTGCAAGTGCTTTATTAGGATTAAGAAAATTTGTGGGTTCTAAAGATAGTGTTGTAGTAGATCCAGAACCTCAACCAGATGATAATAGCACAGATGTTGTTATAGTAGGTTCAAAAAAACCAAATGAAAAACCAGATGAAAAACCTAAAGGATAATATTTATGCCACATAATTTTGATTTTTCAGAACTTATAAACATAAAAACTATTGAAATTAATCCCGAAGGATGGGTAACTCCGCTGTATGTAGAATATGGAATATTTGATAAAAATCCTTTAACTGATATATTACATTATTATTGGAGAGTTAGAGGAACTTTACATACATTCACAATTCCCGTATCTAGAATAGATTATTTAAGTTCAGGTGACTATAAAAAATTTTTTGAATATGTGTTGGAAAATTTTCGGGAAGATTATATTTCGTGGAAAGACGAAGGATTCATTACTGATTGGTCTAGAGAATATCAAGAACAATACTCAAGATTCATCATTGTATGATATGCAAATAAAACGCATAAAAAATGTAACAATTAAAAATAAAGAAAATGAACAACGATAAACGTTATTTTCAATGGATTGCAGGAGATCAAAAAGGTCAAATACAAATATTTGATAGAGTTGAACAAGATGAAGAAAATGTGTATATAGTTTTTAAGGATAGCTCAAGAATAAATGAATCTTTTGTTGCAGAATTAAACAAAACTGATCTTACTGGAAAATTAATGGCAGAAATAGATCATCCTAATAACTGTTGGCAGTTTAAAGAAGAATGGGTTGGAAGAGAAGAAGAAGTATGGGAAACTAATGCCGATGGAGAAAAAGTTTGTGTTCAACCATTTGTTCCAGGTAAAAAAATTATAAGATTAACTCCTCCTAAAAAATCTGCACCACGAGCTTCTAATTTTGGAAATATATCAAATCCAATATCGCCTCCGCCTATTCCTCCTGAATTTCGTACAATTGAAAACTCTAGCTCAGCAGATACTTCAGATCCAATATACATTTTAATGTCAAAAAGTAAAAAAGTTGATAGCGAAATTTTTATGAATTTGACTATTTCATTACCACCTAAAAATTTATACAATATTGCTAAAGAATCCTTTGATGATGGCGACAAAAAATTTGTGGAATATATAATACAAAATATAACTGTTAAAGAAATAAAAGATGCATTAAAAACAGCTATAACAGATATGTATGAAACTCAATCTAATAGTATAAATGGCAATATACTACAAGTATAAAAATAATTAGTTATGATGGAAAACAAAAAAATAGAACGTAAAACTGTACTTGAGGGTAAATTTGAAGATGTAGTCTCTATAGACGAACACTTCTTTTTAATCTCAAAGAAACATCGTGCTGCAGTATTACCTTATACTATTGATTCTAAAGGTTTACTTGATAAAGTAGGAGTAGTTAAAGATTATAATTATATTTTTGAAGACTATGATTATACTCTTATAAATGGATATATTTCTCAAGATGATGGCACTAATTTAGTTGCAGCAAATAGAGTATTATTTGAAGTTATAGGAATGAATCTTACAAATGCAGATGATTGGATGTATTTAGGCAGTCTTTATAATAATTTAACTTCAGATTCTCCTATAGATTTATATTGTGTAGATTTAACTGCAAAAGGTATAAAAGAAACAGAAGAAATAGAAACTACAAAAAATAAGGCGCAATTTAAAATGATTGATTCTAGTTACGTTATAACATCTGATGATACATTGTTACTTGCAGGTTACTTAAGATTATTTAATTATTTCTATATTAATAGTTTGGAAAATAAAACATATTCAAAATAATATTTATTAAAAATTAAAATTATGAATAGAAGAGAAAGACGTCAAATGTCACACAATTTAGGTATTATTCAATATCAACAAAAACTTCCAAGAGAAAAGAAATTTGATTTAATACGAGAAAATATAATACAAGGCAAACAACGTGAAAAAGAAGTTGCTGAAGAAATTAGAAAACAAACTAATGCATTTTTAGAAGAAAAAGAATCTAGTATTATTCATTCATTAGCAGAAGATATTGCAAAAAGAAAAAAAATTCCAATAATGGATGCATTAGAAGAAGCAAGAAAAGAATATCTTCAAAGTTAAACTTAAATTAAAAAAGATTGAAATTTTACGTAACTATAGAAGGAACTACAAAACTTAAACGATCATTCCTTAATTTAAAATTGTTTTCAGTAATTTATATTCCTGAAGTATTAGAACAATTTGGATATACATATTCTATGATTGATAATTATGGGTCGTTTATTATAAGTAATCATATAACTAATTTGATACGAATGCATGCTAAATCTAAACGAATAAGAGGCATAATATATTCAAATCCGGAAATAAACGAAAATATTATAAATAATTTATTTGAAACTATTGCAGAAATAGATACTATAAATGAAGTTGTTTTATTAGATGATTATAATATTCCTAAATTAGAATATTTGTATCCAGTTTTTGATGAAATTGTATTTTTCCCATCAATTAAAAAAATTAGACTCATTGAGTGTAGATCTATAATAAATACTATAGAAAAAATAAATAAAGAAATTAAAACATAATAATTTGTTTTTAATTTTATATCTTAAACCTGATCAATGCGATCAGGTTTTTTGTTTGAATATATAAATTAAAAAGAATTAATATGGCAAAGGAAACTGCAGCAGAAATATTCGAAAGATGGAGAGCAAAAGCCGAAGCATGGATGGGATGGTTAGATTTAGCACAAAATAATGCATGCATAAGAGATGCGGTGGCAGCTACTTATGTAGCAGATAAAACTGCATTAGATAAAGCAGGAGATCTTAATATTCACGGGCAATATGTATATAAAAATTTTCAGAAAACAGAAAATGCTCATATGTATGATGCTGCTAATTATGTATGGGTAGAAGGCTTACATACTCAAATATTAATGAGATGCGCAGGAATTGAAGCGGCTAAACCAGGATTAGATAATATCGAAACTTCTCATGATACAGATATAAATTATACAAATAACGTAGGTCCTAGTCCTTTTGATAGAAGATTAGATAGAATAGAAGAACAAATGGCTAATGATGGATTACATGCTAAATTATATACTCCATTTTCTTCAGAATTTAAAGAAGTTACAAGTTCAGGATATCTTATGAGCAATGAAACTATTCGTACTCTTCCTGATGAAGCTACAAAAAATAAATTATTAACAGTAAGAGACACATTATATAATAAGCTTAAAGCAGATGATTTTTATTACGGTGTTCCAGCTTTACAAAACACTTATGCGCTTATAAGATTATATGGATCTAACGCTGGATCAAAATTAATAAATCAAAAAAATGAAAGAAGATGGTATGAAGTTGATACTTCTCCTCAACAAGCATATAATTATGCAAGTACACCAACTACATCAGCATTAATAGATTGGGGAAATGGAGATCCTTATGGGAGAACTCCTTATCATTTTACAGATTTTGTTTTTGCAAAATATTGGAATAAAATTGCAAATAATAGATTAATTACTCTTAGAAGATATCCTGCGCCGATATTAGATAATTTAAAATTTCCAGGAATGAAAGGCGGCGCAAATTATGGATCTACTAGTTCAGATATAAATGAAGACAGAGGAACTTCATCAGATGAAACTACAGAATTTGCACCAATGGCTTCTGCAATAACTTATTTAGGAGGCGATACAGGAAACAGTTTAAATAATTTATTAAAATTTACAACGGGAGTTTTATGGGAACCTGTTCAAGCAGCTATATGGGAAGTTACTGCTGATTCTGTACCTAGTAGTACAGATGGATTGGGTAAAATTTTTCCAGCAATGGCTAATATGGCTAAATTATTAGATGTAGCTACTGGAAATTTTGATCCAACAGTAGCACAAAATGATGGACAATTACCGCCAGATCCATATAAAGATGGCCCATTTGAAAATAGAATACAAGGTCCTATAAATAGAATTGATGCAGTAACAAAACGTAAACCTGGTATGAAATTTGAAATGGATACTTTAAATCTTACGTTTGAATACGTTGCAAGACCTGTAGGTGGAATTAATCCTAAAGCTGTTTTGCTTGATATTTTATCCAATTTCTTAGTAATAGGATCTGCAAGTGCTGTATTCTTTGGGGGAGCTCATAGATTTATGGCAGCTCCCGCAGCTCACCCATTAATAGGATCATCAAATATGCTTTATAAAGGTGATGTTTTAGGATACTCAAAAAGTGTTATTCAAAAATTTACAGGAGATGGAGGTAGTGGTACAGCTAATGCAGCATTTGATAGTATTTGGAAAACTGCTAAAATGGTTTTTAGTCAATTGTTTAGTGGAGAAAAAGGAAGTGGATTCGGCGCATTTACTTCATTATTTACCGGTGCTGGAGAAAATTTAATAAAAAATGCATTTGCACATAGAACTGCTGGTCAAGTTCCTTATTTAAGTGGTCTTAAAGCAATTTTAACAGGAGAGCCTGTAGGAGAATGGCACATTACTATTGGTAATCCTTTAAATCCTATAGCAATGATAGGAAATTTAGTTTGTGACGGTGTTACAGTTGAATTCAATGATGAACTTGGGCCAGATGATTTTCCAACAGAAATTAAAATAATAGTTAGTCTAAAACATGCTATGGCTAGAGATAAAGATGCTATTGAATCTATGTTTAATCGTGGTATGGGTAGAATATATAATCTTCCTGATTCATTAGGTTCTTCTGATTATGAAACAGTAGTTGATGCAGCTACAGGAAAGGATAAAGGAGAATTACGATACATAGGAAGTATGCCAAAAGGAAGAATGGGTGTTTTATATCAACAAGGAATGGATAGCCGTAATATTCCTAAAAGTCAATTAGAAGCACGCCCAAATGTATTAGCAGGAAGTGTAAGTGTATGGAATAGAGAAGCTTTTAGAATAGGTATATCAGAAAATTCTAATGCTACTCTTAGTCAAAATGAATTATTTAAAAGTTCTTATCGAACTTCTAAATGGATTGCTAAGAAAGCTCATTCATAAAATAATAAAATATAATTATGTTTTTAAATAGTCTTGACACAAAACCGAAATTTACTAGACCCGATGGAATAGAAATTAAAGATTTAACTGCATCTATGTTTGATCTTAAATCTCAAAATTATGTAGCGTATAATATTTATAAAGTTCCAAAACAATTTGCAATGAGACCAGATTTAATTTCAGCAGCAGTTTATAATAATACTTTATATGCAGAAGTTATTTTAAAATATAACGGAATTTCAAACCCTTTTTCTATAGCAGAAAATGATTTAATTTTAATTCCTAATTTAGATTCTGTAAAGACTATGATATCTTCTCAACAAGGTACCGGAGTTGATGGAGCTAAACTTATAAGAGATAGTTATAAATATATAGATCCTACAAAAATACCAAAACAAAATAATGATTTTCAAGATAGACAAATTGTAAGTGGTGCTCCTGAGGGCGCATTGCCACCAAATATTGCAGAAGAAGGAGAAACTCAAATAACATATAGAAACGGTAGAGTACATTTTGGAGCAGGCACAGATACATGTTTACAAAATGGAATGACAACTAGTGAATTTTTAATTAATGCAATAAAAAGTAAAAATACGTAATGGCTGAAATAATACAGAGTATACCATCTGTTCCTACAAGTGCTGTTAATTCAGTAACTAAATCAAACGCGTCAAAGGATATTCCTGTACAACGAGTAATAATACCGCCTGTTAATAATACATCTACTACAACTACGCAACTTCAAGAACAACAAACAACAGTGTTAAATAGAATTATAACAGTATTTCCTAAAACAATTGAATTAGATGAATTATCATTGCCCGGAGAAAAAAATATAAAAACACAAAAAGTAGAGGATGTTATATCTATGGAATTTCCTCTTATAAAAATTAATGATTATATTTTCAATAGAGAAGAGATATTAAATTTTTCAATTGATTGTACAGAATTTTTACCCAAAATTTCATTAGATTGTGCATTTATAAGTCAATTATTTTTAGCAAAAGAAATGCCAAAAGATGGAGATATAATTTCAGTTGCTATACGTAATAAAACAGATACATTAAAAATTATTCGCAATGATTATGTTATTACTGGAGTACATGTATTACCAACTTCAACTGAAAGAAAAGAACTAATTAGAATGTCTTTTTATGGAGAATTATTTATTCCAGGACTTAAAAGTCAAAAAAATGACTATCATTTTGAAGGAACTACACTTGAAGCAGCTAAAGATTTTGCAAAAAGATATAAATTAGGATTTTCATCTAATGAAGATGATACTAATGATAAACAAATTTGGCTCAAAGCTAATATAGCAGGAGATATTTTTATTAATAATTTAATTGAAAGAGCATGGAGAGATAATAAATCTTTTTACGCATGTTGGATAGACGTGTATTATAATCTAAATTTTATTAATCTTAATAAACAATTAATGTCAGCAGAATCAGAAGTAGATGTTGCGGCGTTAATTTCAAATTTTGATAAAAACTGGAATTATGGTGCTAATACAGAAGAAGAAAAAACTAGGCCAATGGTAAAAGTTTTTTCAAATTATTTAAGTTTTAGAACTACGCCCTTTTATATTATAACTTGGAGACCAATAAATAAATCATCAAATATAACATTTCAAATTGGAACAAAAATGACATGTGAGATGTTTGAACATAATAAAGATGTATATGAAAATCCAAAAACGGAAAAAAATAAAAATTATTGGGCAATAACAGTAGAACCTACATATGATGAAGATAAATCAAATAAAATGATTTTATTAAGAGGCCGCGCTAAATTTGATGCTTCTACTAATACTAAAGATTTAAAACGTGCTAATTATAGTTATACAGATATTTATGAAAAATATCCTTGGTTAGGAGTACAATATACTATTAGTAATCCTGATAATGATAATTTACAATGGACAGGAAATCATCATAAGAGTTATCAGCTTGCTAAAGTTCAAAATTTAATTAATAACAAAGAACTTGATAAATTAAATGTACATGTAGAAGTTAATGGAAATAATTTTAATATAATACGAGGAGATAAATTACCTATGGCTATAATTAAAGTAGATTCTATTGAAAATATGAAAATAAATCCTGACGCAGAGTTTAATGATATGTTAGATAGATTTTATAGTGGATGGTACATTGTTAAAGGTTTTGTTTTATCATGGAGTAGTACTAGCAAAAGTGATGAAATTAGTTTTAGTAATTTTACACAAGAATTTATTTTAACAAGAAGAGAATGGCCACCACCTTTACCCGTGCAAGCAGTTAATAAAACAAAAATTTAGAAGAAGATATGAAAACTATGTATAATCAATTTAGAGGCGCATCTCCAAAGATAGCTGAAAAATATACTTTATCAAAACGTTTTGATGAACCAACATACTATTCTTTTAAATTAATATTCGGATCTCAATCAGATGTAAATTATAATAGTGCATCTAACAGTGCATTATATGATGTAATGCCACATCCTTTATTTTTTATTGCAGATACACTTAAAACTATTGGTGGATTTACTGGAAATTCTGTTTATAGCTCTTTTACTCCTGAAAATTCTTATTCTGCTGTTTCGTATTTAGAAAATGCTAATGAACCAACACGTGCTGAAATGTTAAGAGAATTTATATTAAAATTTGAAAATTTACAATATGATTTTCCTTATTATTTTCAATCAATTGATGGTGTTAACGAATTGTTAAAAGTTGATCCTACTAAAGGCCAAAGAATTCTTAATGATAAAAGAATAAATATCACATGTCTTGAAGGATTAGATGGAAGAATGAGTTATTTAATGAATCTTTATAAAAAAATTGCTTGGGATGATGTTTATCAAAGATGGGTTCTTCCTGATATGATGAGATATTTTACATTAAAAATTTATCTTAGTGAATTTAGAACTTTTCATTTAGCTAAATTATCAGAAAGTGCAACAGCTTCTGGATACGGAGATAATTTAAAAAGTGCTGCATCAGATTCACCTTTATTTTTAACTATACTTGATGATATATTACCTACATGGGAAATTACGTGTGAAATGTGCGAGTTTGATATTACAGATGTAACATATGAACATTTAAATGGTTTAACAATTGCAGGCGATCCAACACCCGGTGCTATAAAATTTGGAGTTAAAATTGGTAACATTAAAGAATTACAAACATATCCTGTATTTAAACATATGTTTTTAAGTGATAGAAAATTAAATGGTGTTAATAGATCAAAGGATGAAATTTCAACACTAAGTGAAAATCCTATAAATGCGTATCAATATCCCGTAGCTCTACAATTAGCACAAGATAGAGATCCTGGAAGTCCTTTAACTCAACATAAATCTGGGAGACCATATAATGAAAGAATAAATCAAAATACTACAGGCGATACAAGATATACTCAAAGTAATGCATATAATGATAGAATTCCAGAAAATCAAGATGCTGTAAGACCAGAAACATGGGTGGGTAACGCAATTGATATAGGAAAAGCATTAGGAACAAATTTTGTAAAGAAAATTATTGATAAAGCAAAAATAACAACGATTCCAAATTTAGGAGTTTCTTTAACAGAAATTACAACAGCTCTTCAATCAAAAAACATAGTTTCTGCATTAGGTTTAATTAGAAAAGGAATAAATGAAGTAGCGAATGAATATAATAATGCGCCGTCTTCTCGTCTTGAACAGCCCATTCAAACAGATATGATAATGAGACAATTTATAACTGAACTTTCTAAAATTTCTAAATCAGATGCAACAGATGAAAATACAATAGCATTAATAGAAGCTGCAAATATTGTATTAAATGAAAAAGGAGTTTGGGAAAAAATAAAAGATTATTCTATGGCTACAAATTTAACTGGACAAGGTGAAATCAATATACTTAAAAGTGTTGAAGGCGCTGCTCAATATAGAGCTGCAGTAATCGAGCAATCTTTATTATCATCTACTAATAGACCATTAGATAATAATGCGGGTATACCTCATGTAGCTCCTAATGCAGTATCAGGAAATTTAAATGAAGAACCAACAATGTTAAGAGGAACTGCATCAAGTAATCTAAATGATCAATCATTAGTATCTGATATTAATCGTGGAACATCATCAGAACGTTTAGATTCAAATACAGAAGGTTCTGCTTTAAATGAAGGAAAAGCGTCTGAACGTTTATCTTCAACTACAGAAGGATCAGGTGTTACTAGAGGAAAAGCATCTGATCATTTATCAGAAAATGTAGATGGCGGAATGAAATTACAAAAATCATCAACAGGTTTGTCTAATGAAATTGCAGATGGCGCAGCAATTAAAATGGAAACACCAAATGTTAGAACAAAAACAATACCTACAACTAGAATAATAGAAGCAACACCATCAACTATATTAAATAATAAAATAGAAGGCGATCTTTTAAAACAACCTAAAGTAAGTCAAGCAACTAATAGTAAATTAGAACAATGAAATTCTACGCATATAGAAAATGGTTAAATGAAAAGTTTTCTGATCAATCTGATCCAATAAAAGATTTGGGTATAGGCCGTCCTTATTTACAAAATTTATGGAAAGAGGAAATAAAAAGAATGGGGCCTATAAGTACAACAACGTTCTATAATAAAAATTTTCGAGATAAAAAGAAAACAGATGCTGAAAAAACTATATGTGTTATGCTTCTTTATTTTACTTTAAAAGAACTGACAATTAACGCAAATGATAATATAGCATTTAAAAATGCATTCGAACATACTGAAAACGCATATAGTCATGAATGGGAAAATATTAAAGTAATAGATATGGTTGAACAAGTTATTAAATTATTAAATAGTAAATATCATACAAACATTTCGCCAAATACGTCAGTAAATGAAAAATTTAAAGAAGAATCAGATCCAGTTCATGATATGGGTATTGGAATTGAAAGAATAATGGATGATTATTTTAGAGATAAATTATATCCTTTATATTTTAATGATATTCGCTCAAGATTAAGACAAAGTATTGTAGATAATAAAATAGAATTCGTTAAATATCTTATACCAAAAGTTCCTAATTTAAATTATAATTATGGTGATTATTTAGAAACAGCAGTAAATTATAATAACTTTGAAATAGTTAAAATGTTAGTTGAAGCAGGAGCAAATGTAAATGCAAATCCTTGTATACTTAGAAATACAACGGTATATGACAATATACCTATGTTAGAATATTTAATTAACAATGGCGCAAATACTGGCATTGGATATAATAGAGATTTATTTTTAGTAGCAGTTAATGCTGGACATAAAAATGTTATACAATATCTGTTAGATAATATAGATATAGATAAAGAAATTTTAGATGCTGCATTAACTAGTGCTTGTGACAGAGGAGATTTGAAAATGATAGAATTTTTAGTAGAAAAAGGCGCAAAAGTAAATAGTCTTTTAAAAATGTTATTGAAAAAATGGTCTCAACAACGTAGAAGAATAAGAGTTTATGACTTATTAAAAAAATATGAATTATTTTAACGATGACAAAATTTTCAGCATATAGAAAATGGATAAATGAAAAATTTTCAGAAGAATCCGATCCTATACAAGATATGGGAATTGGAATGGAACACGCTATTAATACTTGGTTTGAAAAAAGCGGCCGTAGTTATCCAAATGCAAGTTCTTCTGCTCATTCTAAATTATTAGCATGCATATCATCTAATAAACCTGAATTTGTTTCTTATTTATATAGACAAGCAAAAAAATCTATTACACGTAGTAATTATCAAGATAGTGATTATTTAAGATACACAATTGTATATAATAATTTAGAAATACTTAAAATATTAGTTGAAGAAGGCGTTGATTTAAATATGTCTAATGGAAAATTTCTTGTGCAAGCTTGTACTAAAGGTAATTCCTTAATGGTTAAATTTATGATAGATCATGGAGCAGACGTAAACTTAGAAAATTCAAGAGCATTTTATATGACAGCTAAAACTGATCATGTTCATATACTTCAATTATTAATAGACAATGGAATACAATTAACTCCTGAAGTATTAAGTAATTCTTTAGCAACAGCTTGTTATAATGGAAAAATTAAAACTGCTGAATTTATTATAAAACTTGGAGCAACAGTGAATTCTAATTTATCTCGTAATCTTCTTTATTGGAAAGTAAAAAATAGAAGAATACGAATAATAAAATTATTACAAAAATATAAACTAATACATTAATATGCCATATACATCTGATATAGATTTTATTCAACATGATTATCACGATAATGACTGGATTGGAATTGTAGTTAACACTAAAGATACTACATTTTCAGGAAGATGTCAAGTTAAAGTATTGGGTTTATTTGATGGAATAGAAGATAAATATTTACCATGGGCTGTTCCTATAAATTCTACAATATTTGCCGGTGATGGCGCTGGATCTCTTTCTGTTCCTAAAGTTGGCCAATTTGTAAGAATTCAATTTAATAATGGTGATATGTATGCGCCAGAATATACAACTATTCAAAATATTGACACTGAACTTATTAAAAAAATTAAAGATGATTATCAAGGAACTCATGTTCTTCTATATGATCCTGAACAAGAACTTACTGTTATATTTCAAGTTAAAAGTGGATTTCAAATTTATTTTAAAGAATCATATATTCAAATAACACCAGATACGTTAATAACTTTATCAACTCCTAATAATGATTCAATTATTCAAATGGATGGTGATGTTATTAATGTAACTACGAAAAATGAAGTTCATATAGCTGCAGCAGCATTAGCAGAAGTTACTGCTGATGAAGTTATAGTTAATGGAAGTCAAAAAACTAAAATTGGTCCAGGCCCATATCAAACAGCAGTTGGAGGAGAACCTTTAATTGCGTTATTATCAACAATGGCTGCAAGTTTAGATCAAAAATTTCCGGCAACACCTGGAGTAAACGTAGGGCTTGTTGAAGCAACTAAACAAACTATTTTATCAACTAATGTTCTTATAAGTGTATAAAATAAAAAATATAATGAAATTTAAAAGTTATAAAAATTGGTTAAATGAATCACGACTTATTAAAGTAGATAATTATGATTTACCTATTGTTATAGTTAAAAAGGAAGATTGGCCAGAAGGAAAAAATGATCCTACTGAATTTGATTCTGATGATAATGTAGTAAGAATTAGAAGTGACTATGATTATAAAAAAGACCCTCTTAATTGGATGAAACATGAATTAATTCATTATCTTTTATATAAAAAAGGTTCTAAAGATGATGGTAAAGAATATCCTACTAATAATACAGAAAGAGTTGCATATACATATCAATTTAAAAAATTTAAACGGCAAGGTATTAAAAAGTTTGAAGATTTGCCAGATTTAGGAAAAAAGCAGCATGAAAAAATATTAAAAAAATACTGGGAAGATGCATAAATTTATAACTTTTAAAAATTGGCTATCAGAAGAAAAAACGCAATCTAAAAAATTAGATTATGGTTGTGTTATGTTATATGCAGATGTTCCAAACTGGAATGAGCACTTATCTATTATTGAAAAAGATGATATTTATGATGATGAATTTAAAGATTTTGGTTTAGAACATAAACCTCATTGCACTTTATTATTTGGACTTCATCTAAATGAAGTCGATCCAAATGATGTTAAAGAATTTATGAAAACTTTTGAACCTGTTGAATCTACTATTAAAGAAATTTCCATATTTAAATGTGATGATTATGATGTTGTAAAATATGATGTTCCTATATCTGAAGAACTTCAAATGTATCATGATTTGCTTGAAAGAAGATTTCCAAATACTCAATCTTTTCCAGACTATCATCCTCATATGACTCTTGCTTATGTTCTTCCAAAAACAGGAAAAAAATACACAAAAAAAATTAAGCCCTTTAAAGTTAAATTTGATACTGTAGTTTATACATATAATAAAGGAAAACAAAGACAAGAGATAAAAGTTAAATTGTAATGGGATTATTAAATAAAGCAAAATTATTAGTCAAGAAAAAAACAGAAATGGCTAAAGCTGATGCCAAATTTAAAATTAATTTGGAATTAGAAAAATTATTTGCGAGTATTCCTAAGAAAATAGATTTATTAAAAATAGCTGCCATGGCAGCTTTAGCATTAATACTTAGTAAGATTTTAAAAGGTGGATATAGTAAAGAAGATACTGCAAAATTTTTAAGAACTGATATAAGAGCAAAAACAATATTAAAGTTTACAGCTAAAGAAATCGACAATTCAAATTTATCACAAATATTATTAGCATGTCATAATGAAGCATCAATAGATAATATTCCTATTCTAAATGATAATTTAACTGCGCCAGAAATCTTAAATACGATAAGCAGTTTAAATAATATAGAAAAAGAAATTAATAAAAATAAAGTGCAACAATTAAAATTACAAATTAATTCAGCATTAGTTATTGCTGCTGGAGCATATTTAACATACAATTTTATTAAAGACATAAATATTAAAGAAGGAATAAATGCTGAGAAAGAAGCATTGAAACTACAAACAAATCAATTTCAAGAAAAACTACAAACATATAAATATTTACTTCAACATAATGTTGATATGACTAAAGATTTATTAACTAAAACTGTTCATCCCTCAAAATATAGAACCAAATATATTCAAAAATTAATTCGTAATACATATGCATTAATAAAAAGTGAATACGAAGAAATAAAAGATTCAACAGATAAAAGATTATCTTCAACTAAAAAACAATTTGAAGATTTAATGAATTCTTTTAAAAATATTGATGATATTTTAATAGCAATTACAGTAATAACTTCATTATATTTAATTAATAGAAAAAAATTACATAAACACTCTTCTCAAACTTTAAAAGTGATAGCTACAGATGCTATATGTCAGAGTGATTTTGAGCCATTTAATGTTTCTATTAATAAGATTCCTTTTACATCGACTTTTAATTGTCCAGTCGTCATCGATGATGTCATCGTGCCACACAGACCATTGGAAGAAAGATTAAAAAATACATCATGTGAAATTATTCAAAACGAAGAAACTACAGTTGAAGCTACAGTTAATGAGGATTTAGTTACTATGGCTATTATACAAAATAATAGAAAAACTGATGCATTAATTTCATTTCTTCCTAAAGATTCTTTTGTAGATCAAAAGACTAAAATTGCTAATTTAGGAACACAATCTATTTTTTCTCCTATTCCAGGATACATAGATGAAATAACTACCAATAAAATAGTTCTTAGAGATATATCGGAGCCTCCTGAAGATTACTTAACATCATTAATTAATTCTTTGAATGAAAAATATGCAACTTTAAACAGTGCAAAAGTATTTTTAAAATATTATTATATTAAAACACTATATCCTATAATGTTGTCAATTTCTATTGTAGATGATGCATCTACTCATGATCAATATACAGGAATTAACAAACAATATGCAGGATTATTATTAACATATAATTTAATTAATGAAGAACACGATAATAAAATTAAACAAATAGCTGGACAAGATAATGTTGAAAAACATGCAAAAAATGAAACATTAAATGAAATAAAAAAACAAATAGAAACAGAAGACGAAAAATTTTATAAACATTTAAATCTCTTAAGAGATATGGCACAAAATGCTGCTAAGTTAACAAAAGCTAAATCAAATGAATATGATTTATTTGAATATTATTCATTAAATTTAGGTCCAGTATTTAATGGTATAGAAAATCCAACTAAATTAGAAATAGAAATACGAGATAAAATAAATGAATTTATAAGAAAAAGATATGTTCTTGATGGATACAATAAAGATAAACTTGCACAAAAAATAAATGAAGGAATAAAAGAAATTGAAAAAGGATTATCATTGGGTGATTGGTTTAAAAAAGCGATGGCTGTTTATTCACAAAATAAAAAATTATCTGATCTTAAATCTTGGTTAATGGGATTGGCAAATGATAATAGAAAATTGGAAGGAAATGATAAATTAATTGCTGTTAATAGAGTTATGTTTTTATTCGAATTATATTTAAATGCTGATACGATAGTTAAAAAATATAATTTAATTAAAAAAGAAACTACACAACGAACAGAAACTGTTAAAGAAGGAAATTATCTTTTTACGTTTGTTGAAGCTCTATGGAAAGAATATTTAAAATTGCCTGTAGAAATAGAAGAATTGCAAAAACTTATTGATAGTATTTCCATGTTTACTACATATTCTATTACAGAATATAACGGAAAACAAGCAAGATTATATTCAATTGCAGAACCAAGAACCTGTGAATCAGAAGAAATTGATCCTTATATGAATCCTAAATCAAAATATGGATATGGTGATATTCAATATTGGTTAAAATATTGTTCATATGCTACATTAGCAAGTGTAACAAATCCTGCAATGGGTTGGTCAACAGGCTGGATATTTCCAACCCCCATTCCTTTTCCAGTTGTGTATGTTCCAATAAAACCCATAAGTACGTCTTATGGAGTTATATTATTGGGATTAACTATATGCGGAATTTATTTATTTCCTTGGAGTTTATTTGTAAATCTTAATACAAATTTTGTAACGCCGTTTGGAGATCCTACGATTGCATTAAAAAATGAAATACAAGCACTCAAAAAAGAAATATCGGATCAGATAGCAAATTTGAAAAAAATTAGCATAAAACCCCTTATGGATAAAGCTAAAGAAAATGTAGATAAATCTAAAGAAACTGTTAAAAGATTAAAAAGTGAACTTAAAAATCTTAAAGCTAATAAACCTACAAAATATACAACAACGTCTTTAGAATATGCGAAAGCGTATGGAAATTGGGTTGAAGGCGTTGCAATATATTATGAAGCAATAGCAACCGAAAGTGGAAAATTATGGAAATATCAAACTGAATATGCTATTTTACGAGATGCATATTCAGGAGGCAAATCAGTAAAAGGTATTACAAGTTCTTTAGATTCAACAGAAAAATCTATTAACAATCAAATGAATACTTTAAATTCTATGGCTGATAATGTTAATAAAAGTATTGCTGCATTACCTATAGCGATAAGCCCAGACACAGCAAATTTTGGATTAACTGCAAAAAATCCTAAACCAGTAATAAATATTGCAGGTGATTTGGATGATAATATAAATTATAATGTATTAAATAATATAACAGATAAATTTAAACTAAAAAACGCAGATCTTTTATCTTCTAACTATGAAACTAAATTGAAAGGCACTGTTCTTGATTATAAAGCATATAAAAATACTCTAATAGCATCGATGTCATTGATTACTACAAACGATCCTTTTCCAAGTTATCAATTACTTAGGCCTACTAATATTGCTTGGTTAAAATTTTTATATAAAGATTTTGTGCCAACTGGTGCGAAAACATATGGTTTTCCAGGTCAGTGGCCTTTACCATCTTTATAATTGTTTGTTTTCTTTTCGTTTTATCCATGCTAATTTTTGTTTCTCTTTAACCTCTGGTCTTTGCATTGCTAATTTTGTAGTTTCACTAGTTTTTATTTTAGCTTTAGAAGACTTATAATATTCTTTAACAGAATCTGATATAATTTTTCGCTCTTGTTTTGATTTTATTTTTCCTAAATTTTTTCCTTTATTATTTTTACTATTTTTTTGTTTTATTTCTTTTGCACGTTCTTTTCCATATAATTCTTCAAGGGTTTTTCCTAAATATAAATTCCTTAAGTGGTTCTTTTTTTCTTCAGATAAATGGGTTCCTTTAAAATGACTGCATTTTTTATACATCGGATTTTTTTCTCCTAAATTAGCTTCTCTTTGTTTTTGTTTAGTTTTCGCTGAAACAATTTTATTTTTTTGTGCTAATCCTATTTTTTTCTTAGATTCTTCTGTATGTTTTTTTCCTAAAAATGTTTTATGTTCTTTGCTTTTTTTACTTATTTTTTTTCTTGTTTCTTCTGATACAGGAGTATTACTAATTAGTTCTCTTGCATATGCATAGTCTCTTGATGAAATTTTGTATTTTTCTTTTTTATTAAAGGCCATTCGATAAAATGCACACGCAATTTTTCTGTTTCCTTTATAAATATAAGTTAATAATTTATGACATATATAGTGTTCTTTAGCAGTTAATAAAACTAAATTATATTCATCATTTGTTCCGTCTAAGCATCGAGGAATTATATGATGATTTTCATAATATATATAATTTAAATTATTTTTTATAAGTTTTTTTCTATTTTCTAGTTTTGCTTTAGTTATTATAGCTTCATAAATTTTTTGATGATTCATTTTATTTTATATATTCATACTGATTACCTAGTTAACTACCATATAATGCGCAAAAAGCAAAGGGAGCTATTTTGCTCCCTTTTATATGATCTGACGTTTGATTGTTTTTTTACTTAATTTTAATTGTGTTTTTGATTATTTGTTTTTCTTCTGATCGTGGAATTGAAATTTTTAAAATTCCTTTATCCATAGAAGCTTCAATTTGTTTAGGATCAAATTTATCAGAAATTTTCCATCCATGATTAAAAGATCTTTTCGCAATTGATCTCTGAATGTAATGTTTTCCTTCATTATTTTCTTCTTCTTGTTTTTCATAAGATACACGAAGAATTCCATCTTGTTCTTCAATTTGAATATCTTTTTTATCTATTCCTGCACACGCAATTTCAATGTTTAAAGATTTATCATCTTCATGAATATCTACTGGATATTTGATTGTAGAATTTAATGCAGGCATAAAGAAAGAATCTCTATTAAAAAAATCACGAAATAGTACGTCCCAAGGTTCCATTTCGTTGTGGTCTAAAAATTTTACTAAGTTTGTCATAGTTTTAACCTCCTAAGATAGTTATTTTAGTTTAATTTAAATTTGTCGTCAGATCAAATTCATAATTATATATTCATTAATAGAAACATAGTTTTTAATTTTGGTGTTAAAATTTTGTTAAATTTTCTTTATCATTAGGGTTTATAAAAATCTAAATATATAAACTATATGAAAATAGTACGAGAACATATTAACGAGAAATTCAGAGAAGAATCAGATCCTGTTCATGATTTAGGCATTGGCATTGTAAAAAATATAGAAAAATCTCCTGAAGATATAATAAAATATGATACCACTTTCAAATTTGAATATCTATCTACTATGAATAATAATTGGCATATAAGTGATAAAAAAATATAAGAGGTTTAATTATAGATTTAGCCAACGAACAATTAAGAGTTCTTACATATTCTAATTTATTTAAAACTCTTGATGGAAAACCTTTAAATAAAATTGAGTATTCTAAAAATCTTTTAAAACATGCTGGCATTTTGTATTTTATGGAAGACGAGGTAGATATTAAATCAAATTCGTCTAGTGCACCTCCTACTGAATTTAATTGTTCAGAAGTAATTTTTAAAATAAAACCCAGTGTAATTGAATATTTTACTATCATAATGGGAGAACATTCGGCATGAAATTAGTTAGAGAACATATATATGAAGCATTCAAAGAAGAATCGGATCCCATAAGAGATATGAATATTGGATTATATGCGCATCGAGATTTTGTAAATGTAGACAAATTTTTAGATTATTTAATAACTATTATTCCGCAACTTTTAAAAACATCAAAAATTCCTGATGATATTTTAAGATATGGTGGAGCTATAAATCATACATATTTTTTAATTATACAAAAATTTTTAACAGAATATATTTCGTTTGAAGGAATTTCTACAGGAGAGCAGGCATGTAGAGTATATTATTGGCCAGAGCTATTAATGGAGAGATTTAAAAAGATGGGATTTGAAAGATGAAAATAGTAAGAGAACATATAAATGAGAAATTTATAGAAGAATCAGATCCTATTCGTGATTTAGGAATTGGTATTTATGTAGAAAGATCGTTTGATACGTTAGAAGGCGCTGCAGATTTTTTATTAAAAGTAATTCCTATTATTTATAAAACTAATAAAATTCCAGATAATATTCTAAAAATATATACAAAGTCTTTTAAAGAATTTACAGCACAAGACCATTTAGATAACGATAAATATGAAGATTTATGTAAATATGTTAGTAAATATATTAAAATACCTTCTATGAAAGGATTTGACCAAACTACATCATTTGTAATAACAAAACTTTTCAATAAATTAGAAAAAATGGGGTATAAGACATGGAATCGCAATCTAAATGAAAAATTCTCAGAAGAATCTGACCCAGTATATGATTTAGGAATAGGAATACGAAAAGCTATTGAAGATTCACTGCAGAAGTTTACAGATTTAATGACAGACCACCATTTTATAAATTTATATAAATATGAGATAGATGGAAGTAATCTTCAAATTGCTGTGGAATATCCTCCATATAATGTTGCGTTTAAAAATAATGTAGATTATTGGTTAAAAGAATCTGGAATGATGGAGTATTTATCAGAACAACGTTATAAAATATCTTCTGGCCTCTTTTCATCTCGTTGGGCGTTCGCACCAAAAACTGAATATTTAAATGTTTTTAATTCAATAAAAAGTATAGAACATTCTAAAGAATTTATAAAAAGTTATCCAAATGGATATCGTAGATTTAAATATACTATAAAAATAAATTGGAATTAGTGATAGTAAGAGAACATATAAATGAATTATTCAAAGAAGAATCAGATCCTATACATGATCTGGGAATAGGAGGTATTAATTTTGAAGAAGAACGTTCTAAATATTATGTAAGCGGTAATAATTTTTGGTTATCTTCGTGGTTGGATTTTTTAAATTCTTTAAAAGGTAAAAAAATAACAGGTGTATTTATTGGAGGTAAAAAACGTTCTTGTATTATAGATAGTTTTGAAAGTTATAATGGCGGTGAAAGGGTAAATTTTTATGATAATAGTTATGTTGTTTATCGTGTAGATATGAATGAAAGATATTTAATACAATGAAAATAGTAAGAGAACACATAAATGAGAAATTTAGAGAAGATTCTGATCCTATAAGAGATATGGGTATAGGATCTCGCAAGTTAATTAAAGAATGGCTAGAAAAATATGAGAAAAATGTATATGAGCCTACTATAAATGATGATTTTACTATTAATGCAAGAGGTATAAATTTTCATGCCATACCTTTACCAAATGGAGAATTTCCTGAATTTATTAAATTTAATGAGATTCACGGCACAATATCAATGTATGAAAGCGGATTAAAAAATTTTAAAGGATTTCCAAAAAAAGTAGATTTTAATTTGTATATTGGAAAAAATCAACTTACGTCATTAGAAGGTATACCAAAAGAAATAGGATTATCTATAATGCTTTTTGAAAATAAGCTATTATCTTTAAAAAATTGTCCAAGAATAATAAAAGATAATTTTAATATATCTCATAATAAAGAATTGACGTCTTTAGAATATATGCCTCAAGAAATATGGGGGGATTTTATATGCTTTGACACTGGTATGTCAGATAAATATATTCGTGAATATATTAATGATAATAAAATTTTAATTCAGGGCTCAAAGATAATTGATAACAGATCTGCAACTCTTCATAAATATATTTAATTACCATTCTGAAAGCGGAGTTCTCTTCCATCTATTTCCTACCCATATATATAAATAGTTGCTGTCAGTCATCATGTGCATCCCCGATAACGTGGATGAATCTTTAGGCGGCGAATAATATGATATATTTTGATCAATAAATTTCTCAGCGAAGACACTCGGTGCACTAAAATGTACAGGATTTACTTTAACCTTTAACGTATTTTCATCTATTATTAAAGTAGTATTATCAATATCTTGAGATATATCATAATTTCCAGAAGTTCCTTTTAACAATTCTTCTAAAGATAATTGATATGAAGATCTCCATCTAAAAGAATTTACCTCGACAAATACACTAGATTTGTCGAGGGATTCTGAATTAATTTGTATTAATTTGTTTGTTTTCATTATGCAATGCTCGTATCATATACAACTTCCCATGCAGTATCTGCGCTAACATCAGTTCTTAAGAACATTTTTCTTTGTAAATTCCAGTGTTTCATTCTATAATCATGAGTAGATGCATTACCAGTAAAATTAACTCTATCCCAGTTTCTAAATAATGTCCATTTATTTGTGAAATTTGACCATCCTATAGGATTCCAAACAAATCCTAAAGCAGCTAAATCTACTAAATTGTTTGTCATTGGTCCTGGTATATCAAATTCTGTAAATGATTCTCTAGTCATCTCATGTGTAAGTGTAGTATTATACCATAAAGCAGTTACAGGATCGACTTTTCTTACGTGTGTTGTTATAGGAAGCCATGGCGTAATTTTCATATTATTTATAGAACTGATACTTGATACTGCTTGTTCGTATGAATTATCACATGAAGAATCTGTTATATTATTAACAAGAGATACAAATTGAAAACCTATAGTTTTATTAATAACATTATATGAAATATCAGCTGATAAATGAAACTGAAATGCATAATCTTGTAAATTATCTCCTACACTTGCTGCACTAGGACATTGAACTTGATAATATGCATAATATCGTACATTTGTATTTGATAATCCTTGCCAAATAGTGTAATTTGGTTCTGCTTTTATAGATGCGATATTAGAAGCAAATTTATTATAATCAGCTATATCTGTAAATGTAAATGTCATATAGCTTGAATCTTTTGTTGCTGTTATTGTTTGTCCAGAACTTAAATTCATATTTGTAGTTACACCAGCACCATACCACAACCAAGCTGAATTAGTAATATTTTGCCATCTAAGTGAATCATTTATAGGATTAATGAAACTATTTCCTGTTTGATTTAATACATATGTGTATACATCCATATATTTCCATATAAACGGCGATGCTGGAGAAGTTTTAGAGAATGATGGTGAAATTTCTAATGTATTATAACTTACATCATATCTACATGCGGGATCTGCATAATAATATAATGAAGGATCTATAGAAGCAATTTTAGAAATACTGCTATCATAAAAACTAGGATCAATAGAATATAACGATTTTACTTTTAGATCCCAGTTTGTATTATTATTACTTGGATCATATACGCTACCAGTAATGTCTATTCTTACATAATCACCAGTGTTATGAGATACATCTGTAAGATCTGTAATATATTTTATTCCATAAACACCTCTATATTGTCTCTGATATGTTCTTGCACTTCCATCAGGATAATTCGCAGGATATAAATTAGTTGTTAAAGGAAATGCGCCATGAATAAAATTATCTAATAAAATACCAGTAAAGTTTGTTGATGTACAATAATAGAATCTTATTTGTTCTGGAACTGTAAAAGCATCAAATTCCCAAGCTAAGTATGCTACGCTAGGACATATATCATATTTAAGACTTCTAGATTTATTTACACCAAAATCTGCAGCATTATTATATGAAAGATAATAAGGATATATTGGATCAACTCCTAAAGCTGTACAGCAATCTATAGGAGTAATTACTACTGGATTTAAGCAATTTATAAAATCAGGACTATAACGTGCGCCTGGAGTAAAATCAAGAGTATATTTTACTGAATTTATATATGTATATTTTATTATAGGATAAAGAGTTCCTGCAAATACTACTTCATTTACAACAGGATGTTGTGATTGAATTGAAGGATCAACTCCGTATCCAGAAACAAATACTGTAGAACCCGTACTTGAATTTAATCTCCATTCTATTACATAATTACCTATTGTTCCAACACTAGAATTTAAAGCGCCTACACTTAAGAATCCACTAGAAGATGATACTGAAACAAAATATGGAGAATAAGTAGCACACGCCGTGTACATCATTATATTTGTACTAGTATTTATTATATTTGAATAATCACTGGTTCTAGCATTATCATAAGCTTTTAAACGATAATAATAAGTTGTATTAGCACTAATTCCAGTTACTAAATATGTTGATACATTTGCTACGTTTAATCCATTAAAACCTGTAACATATGAGCTAAATGTACTATTATCAGAAACATAAAGATAATAACCATTAGCTTCTGAAACATCATTCCAATTAGATACAAATGAATTTGTTGATACATCTGTAGCTGCAGTTGCAACAGGAGCAGCTAATGTAAGTGTTGATGTATCTATAATATTAGAATTAGGACTACTTATAAAACCAACATAAGCACGAAGTCTATAATAATAATTAGTTGAAGAATTTAAACCAAGTACAGTATAAGTACTTACGTCTCCTACATTTAAATTATTATATACAAAAGAAGAAAATGTACTATTATCAGCAACATCAAGATAATATCCTTCTATAGATGAATCAAATACCCAATTGGCATCAAATTGATGAAGCCCAATATTTGTTGCTGCTAAAGCAATTGGCGCAGGAATAAACAATACTATTGGAGGCGTCTTAGACGCTGATCTATATATGCTTCCTTCTATTACTTCTATTATCATATTATTCTGTCTTACTTATATTTCCATATTTATCATAACTTTCAACATTTATCTTAAAGTGTGTAGTAAATCCAAATAATATAGGCACACTTTCATTATAAACTTTAAAATATACTGCATCATTATCATTGAATCTGGCTGTCCAAATATTTTTTTGATCTAACATATAATTACTTGGATCATATTCAGCTCTTAAAATAACTAGTGTACCAGTATCAACCCAAATAGGTTTTTTATAATAATAAAATTCGCTGTTTACTAAATCTAAAGAAGGATCATACCACTGAAAATTTATATGATCATGATCAAAAATATTATTCATATAAACAAATGTGTTGTCTACATAATATTCTTGACAATATGAAGTTTTTAAATAAACGCTAAATTTGTTATCTGATTCTGATGCAAAATATGTAGGAGCAGTAAATTCTGAATATGTTGAAAAAGCATGTTTAACAGTAATAGTATATCTACTAGGATCATCAAGGAAAAAATCAGGAATAGTATCTTTAAATCTATGAGTAACTCCACTAACATCAATAACTCTATATGTAGATCCCCAAGAATAACCAGTAATTCCATCAGATACAATTACTCCTACTGCTTGATTTACTTGAAATATATAGCCGCTTACATCTGTTATAAAATTATTATTATTATTACTTGAATTTGTTACATATCTATATGTATCGTTTAGAATGTAAATATCTGTTGAAGGATCTATTATAAAATCAGCGGGTATATTATCAACTGTAATTAATGTTGGATTAGATGTTGGTAAATAACTTGATGTAAGTATATTAGAACTTACTTCAGATATTAATGCATATTTTCCTTTATCAAATTTAACGATTGCAATGTTATCACCTGTATAAAATTTTTGAAAATCATCATCTATCACAAGAGAAGTTCCTGATATCGATACAACTCTTTCAGTTAAATTAAAAAATCTATTATATGAATTAGGTTCTGGCACATCTTGAAAATATGTGATAGAAGGAACTTCTATATATGGATTTCCACTCGCATCAATTAAAAATTGTAATCCTTGTAATGGAATATCTCTATCATAAATAGGAAATGGATGATTAGATATTAATGTACTTACTTCCCAATAGGACATATATTTACTAACATCATATCCCATATAACTTGAATTATCTACTAAGAAATATATTGTAGGATATTTAACCCATACTGGATACGGTTCTCTTGCAGGATTATACATCATTGTATTATATGAATCCCACGCATACATATCAATATTATAATCTCCAATATGATGAATATTAAATGTATAAATACTATTATCAATAATATAAATACTCGGGTCGTTTCCTCCTGATAATCCTGAAGGATCTGCCCAATAATATATACTCGGGTCTACTTGAAAAAGTCTCATTCGAGGAGATTGATAAACAGCATTAACAGTAATTTGTTGTTCTATTAAACTTGTATCATAATTAAAATTGATATACATTTCTAAATTATCAGAACTATCTGTTATTCCTGAATTCATATAAATTTTTCCATCTACAATATCAAGAATATATTCTTTATCTCCAAAATTTTGATTATATCCACTAGCATCTGTATAACTAAAATATTGAAAAGTTAATAAAGGAACTTTATAATTAGAATCTACTGCATATTGTAATTTTGCTGATGTATCAGGAGTAAATGTAACATATCCACTAGTATATGTTTTAAAACCTGCTGATGTTTCTAAAACATAATCATAATAATTAGAAGGTTCGTGATAAATAGTATATGCAATTGAATTAACCCATTCATCAATACTTGGATCTCTTAAATATGCTTTTTCAAGTAAAATTGTTAAATCAGTTGAAACATCATAAAATATAGAAGATGTGTCGTATGTATTATAAAATCTAATTTCATTTTCATAAACAAATAATGGATTTGTAACAAGAGTTTCTCCTATAACACCGCCTAATTCCTTTTGAACTGATAATTTATACATAATATCAGCAATGTTAACAAAGGGATAATCAAAAGTTGCTCCCATAATTAAAAAGCTACTTGGATCTGCTAGATATGATGGATCATCTAAAGAATAATATATATTTGGATCATTTGGATTCCAAGCAGTTTCTGCCATATCTATAAATCGATATTTAAGATCCTGTACAGCTGTATTAGTTAATTCTAAAAATGTTAATCTTACACTGGCATCTCCAGTTACTAATTCACTATCATGATCTGGTCCATATGGAGTTAATGTTTGTGAAACATTATATTCAAATCCAATATTATCAGTTGTATAAATAAGATTTTGTATTCTTTCAAAATAAACGCCTTCACCGGTAAGATCTACTATTCTACAATTTATTCCTATAATATTTCTTTCTAGCCATTGTTTTAATGCCATTAATTTTATAAACACCTCTTTAATGTTATAAGAATAACAATTTTCAGTTAATGGTGTTCCCCAATCATCTATTTCTCCTGTTTCGCGTGTTAAACAATAAACTAAAGATAATTGATTTAATTTTTTAAGTGTTTTTCTTTGATTAGCATCAAATCTTAACATTGTTTGTGTTCTATCTTTAGCATCATAAGAAACAATTACAGATAATTTAGTATTATCTTTAACGTTTTTAAACCATTCACGCACATAAATATCATCATAGCCCAGCCATTTAATTGCATTTATTAACGCTTTATAGGTTCCTATATATGGCATTATTTGATCATACTCAAGTATAAGATGTTTTGATTTATAATTAAGAACATCCCAATCGGGCAAATCTTCGTTAATATCTGTTTCCTTAAAAATTTGTGGAATATCTTTTGGATCTGGAAGACCAAAGTTTGTTATAAGTGTTCTAAATCTTTCATCTTCTCCAACTGATTCGGCATTAACAAGAATATCAGCTAAAATAAAATATTCATCTCCAACTTTATGATATGCTCTTAATATTCTTTCAAATACTCCTTCAGTTTCTGCTCTAAATCCTATATTAAGAGTTATAGGAGTATCTAAAGTGTATAATGATAAATCAAATTGTAATTGACGTGTCCAAGTTATTTCTGTTGTATCTTCATCTACTGTAAAAAATTGAATTTCTACATCATCTCCTTCGAATCTAAATAATATAGTGGAGTTGCTTGCATCATATGGGCGTATATATGTATCAGTTGCAATTTCTTGGAAAATATAAAGAGTTTCTGTTTCGACTAATCCTACTGAAATGGGTTTTAAGAAAATAGCTGCAGCATAAGTAACAGAGGGATAAGAAAAACTAGCATCTAGATCCAATGCAAGACCACTAATACTTTTAGTATTCATTCCATCAGGACTAAATATCGAAACATCTGTGGTTAATATAGATGCATCTGTAGGCGTTAATAATATTTCTCCGCCAGTGCTAAACGCGTATGTATAATAAGCTGTTATAACATCATCATACAAATATCCACCATCAGTTATTTTTGCATATATAGCAAATCCGCTAGGATCGGTAACTAGGTACCCCTCTGCACCTATGCCTGTAGCTGAGTTAAAACTTAATTTTATATTAGAAGCAGGCGTCCAATTGATGTAGTCACCAGCCTTATCATATATTTTCCACTGTGATAAATTCATCGATTTAATTTATATTTGTCGTGTTTTTGTCATGCGCGATCGAAAACCATTTTTTAACATATTTTGCTTGTTCAACTAAAAAATTAAGAAATCCCTCAATTGTACTTAACATGCCCACTTGTAAAGGGTTGGCATACAATTCCGGAGAGGTTCCATTTTTAAGAATGTTACCCCTGTATTTATAACCAAGATTTAAAAATACATCACTATGATGTTTTGCTTGATATAAATAAGATGGTCTTATCGTATATAATTTTCTTCTTTCTGCCATAATTACTATTCTCCTGTATATTTACTTTTATATGTTCTTATATTGCCATTTTTAAAGTAGTCATAATCTAGTTCATCATAGTCATATCCTTCTGGAAAAAATCTAATATAAGGTTGTTTTATCTTAAAAGTTATTCTATATCTTAAAGGAGTATCTATGCCCTTCTCTACCATGTCACTAATACCAGCTCTTTTTATAAGATCTATATAATATTGTTTTCTTATTCGTATTTTTTGTTTTAGTGTTTCTCCTTTTTTAAATGGATTACTATAATATCTAATTATAAGATTGCCTTTACTTACAATAATATGATTTATATTTCCTTTATTAGTAGTACCACTTTCAATTAATTTTTCTTGCATATCTAAGTCTAATATCTTTTCTATAATATTATTCATTGTCTTAGGCAAGCCTATTTCCATATCCCAAATAGAATCAGTATTTTCTGTAAATTTTTCGTTTATATGTTCTCTAACTAGTTTCATAGATTATTAACAATTGCTATATTATGTTCTGAATTTAAGTTTTTGGCTGTATAGCCTCTAACTTGAATATTTAATGATGATAATTTATTTTTTGTTAAACTATCTTCGTAAAATACGCCAGATACATTTTCAAACCCTCCTCTAATAATAGGATATACATCTTTTATAGACACTTCATTTCCAAATGCATCTTTAACATATCTTTCAAGAATAATATCACCATAATCATCAATTCCATAATGATTTTTATATACTTTATCAAAATTTTCTTTTGCTGCATCAAACCATACATTTACAGAATCCACTCCATCTAATCCTTCAATAATTCTTACTAAATCAGAAACAGGAATTCTGTCTCTTCTTGTATTTTGTAAAAAATAATCAGAAGTTGCTGAAATAATATTTTGTCTTACGGTATCAAAAGAAGCTCCTTCCCATAATATAAGAGACATATTTAAAGTGAATCTTGGAAATTGTAAATCTAATATTACATTATCAACTGTTAAAATTCTTTGACCACTTTGTTCTATTAAATCTAATATTGCTAATTTTTCTCCATCTGATAATGAAAATGCAGCCATATTACAATTATAATAATTTTCTCCGGGTTGTATTCTTTTATTTATATCAGGAACTAAAAATAAGTAAACTGTATTATCATCTTGTTTTTGTTTTTCAAGTGCTGCTTGATAAGTATATAATTGTTGTTGAGCATTATCTAATTCAACTTTTTTAGCAGTTGCTTGTGTTGAAGTTACTCCGTATGTTGCAGTTAAATTTCTATATTCTGTACTTATTTTTTCATATGTTGTTTGAGCTTGATTATATTTGTCCAGCGTATATTGATCTTCAAATGTTGCAAACCCAGGAATAGCATCTATAACAGTAAACATATTTAATCTTCTAAGAAAATAAATATAATTGTTTGTGTTTGCAAGAACAAAACTCCTTGACATATTTGGAGCTAATAATCTTGTTAGATAAAGCGGTTCTTCTTGAGCACCAAACATTATATCATTTTTTATTGCAATTGAAACATATTTATTAATATCAATTTCTTCTCCATTAAGTGCATATCCTTTAGTTATAAATTTCCATATATTTGTAGTAGGAGTAGTCATACTGTTTATATTTCCAGTTTCTCCATCAGTAATAAGATGTTCAACTAATATAGTTGAACCCATTCTTGGAGCAGCACCGTTATAACCATTTCCAAAGAAAATGTCTATTCCTCCTGTTTGTCCTGTTTTAACCATAACTGCAGGTTGTTGTATAGTCATGTCTAAAATAGAATCTACAATAGCCCATTTAACTCCATCAACATAAACATTTACGTAATAATTATCAATAAATGCACCCTTTTTATTTTGAAAATTAAATGATTGTAATGCATCTCCTGTTCCAGTTGCTTGTTGAAATTCTATTTTTCCTTGAACGATATTAACTTCAATATAATTTGTAATATTTGTTAAATCTAATCGTGTTTCTTGTCCCGGAAGAATAATAGTATATGTTAAGCCATTTTGACTATTTGTAAGTTGAGTATAATTAAGAATAGAAATTACATTTGCATATGTAGGAAGTTTAGAACCATTATATGATAATGTTAATGTTCCTCTTGCTGCCATAGCTCTTGAAGGATTATGACCAGTTAAACTTGCAAGACCTTTTATACTTTGTGGTCTTGATGCAGTTTTAATGTTTAATTCAGTTACAGAATCTTCAACATAAAATAAAATCATTCTTCCATAATGAAGAATTACTTGAAGTAATTGTCCCATAGGAGAAGCCATTGTGAAATATTGTCCAAGGTCTCCATAGGTATTTGTGATAAATGTAAGAGCATCTTGATAAAGCTCTGACATTCTCACGCGAGTAGTCTGAAATAATTCCATATTATATTTTTATTTTCTTTTTACAATTTTCTCCATGCCATCTTGAATAATTAGCTTTATCTACTAATGTTTTACAGTATAGACATTCTATTTTTTTATATCTCATTTCATATAATTCACCTATATATTTTCTTCCTTTATTTTTTTCACTTACTCTTTTTTTTCTTTCCTCTGGCCATATTTGTCCTTCAGCCTTTTTTCTTATTTTTTGTTTTGTTTCTTCATTATGATGTTTTCCATACATTCCATTTTTTTCTCCTGAGGTAGAATTACTTATTTTTTGTTTAGCTTCTTTTGTGTGTAATATTCCTTCGTGTGATTTACTCATTCTCTTTTTTGATTCTTCAGTATGAGTTTTTCCTAACCATCTTTTATGACCTTTATTAGCTTTACTTATTCTTAATCTTCCTTCCTTTGAAATACACCCACTAGCTCCCCATCCACCAGTTGGGCTTATATTATATCCATTAGGAACTAATGTATTAAATTCAATTATATATTTTGCTTGAGCAGCAAATGCTTCTTGTTTTGTTGGAAAAAACTCAAGAATTTTTCTTTCAAAATTATGTATTCCATATTTCTTTTTTGCGTTTGTAAAATTACCGCTTCCTAAATACTTATCTTTTTTTAAGTTATCAGTTGAATGTTCTCCAACATATTGTTTTCCGTTAATTAAATTGGTTGTTATATATACAAAATATTCCATTTTTTATATTTTATTTTTAAAAGGGCAAATCGTCCCAATTTTGTTCTTCTGCTTGATGTCTAGCAATATCCTTTTTTAATATTTCTCCAGTTCCATTGCAATAATCATATGGAACTTGTATAGGACATCCATAACAATCATGTTCTCCTGTTCTTGGATCATAACAAAGAGGATCGTGTTCATCTGTATATCCATGGCCTTTACAATAAGGACATACTACCTTTCCTATGTTCATATCATCAATAGGATCAGTTCCTTCTTCAAATTTTTCAAATACTCTTTTTGCTTTCATTATTTAACTAATATTCCTATCAATCTTTGATCATCTACAAAAACATCTATAATAGCATAATCATATCCATCAGCACGTCCAAATGAAACTGTAGGCGTTATTTTAAAATCTTTTGTTTCTGATATATAAATATCAAATTGGGATTTTATTTTTTCTTCTAATTGAATTTTATTTACGCGTGTTTCAAAAATTAAATCTTCTATACCTAATCCAAATGCGATATCACCCATTACTTGTCCAGGACGAGTTCCAAATAACATTTTTATTTTTGCGATAATTGATTCTATTGCATCTGAATGTTCTAAAACACCGTATTGAAAATTGGGATCGTCTACAGAGCGTATATAAATATCCTTTATCATTAAATACTTTTTATTTTATATATCTTCTATAAAACGAAAGGGAGAAAAATTCTCCCTTATTTTTTAACTCTTTCTCTGTATTCTGATTCTTTTTTATTTGCATAATCGTGAGCCTTATCATAAGACCAATGTTTATACTTCATTAGATTTCTTTCTGTAAATTCATGTTGTAGTATTGCTCGTAAATCATTCGGTTTCATCATAAATACATCATCTATCCAAATTTCATTTTCCGGTATCCATTTTTTATATCCGGGTAAGCTTGTTACATAATGATGTCCTCCATCTGTGAATCCATCGAAATTTAATCCTGGTTTTTTATCTCTTACATAATCTGCATTAACAGCATAAATTTTGACGATATCACCACCTCTATCTTTAATAGTTTTTAATATTCTTTTATTAAGTCCGGGCATTTCTCTATCTTTTGCTAACTGTTTTTCTGCTTGTGTAATTGATTTAGGCTCATTAATTAAACTTTCTTTAACAGGATGTGGAGCATAATAAAGTAAATCATCTAAAGATTTATCAATAAATTGATATTGAGGATTTACTTTTTTCGCTTTTTCAAGAAAAGGTATAAATGCTTTTTTAGCAGATTCAACAGTATCAGGCATATTATATATCGCTCTTCTACTAGCATCTACATAATACATAATAGCTTCATTAGATTCTCCTAATACAAATTTATTTTCTTTATACATTCTTTGAATAGTGATAAATTCTGTTGGAGATTTTTGCCACCATTTATCTTGATATTTTAATTCTCCTAATTTTTCCAATCTTCGAGCCATTTCATCATGAGTCATAACATTATATGTAGTAACATATAAATCTCCATTTTTATTTACAATTGCACGTGAATCGGGAGAGAATTTTTCTAAAGAAGTGGGATTTTTCATTACGTATACATGATTACTAACCTTATATACAATTTTATCTCTATCTTCTTTTTGTTTTCCTTCAGCTTCTTTTTCCTCATATCCTCTTTCAAAATCTTCATGTTCTACAGGAACACGAGATAAATGTGGATCTTGTCTCGTATATTTATCTGCTACACCTTCATTTACATTATAGCCAGGAACTGTAAAAAAGACTTCTTCGTCTCTGTCTAATACAACTTTGTAAGTTTTAAGTTTTTCTATTTGTTTAAATATTTTTGAAGCTTCTCTTATACATCTATCTTTTGGATATGCCCAAGATGATTCCCATGCATTATTCTTATTATACCAAAAAAAAGAATGACGTATGAAAAAATCTTCTAATTTTTCAGACATTTTTTCACAACGAAGTAATAAAATATATTGAGTTTCTTGAGGTGCAAAAGAATAATATATACGTTTCATTCCTATACCCATATCTTTAATAGGATCAGATTCTTCTCTAAATTTTTCGTTTATTATATTTTCTCTAATTAATTTCATATTCATAAGTGGTTCATTATGAAAACATCATGAACCAATCAGCTGGTGAATCGCTCTTAATTTTATCTTTTAATTCTTTTAATTCTTCTTGTCCTTCTATTCTTATATCATTATAATTTATTTGAATGCCTCCAATAAGTGTATAGTTAAATGTTCCAATAATTCTTGCTAATTGTACTTTTGCTTTTGCTATTATCCAACGTATAAAAACAGGATCATCATAAAGATCTTCATTTGGAATTGCATTTAATGTTGTAAGCCAAAGAGATTCTACTGGATCTCTACCTGTAATTATTAATCTTTTTGTATTTATACTAAAATGATGATTAATATCTCTTAAGTTAAATTGCTTTGCCAAATCCCAAAAACTCCATTGAATTGTTCTGTATGTTATTTGATCTGAAGAAAGAGGAGTCAAATATAAATCAGCTGCCATTAATCTATCAAAATTCATATCTGGGTCATGAATACCAAAAACTCTTTGGCCTGAAGTCATTTCGTAAATATATTTAATTGCCATAACGCAATCAGGTAATTGAAATGTTCTTGTTGACCTCCATTCAGATGTTTGATAATACTTTTTATCTAACACATAATAACCATCTTGTACTGCGTCTCGATATTCACGGTAAAGCCATTTAGATTCTAAATCTATTAATCTTAATATTTCAGCTTCTGGTACAGAAAATGGAATAGAGCACGATGCTGTGATTTCTCCATTAACATATTGTACAACTTCTTGTTTAGTCATTTATTCTTCTTTTTTTAGATATTTTGTTCTATCATAAAGATTTCCATAACCTATATCATCCGATTTCTTATTCATCTTTTTTATCCAACTATAGTCCCGGATTTCTTCTACTTGAACAGCTTCTGTTTTTTCAGGAAGTCTTTCTTTTTTAGTAACCATTGTGCTATCTTCATCAAGGGTAATATTTTTACCAGGTGTTGCAAATTTAATTACACTTTCTTTAATAGCGCAATTCACAATTTCTTCATTATTAATTATATAAGATTTAATAACTTCGTTTTGTTTATTGATACTTACACCTTCAAGATATGAATTTATAGCTTTATTTCCTTGAACAAATTTTGAATTATATACTCTAGAATTAACTACATTACAATCTGTGAATGTGCAATTTTCCATAACTCCTGTAATTTCACATTTAACAAAATCTAAATTCTTTAATAATGTTCCTCCTATATAACCTTTTCTCAATTGAAATCTTCCAACCTCAGTATCATAATTAAATTGTCCTTCTCTTAAATGTCCATTCAATATCATTTCAAATAAAGGCTTTCTTATTAAATTCCAATACGTTTTAAGAGTTTGATTTGCCATTTTTAAATCAACATATACTTTTATATTTTGAAATTCTTTCAAGAATATTTCAGGATCATAATAACTCATTTGAATTTTTACAAAATCTTCAGTTAACCTTTTCATTTCTTCAATTTCAAATAAAGTATATTCTTCTTCATTTAAGCTTTGATAAGTTTTAAGAATGAAATATTCTAACAAATCTTTTATTTCTTTAGGCTTATTTGCATAATTTTTTCCACCAATATAATTACATTCAAGAATTCCTCTTGTATAATTAGAAAAATCTATTCCATAATAAGTTGCAGAAGGTAAAGTTAAAATATAGTCTATATTTTGAGCAATTTCAGTTTCATTAACATAAGTGGATACGGGTGTTAATGTTTTTATAGATAGCGCGTACGGTGAATGTTTTTGTTCTGGAAATCTTGAATACACAAAGCTTTCATCAAATTTTAGCATTAACTTCGTAGGACTCATGTTTGAAATTGTAGAAAGTGTTTCTAATTGGTGATGATTAAAGGATAGAGATATCTTTAATACTGTATCATGGGCAGTCTCAGCGCTTTCTGATATCCATTGAGTAACACTATCAATAATTGGGAGAATCGAATGATAATTCTGAGGAGCTAATAAAAATTTATAGCGAGATCTTTTAGCTTCGTATTCTTTCAATAATATCGCATCTGAATACGTAGGATAATATTTAGTTTCATTAGTTAATAACACGTTTTTAGAAGTACGATTAGAGAGATCGTTCACTATGAAATTCGATTCTTTAGTAGAATAGAACTCAAAAGTAAGTCCGATATCTGCGTAATTTAATACTTCTAAAACTGAATATGACTTAGGTTTGCGCATGTTGTTTATTATATTTATTTAATCTTCGTTTTAATATAGACACTATAAATTTCTCGTCGTCTATTTCTCCGTTTTTATCTCCCAATGTCCATCTCTCTGTTTGACAATCATAATTTTTATCATTGTCATCCCACCAATCTAATTGATGTCTCCAAGACGCCCAATCATCGTCTAACACAATCTCAAATTCAAAATTCACATCATTTTTAGAAAATTCTACGTTAATAGCGGGTATATGTCCTCGTTTTCTACGATCAATATTTATTTTAGAATATCCGTGTAGTTTAAGATACCCTTCAATAGTATTTTCATCCCACCCAATACCCATATCATGTATAGGATCTGATTGTTCTTTAAACTTTTCGTTTAACGATTCTATTATTATTTCTCGCCCATAATCATGATTTTTTTCAGTTTGTTCTACTTTAGGATATCCCATTTTTATTAACTTTATCCATAAATCTATACAAAGAAGATTATCAAATATTACTTCTTTTTTTCTTAAAGTAATATATTTTTTACAATAATCTGTTAAAGCGTACCAATATTTATATTTAAATGCGCCTTGATGCGCTTCTTTAGGATATACAATATCATCTGGAATTTCTTCTGTTTTAAAAATACTAGGTATATATAATAGAAGAAAATCTAATATTTCTTCTTTAGTTTGAAAATCTTTTTTACGAAAAACTCCGCCTATTCCCATATCACGTATAGGATCGGATTCATCTGTAAATTTTTCGTTTAAAGATTCATCAATACCCGACATTTCACGCCATTTGTTATATAAATTAATATCACTATAACATTCGTCTGCTGCATCATCGGGCTCTATTTGATTTTGAAACATTTCTTCTAATTCATCATCAGCGATTTCCATGAAAAGCTCCGCATCTTCTTCATATCCAAAAACTTGATTTATATAAAAATCTTTTACTTTGTTAAACCAACGAACTTTTCCAATTCCTAAATCTTCTGTAGGATCAGATTCTTCTCGAAATGCTTCATGTATTTTTTTTCTTGCTTTCTTTAAGATATATCTTTTAAAATTCCCTGGATTAAATCCAAAATCACCTCTTTCACCATTTATTGTAATATATTTTGCACAATATTTTTCTATTTTATTAAAGAATCTTGGCTTTAAAATCCAGTCTTTATCACCTTCGTATATTATTTCTATAGGATCTTTGATATTTATTATCATTGGTGAAATTTTATAAAGATAAGGAAGAAATTCTTCTTCTGTTTTAAACTCTTTCCTCACATTTATTATACCTATACCAAGATCACTAATTGGATCTGTTGATTCTTCTGTAAATTTTTCGCTGATATAGTGTGCTTGCATTATTTACACATTTATTTTATATATTCAACGCGAAAGGAGCTCTAAGGCTCCTTTACTTTTATTCTTTAAATGGTAATTTGAACACAATACGCTCGTCTTTAAACTCATCGAACATTACATTTATTTTATCTCCTGAAACGAAGTTATTTGCCATGATTTTATTTTTCTTAAATTCCTTAATAGGAATCAATCCGTTAATATCTCCTATGTTAACTATGACTCCAAAATTCATAACTGCTGCAACTGAAGATTCTACAATCTTATCTTTTGAACTAACTATGAAATTTTGAATTTTATTTAACTTATCTTCTGGACTTTCTTTCGTAAGAATTATGCGAAGATCCTTTGTAATTTCAGATATAAAAAATTCAATAGGATCACCCGGCTTAATATTACGAGCATTAAATTGAACTTTTGTTTCTGCATCCATTTTTGAGGTGTGTAATAAACCTGTAAATATTTCCCATTCAATAAATATACCATATTTAGAACATCCAGTTACATTGCCGATATATTTTTTACTTGTATTTAATTCTTGAATTTTAATTGGAAGTATATGAGCCAAATATTTTTTATGAGATACTATAAATGAATTCATTTCTTTTAAGAAATCCTCTATCATAACTACAACTTCTTTTCCTATGTAAGATTGAAAGTCTATTATTTTATTAGGAGCAGCAAGTGAACCTGGCATAAATGCATCAATTCCTTGAACCTCAACAAAAAATCCTCCTTTATTTGCTTCAACTATTTTTGCAGTATATGCTTGTGTTGGATTATTAATTTCTTGCATGAATTCATCTCTTACAGATTTAAGATGTCCTTGCCATAATGAAACTTTAACTGAAGGACTAGCTTCAAGTATATAAGCGTTTAAACCTTTATTAAGAAAATTACGTATAGCACCATATTCTCTTAATGAGTCAGTAAATTGTTTAGCACTTGTGTATCCAAAAACTTGTATGAATTTTTTCTCTCTTAGTAAATCGATTGTAATTGTTAATCCTCCCGCAAGTTCAATATCTATAAATGAATCTTTAATATTGAAAATATCTATTACCCGTACAACGTCGCCAGGTTTTAGATCTTTTTTGATGATTTCAGAATTTTGTTCAGTATAGATATCGAAGAGTTGTTGAGCGTAAGGCTCTCGAGAGAAACATTTATTTTTTTCGTTATTACCGTTGATTGATCGATTTGGAACTAATTTAGTACTTCCATTATACCCGTCTTCAAATATATCCCAATTGAAGTCGCCTATTGATTTTTCACTCATATTTATTTTAGTTTAAAAGGTTAAATTATATTCTATATATTTGGTGAAAAAAACATATATTTACAATTTTTTCACGACAAGTATATTGTTTCAAATTTTAGAGATATATAAAATAAATAAATAAAAAATACTTTATCTATCATGGATTTAAAAAATGTATATCTGTCTACGTTCATACCTGAGTTTCCTGCTATCTATAATTATAATAATCAGGCATTTAAACGTTATTTGGATCTTATTTACAATGAATCTTCTGGAGTAGTTGTTGTTCCTATTAATACAACGGGACGAGTAAAAGGAGCTACTGGAGAATTTGTAACAGCAATCGTTGATAATTTAGTTGTAAAAAATCAATATACTAATTTATATGATAATAGTAATATTGCTGATTATAATTATTATAGAATGTATATCGATGATATAACAATTGGCAGAGATGCATGTACAGCAGGAGATAATTGGCCATATGAAAATCCATCATATAAACAGATAGATGTTAATAAAGCATATTACAGAATTACTAATGCTTCTCCTATTCAATTAAAAAATGATAATTTATCTCAGGTTGTAGGTATTTATTTTGATAGTTCTTTAGTTGGTACTAATCCTTTTACAATTTTATTAGATATTTCTACTGGATCAACGTTTGTAGTTGATACAAGTGAAGCAGGATTTGCATATGTTGAATTTATAGCAATTGAATATGATCCTTCATGGGGTTCTTCATGGATAACATATAAATATGGATTAAATGAAAGCGGCGGTGGAGGTGGCAGTGGAATATCAGGTGCACAAGGTCCAAGTGGTCCTCAAGGAACTCAAGGAGTTCAAGGACGTCAAGGAATTCAGGGTGCTCAAGGAACACAAGGTGCTCAAGGTCGTCAAGGTACTCAAGGATCAATTGGTGCACAAGGAATTCAAGGTGTACAAGGTGTACAGGGACGTCAAGGAATACAAGGAACACAAGGTGTTCAAGGAATTCAAGGAACAATAGGATCAATTGGTTCTTCTGGAGTTCAAGGAGTTCAAGGAACTCAAGGAGTTCAAGGAATTCAGGGTCGTCAAGGTGTTCAAGGTGTTCAAGGAAATCAGGGAATTCAAGGAATTCAAGGTTCTCAAGGAATTCAAGGATCTCAAGGTCCTCAAGGAATAACAGGTTCTCAAGGAAGTCAGGGAATTCAAGGTGATCAAGGACTTCAAGGAATTCAAGGAACTCAGGGTCGTCAAGGAATAACAGGTTCTCAAGGAACTCAGGGAATTCAAGGTTCTCAAGGAATTCAAGGTTCTCAAGGTCCTCAAGGAATAACAGGTTCTCAAGGAACTCAAGGCATAACGGGTTCTCAAGGAAGTCAAGGAATACAAGGTGATCAAGGAAGTCAAGGAATTCAAGGTGATCAAGGAAGTCAAGGAATTCAAGGTGATCAAGGAAGTCAGGGAATTCAAGGAACTCAAGGTCGTCAAGGTATAACAGGTTCTCAAGGAACACAAGGCATAACAGGTTCTCAAGGAATTCAAGGAACACAGGGTGCTCAAGGAATAACAGGTTCTCAAGGAACACAAGGTATAACAGGTTCTCAAGGAACACAAGGAATAGATGGTTCTCAAGGAACTCAAGGAATTCAAGGTGATCAAGGAAGTCAAGGAATTCAAGGCGATCAAGGAAGTCAAGGAATTCAAGGAACACAGGGTGCTCAAGGAATAATTGGTTCTCAAGGAACTCAAGGTATAACTGGTTCTCAAGGTGCTCAAGGAATTCAAGGAACTCAAGGTGCTCAAGGAATAACTGGTTCTCAAGGAACTCAAGGAATAGATGGTACTCAAGGAACACAAGGATTAACAGGTTCTCAAGGAAGTCAGGGAATTCAAGGTGATCAAGGAATAACTGGTTCTCAAGGAGGCCAAGGAATTCAAGGAACTCAAGGCCGTCAAGGAATAACAGGTTCTCAAGGAAGTCAGGGAATTCAAGGTGGTCAAGGAATTCAAGGAATAATAGGTTCTCAAGGAATAATAGGTGCTCAAGGAATACAAGGAATAACCGGAACTGGTGCTCAAGGAATTCAAGGAATTCAGGGAATAAGTGGAGTTCAGGGTATAGATGGAGTTCAAGGAATACAGGGAATTCAAAGTATACAAGGTCCTCAGGGTCCTCAGGGAGGATTACAAGGTGTTCAAGGTGCTCAAGGAACGCAGGGCCCTTCAGATGGAGCGCAAGGTATTCAAGGTCCTCAAGGAGTAGGAGTTCAGGGAATACAAGGGGTTAGTGTACAAGGTATTCAAGGTATTCAGGGAACTGATGGTACTCAAGGAATTCAAGGTTCGCAAGGAATAACGGGTTTACAAGGAACACAAGGAATTCAAGGTACGCTGGGAACTCAAGGAATTCAAGGAACTCAAGGTTCACAAGGAATAATTGGTACTCAAGGAATTCAGGGTATAGATGGAGCTCAGGGATCACAAGGTACACAAGGAATACAAGGACGTCAAGGAATTCAAGGTTCTCAAGGAACTCAAGGAATTCAAGGTACTCAAGGAATTCAAGGTGCTCAAGGAGCACAAGGAACACAAGGTACTCAAGGAATACAAGGTATAACGGGTTTTCAAGGAACACAAGGTGCTCAAGGAATTCAAGGTTCACAAGGAATAACAGGTACTCAAGGAATACAAGGAATAGATGGAGCTCAAGGATTACAAGGTGCTCAAGGAATACAAGGACGTCAAGGAATTCAAGGTGCTCAAGGAACTCAAGGAACACAAGGAATTCAAGGTTCTCAAGGAACACAAGGAACACAAGGTACTCAAGGAATAACGGGTACTCAAGGAATTCAAGGTATAGATGGAGCTCAAGGAACAATTGGAACTCAAGGAACTCAAGGAATAGATGGAGCTCAAGGAATACAAGGAATAGATGGAGCTCAAGGATTACAAGGTGCTCAAGGAATACAAGGACGTCAAGGAATAACAGGTACTCAGGGTATTCAAGGTAGTCAAGGAACACAAGGAACTCAAGGTACTCAAGGAATTCAAGGTTCGCAAGGTATAACTGGTACTCAAGGAATACAAGGTATAGATGGTACTCAAGGAACACAGGGAACTCAAGGAACACAAGGTATTGATGGTATTCAAGGAATTCAAGGAACTGATGGTCTTCAAGGAATACAAGGAACACAGGGAACTCAAGGAACTCAAGGAACTCAAGGAGTACAAGGAATTCAAGGTATATACGGTATTCAAGGAACACAAGGAACTCAAGGAATTCAAGGAATAGATGGTATACAAGGAATACAAGGAATAGATGGTGCTCAAGGAATAGAAGGAGCTCAAGGTATTCAAGGAATTAATGGTATTCAAGGTATTCAAGGTTTAGATGGTGTTCAAGGAATTCAAGGAATAGAGGGTGCTCAAGGAATAGAAGGAGCTCAAGGAACTCAAGGAATACAAGGAATAACAGGATTACAAGGTATTCAAGGTATAAGTGGAGTTCAAGGTATAGATGGTGTTCAAGGAATTCAAGGAATTCAAAGTGTACAGGGGCCACAAGGTCCTCAAGGAGGATTGCAAGGTGTTCAAGGTGCTCAAGGAACGCAAGGCCCTTCAGATGGAGCACAAGGTATTCAAGGTCCTCAAGGAGTAGGAGTTCAAGGTATACAAGGAATAGCAATACAAGGAACACAAGGTGTACAAGGAATTCAAGGAGAAGGAATGCAAGGAGTACAAGGTGCTGATGGTGCTCAAGGTCCTGAAGGATCTCAAGGAACTAGTGGTGCTCAAGGTGCTCAAGGAATTCAAGGAATTGGTGGTTCTCAAGGAATACAAGGTGCTCAAGGATCTCAAGGACGTCAAGGAATAACTGGTGTTCAAGGTATTCAAGGTATAGATGGTGCTCAAGGACTTCAAGGAACACAAGGAATTCAAGGAGTAACAGGTTCTCAAGGCACACAAGGAATTCAAGGTTCTCAAGGAATTCAAGGTTCTCAAGGAATTCAAGGAATTCAAGGAGAAGGAATTCAAGGTATTCAAGGAACTGAAGGTTCTCAAGGTATTCAAGGTATAGAAGGTTCTCAGGGTATTCAAGGATTAACTGGCACACAAGGAATACAAGGAACTCAAGGTACTCAAGGAATTCAAGGACGTCAGGGAATAACAGGAACGCAAGGAACAACTGGAATTCAAGGAGTTCAAGGAGTTCAAGGTAGTCAAGGAATTCAAGGTAGTCAAGGAGCTCAAGGACGTCAAGGAATTCAAGGTACTCAAGGTACTCAAGGTATACAAGGATTAGAAGGAACACAAGGACTTCAAGGAGCTCAAGGAATTCAAGGTCGTCAAGGAACACAAGGAACACAAGGAATTCAAGGTTCTCAAGGACTTCAAGGTTCTCAAGGACTTCAAGGTTCTCAAGGAGCTCAAGGAATTCAAGGTCGTCAAGGAACACAAGGATTAGAAGGTACTCAAGGAATTCAAGGAGTTCAAGGAACTCAAGGAGTTCAAGGTACACAAGGAACACAGGGACGTCAAGGTATAACAGGTTCTCAAGGAATTGAAGGCAGTCAAGGAATTCAAGGTACATTAGGTGCTCAAGGATCTCAAGGACGTCAAGGAATACAAGGAACTCAAGGAATACAAGGTACTCAAGGCACACAAGGTACTCAGGGTACACAAGGAATACAAGGTACACAAGGAATACAAGGTATTGCTGGTATACAAGGTATAAATGGAGTACAAGGAATTCAAGGTTCTCAAGGAACTCAAGGAGTTCAAGGTTCTCAAGGAATTCAAGGAGTAACTGGTTCTCAAGGAATACTTGGAGCTCAAGGTGCTCAAGGAATTCAAAGTGCTCAAGGAATTCAAGGAATAGATGGTGCTCAAGGAATTCAAGGAATAATTGGAATTCAAGGTATACAAGGAATACTTGGACCACAAGGTATTCAAGGTATTCAAAGTATTCAAGGCCCTCAAGGTCCTCAGGGAGGATTGCAAGGTGTTCAAGGAACTCAAGGAACACAAGGTCCTTCAGATGGAGCACAAGGTATTCAAGGAATACTTGGATCACAAGGAGTTCAAGGCGTTCAAGGTGCTCAAGGAATTCAAGGAACTGCTCAAGTATTAGAAGCTTCTGTTAATTTACAAACTGGCGCATCATATACTGTACTTCAAAGTGATAATAATAGAATAATAGAATTTAGTTCAAGTAGTGCCAAGAGTTGTATATTACCTTCTTCTGTAACAAATGCACAAATAACTATTGTAAATACAGGTACTGGCGTTTTAACTATAGTGCCTGGCAGCGGTGTAACTATTCGTTCAAGAGATTCTTTTACTTCAATAGTAGATTTGTACGGTGCAGCAAGTGCATATACAATTTCTGGAACAAACTGGACATTATTTGGAGATTTAACTTAAGATATGAATAACCCTATACTCACTCATGGAATAGTATCTCAATATAGGCATCCCGGAATGCCTATATTTAGATTTATAACTAATGCGTCCACTTTAATATTTGATCCAGCAATCAATGTTACATCGGGTATTCTTAGTTGGAATTTGGGTGATATATCAAGTAATGTAAATGCAAATAGTATTTCACATACATATACATTAGTAGGAAACAAAACAGTTGAAGTGTATAAAGGTACTGCTTCAGGAAGCACAGGTATTACTCAAATAGATATGGGTAATGATAATATAGTAGGAGTATTAGATATATCTTCTCTTATTTCTTTAACACAATTAACTGTTAATGAGAATTATGGAATTAATAGAATAATTAATCCCGTCTCATCGCAAATATTTAATTTATATAATGCAAATTATTGTAATTTAACAGGTACATTAGATATTAGTGGATTAACAAATTTAGGTGGCAATTTTACAGCAATAGGAAATGTTAATCTTACACATATACTTAATCCAATTTCATCTCAAGTATTTACACAATATAATGTGCAAACGTGTGATTTAACTGATACTTTAGATGTATCAGGACTTACAGGATTAAGTGGATGGTTTGAAGTTTCTAAAAATCCAAATCTTACACATATACTTAATCCAGTTTCAACACATCCTTTTAACGCGTATCTTGCATTTGAGTGTAATTTAACAGATACATTAGATTTAAGAGGACTTACTGAATTAGGAGGAGTTTTTGATGTTAAGAATAACGTAAATCTTACATCAATACGTAATCCAGTTTCTTCTCAAGCGTTTAGTCATTATGAAGTTGATAACTGTAATTTAACAGGAATATTAGATGTTTCAGGACTTACAGGATTAGGCGGTAATTTTTCTGCTGATTATAATTTAAATCTTACTAAAATACTTAACCCAGATTCTTCGCGTTCATTTAATACATATAGTGCGGGTAATTGTAATCTTACAGGAATATTAGATGTTTCAGGACTTGACGGATTAGGTGGAATGTTTTGGGTTAATTATAATCCACATTTAAATACTATATTAAATCCGGTTTCATCTCAAGTATTTACTGGTTATTATGTAAATGATTGCGATTTAACTGGAACTTTAGATTTACAAGGACTTACAAATCTAGGAGGTATTTTTTATGCAGGAAATAATACAAATTTAACAACAATACTTAATCCTTCTTCAACTCAAATTATTGATTATTATGCTGCTAATGATTGTAATTTAACAGGCACATTAGATGTATCGGGGCTTATAAATTTAACATCAGGATTTGAAGTCTATAATAATCCTAATCTTTCATCAATACTTTTACCCACTACATTATCAGGAGAATTCAACATATTTAATGCTAATAATTGTTCATTAAATTTACTAACAGTAGATGGGATATTTTCTAAATTTGATACTTGGTATTCTTCTAATTCCCCGAATCAAAGTTTGACTGTTGATGTTGCTGGTGGTACTAATACTCCGCCAACCGATTGTTCATTAAATACGAATATAGTTCATCTTGAATCTATATTTGATTCAGCTGGACAAATATTTACGTATTATATAAATTGCGATATCGTTAGATCACAGGTACTTAGATTTACAACTAATGCCTCAACATTATCGTTTGATCCAGCATTTACAGTTTCTTCAGGAGTTTTAAATTGGGATTTAGGAGATGGGTCATCTTATGTAAATTCAAATAGTTTTACTCATACATATACAAGTGTAGGAAACAAGACTGTTAGTGTATACACTGGAACAACATCAGGAAGTACTGGAATAACTAGCATTAATATGAATGGAGATAATTTAGTAGGACTTTTAGATATTTCAAGTCTTATAAATTTACAATCACTTAGTGTTTATAGTAATTCTACACTTACACAAATATTTAATCCAGTTTCATCTCAGGTATTTAATACTTATCATGTAGAATTATCTAATATTACTGGAACTTTAGATGTTTCAGGACTTACTGGATTGGGTGGAGGATTTGATCTTAGTTATAATCCACTTCTTACACATATACTTAATCCAGTTTCATCTCAGGCATTTTCTTCATATCAAGTATATAATTGTAATTTAACTGATACGTTAGATTTAAGAGGATTAACTGGATTGGGTGGAGTATTTTCACTTAGTTATAATCCTCTTCTTACACATGTACTTAATCCTGTTTCATCTGAGATATTCCATTCATATTATATAGATGAATGTAATCTTACAGAAACTTTAGATGTTTCAGGACTTACAGGATTAGGTGGAAGTTTTAGTGTTGATGTTAATCCAAATCTTACATCAATACTTAATCCAGTTTCAACACAAATATTTGAAAATTATAGTGCATATAGTTGTGATTTAACAGGAACTTTAAATGTTTCAGGATTAACAGGATTAGGTGGAAGTTTTTATGTTTATAGTAATTCAAATCTTACACAGATACTTAATCCAGATTCATCTCAAGTATTTACATATTATTGGGCATATGAATGTAATTTAAGTAATACATTAGATTTAACAGGGCTTACAGGATTAGGCGGATATTTCTATGCTTATAACAATCCAAATCTTACAACTATATTATTACCTACAATAAATCAACAAATTATTGATTTTGATGCGGATAATTGTGATTTAGATTTATTTACAGTTGATGATATATTTGCAAAATTAGATACATATTATAGTAGTAATTCACCTAATCAAAATTTAACAGTCAACGTAGCAAACGGAACTAACTCACCGCCTACAGATTGTTCTATGAATGCTAATATAGCTCATCTTGAATCTATATTTGCAGAATCAGAATTTACATTTATATATTTTATAAATTGTGATATTGTTGGATCAAAAGTACTTCAATTTACAACTAATGCTTCAATATTGGCATTTGACCCATCAATTGCAGTTTCTTCTGGAATTTTAAATTGGGATTTAGGAGATGGTTCAATATTAAATGCAAATAATTTTGTACATACATATACAAGTGTTGGAAATAAAACTGTAAATGTATATAGTGGAACAACATCAGGAAGTACAGGAATAACTACTATACAGATGTATAATGATAATCTAGTTGGAATTTTAGATATATCAAGTCTTAGCAATTTAGGTGGAGCTTTTTCTGTTTATGGTAATTCACTTCTTACACAAATAGTTAATCCTGTTTCATCACAAGCATTTACTACTTATCATGCATATGATTGTAGTTTAACTGGAACTTTAGATGTTTCAGGACTTACAGGATTAGGAGGACAATTTTTGGTATATAATAATAGTAAACTTACTAAAATACTTAATCCGGTTTCTTCTCAAATATTTACAAATTATTATGCATATAATTGCAGTCTTAATGGAGTATTAGATATTTCAGGACTTACAAACTTTGGTGGACAACTTATAGTTTATAGTAATCCAAATCTTACTAATGTACTTAATCCTACTACATCACGAACATTTTCGGTTTATCAAGTAAATGATTGTAATTTAACAGGAACATTAGATTTAAAAGGACTTACAGGATTAGGAGGAGTTTTTACTGTTGATAATAATCCAAATCTTACATCGATACTTAATCCTGTTTCATCTCAAAATTTTATAGCATATAGTGTACAAAATTGTAGTCTTAATGGAACTTTAGATGTTTCGGGACTTACGGGATTAGGTGGATCATTTGCAACTTCTGCTCAGTCAAATCTTACACAAATACTTAATCCAGTTTCATCACGACTATTTACACTATATACTGTACGTGATTGTAATTTAACTGGAACATTAGATTTAAGAGGACTTACAGGTTTAGGTGGACAATTTTTAGCTCGATATAATCCAAATCTTACACAAATACTTAATCCTAATTCAACACAAGTATTTACAAATTATTATGTAAATAATTGTAGCTTAAATGGAACTTTAGATGTTTCAGGATTAATTAATTTGGGCGGTGTATTTAGAGCTGGAAATAATACAAATTTATCAAGAATACTTTTACCTACAATTAATAGACAATTTACATCATTTGATGTAAGTGTATGTGCATTAGATCAATTTACAGTAGATAATATATTTACAAAATTTAATACTTATTATAGCAGTAATACTCCTACTGGTAATCTAACAATAAATACTATTGGCGGAACTAATGCAGCACCGACAAATTGTTGGGATAATACAGACATAGTTAATTTACGATCTATATTTACTAGTGCCGGAAGAACTTTAAATATTTATATTAATGCTAGTTGTGGTAGTGTTCCTGTTGGAGCAAAAGTACTTCAGTTTACTACTAATGCTTCAACATTGGCATTTGATCCAACATTTACTACTTCATCCGGGACACTCAACTGGAACTTAGGAGATGGCTCAACATTAAATTCAAATAATTTTACACACACATATACAAGCGTTGGAAATAAAACTGTAAATGTGTATAGTGGAACAACATCAGGAAGTACAGGAATTACTGAAATTGATATAAATACTGATAATTTAGTAGGAACATTAGATATTTCGAGTCTTATAAATTTAAATTATTTTGATGTTGATAGTAATCCTAATCTTACATCAATACTTAATCCGATTTCATCTCAAATATTTAATACTTATTATGCATATAATTGTGATTTAACAGATACTTTAGACTTAAGAGGACTTACGGGATTAGGTGGAGATTTTGAAGTCACTACTAACCCAAATCTTACTTCAATACTTAACCCAATTTCATCTCAAGTATTTGTAGCTTATTATGCAAATAATTGTAATTTAATTGGAACTTTAGATATATCGTCACTTACTGGATTGGGTGGAGAATTTATTGTTAATAATAATCCAAATCTTACACATATACTTAATCCAATTTCATCTCAAATATTTACATTTTATTATGCATATGATTGCAGTCTTAATGGAACTTTAGATTTAAGAGGACTTACAGGATTAGGTGGAGATTTCAATGTTGATGGTAATCAAAATTTAATTCAGATACTTAATCCAGATTCATCTCAAGTATTTACATATTATACTGCTGAAAGCTGTAATTTAACTGGAACATTAGATGTATCTGGACTTACTGGTTTAGGAGGGCGGATGTATATTAATAATAATCTTAATCTTACAACTATATTATTACCTACAATAAATCAAGAATTTATACATTTTCGTGCTAATAATTGTTCATTAAATTTATTTACAGTTGATGATATATTTGCAAAATTAGATACATGGTATAGCAGTAATACACCTACACAAGATTTAACTATTAATACTGCTGGAGGTACTAATGCAGCACCTACAGATTGCTCTATGAATGCTAATATAGTTCATCTTGAATCTATATTTACTGGAGCAGGACAAACATTTACTTATTACATAAATAGTGATTGCACGCCACCTGTTAAAATACTTGAATTTACTACTAATGCTTCAACGGATGCATTTGATCCAACATTCACAACTTCTTCGGGAATTCTTAATTGGGATTTAGGTGATGGATCAATATTAAATTCAAATAGTTTTGAACATACATATACAAGTGCAGGAAATAAAACTGTTAATGTATATGCAGGAACAACATCAGGAAATACAAGTATTATTCAAATTGATATGAATAATGATAATTTAACTGGAACTTTAGACATATCAAGTCTTAGTAATTTAGGTGGAATATTTAATATTTATAGTAATCCGTATCTTACACAGATAATTAATCCAGTTTCATCTCAGATATTTACACAATATGCTGTATCTGGTTGTAATTTAACTGATATTTTAGATATTTCAGGACTTACTGGATTAGGTGGAAATTTTATAGTTGATGACAATGCAAATCTTACATCTATACTTAATCCAGTTTCGTCTGAAATATTTACAACTTATTCTGTAAGTAATTGTAATTTAATTGGAACTTTAGATTTAACAGGTCTCACTGGATTAGGTGGAGGATTTCAGTGTGATAATAACTATAATCTTACTGAAATACTTAATCCTAATTCATCTCAAGTATTTTCATATTATCAAATAATAATGTCAGGATTAACTAATACTTTAGATTTAAGAGGACTTACTGGATTAGGTAATTATGTTGATATTGCGTATAATTTTAGTCTTCCTGAAATACTTAATCCTGTTTCTTCACAAGTATTTAACTATTATCACGTAAATGATAATAATTTAACTGGAATTTTAGATGTCTCGGGACTTACAGGATTAGGAGGATCATTTTGGGCTAGCGGTAATTATGGTCTTACTCAAATACTTAATCCAGTTTCATCTCAGGTATTTTCTCAATATGAAGCGTATAATTGTGATTTAACTGGAACATTAGATCTTTCTGGCCTTTCCGGATTAGGTGGATATTTTTCACTTGCAAATAATCCTAATCTTAATGTTATAATTTTTCCAACAGTATTTTCACAGCCATTTGATCAATTCAACGTTCAAGATTGTTCTATAAATACGGCTACTGCAGACAGTATATTTGCAAAATTAGATGCATATTATTTAAGTAATCCTCCTACAGGACCATTAAATGTTAATATGTCAGGAACAAAAAATGCTGGACCAACAGACTGTTCTTTAAATGCGAATATTGTTAGTCTTGAAGCACAATTCTTATTATATGGACAAACATTTACATATGCTATAAATTGCACTTCACCAGCCCAAGAACCATTTTTAACTTTTACAACTTATGCTTATTCAGGGCCTCTTTCAGCTAATTTTACAGGTCCTTCTGGAACACTTAATTGGGATTTGGGCGATGCATCTAATAATGTAAATGCAAATAGTATTAATCATACATATGTTAATTTTGGTAATAAAACTGTAAAGGTATATCCAGGAACAACTAGTGGCGCAATAGACGTTAGTGGAGTTTTTATAGATACAGATGGTGTAATAAACACATTAGATATTTCAAGTTTCGTTAATTTAAGTTATTTTAATGTTAATTTTAATTCAAATCTTACACATGTGCTTAATCCGGTTTCATCTACTATATTTACAAACTATATGGCACAAGGTTGTAATTTAACTGATACTTTAGATGTATCAGGGCTTACGGGATTAGGCGGATATTTTCAAATTGATAATAATTATAACCTTACTAAAATACTTAATCCAAATTCATCTCAAGTATTTACACTTTATTGGCTAGATAATAATAATTTAACAGGAACATTAGATCTAAGAGGACTTACTGGTTTAGGCGGAGATTTTCGAGTTGATAGTAATTATAATCTTACTGAAATACTTAATCCTGTTTCATCTCAGGTATTTATAGAATATATAGTATCTTATTGTAATTTAACTGGAACTTTAGATCTATCAGGACTTACAGGATTAGGCGGATGGGTTAATATTAATGATAATCCAAATCTTACAACTGTACTTTTTCCTACTGTAAATAGAGAATATGTTGTTTTACTTGCTAACAATTGTGCTTTAGATTTATTTACAGTTGATGATATATTTGCAAAAATGGATACTTGGTATAGTAGTAATACTCCTACACAAAATTTAACTATTGATGTTGCAGGAGGAACCAATTCTCCTCCTACTGATTGTTCAATGAATGCTAATATAGTTCATTTAACATCAGTATTCAATAGTGCAGGCCATACATTCACATATTATATAAATTGCGATCTTATATTTGAATTTATAACTAACTCTTCAACTCATACATTTCAGCCAAGTTTATCCACATATTCAGGTATTCTTAACTGGGATTTAGGTGATGCATCTAATAATGTAAATGCAAATACATTTTCTCATACTTACGCATCAACAGGAGATAAAACTGTTAAAGTATATAACGGAACTACTAGCGGATACAGTGCAATAAGTGCAGTTGATTTTTATGAAAATAATATAGTTGGAACTTTAAATTTATCTAATCTTATAGGTATAAATGATTATATTCAAGTTGCTTATTGCCCAAGCTTAAATCAAATAATTAATCCAATTACTTCTAATGTAATTAGTTCAGGATATTATTGTCCATGGAATAATTTAACAGGAACGTTAGATATTTCTGGACTTACAGGTTTAGCTTTTCAATTTAGTGTTACTCGTAATCCAAATCTTACACATATACTTAATCCCGATTCATCGCAGCCTTTTTCATATTATTTAGCTAATTATTGTAATTTAACAGATACTTTAGATTTAAGAGGACTTACAGGATTAGGAGGAGATTTAGAAATTACAGTAAATCCGCTTCTCACTCAAATACTTAATCCAGTTTCATCACAAGTATTCACAGAATATGATGTAAATGATAATAATTTAACTGGCATACTAGATGTATCTGGACTTACAGGATTAAGCAATAGAATTAGAGTTGAAAATAATGTAAATCTTACAACTATATTATTACCTACAATAAATAATGAATTTACATTTTTTAACGCAAATAATTGTGCTTTAGATTTATTTACTGTAGATGATATATTTGCAAAATTTGATACTTATTATAGTAGTAATCCGCCTACTCAAAATTTAGAAATTAATGTTGCAGATGGTACTAACACGTCGCCAACAGATTGCGAATTAAATACTAATATAGTTCATTTAACATCATTATTTAATAGTGCAGGAAGAACCTTTATATATTATATAAATTGTGATGCTGGTGAAATTTTAAGATTTGTTACAAATGCATATGGAACTGTTTATTATCCATTTGATGTTTACTTTAATTTTACAGTTTCCTCGGGAACACTTCATTGGGATTTAGGTGATAGTAATACAAGAGATTCTAATAATTTTGATTATACTTATTCTCTTGCTGGAGATAAAACTGTTATATTAAGTAAAGGAACAACAAATGGAAGTGCTGATATTACAGCTATGCAATTATATGATTATAGTGGTATAGTCGGAACTTTAGATATTTCTTGTCTCACCAATTTAACTGATTTTTATACTGCTAATGATCCAAGTCTTAATAAAATAATCAATCCTGTTTCATCACAAGCATATACAAGATATCGAGCTGTTAATTGCGATTTAACTGGAACTTTAGATGTTTCAGGACTTACAGGCTTAGGAGGAACATTTGAAGTAGGTAATAATTCTAATCTTACACGAGTACTTAATCCAGTTTCATCACAAATATTTACAACGTATGATGTATACAATTCTAATATTACTGGAACATTGGATGTTTCTGGACTTACAGGATTAGGAGGATATTTTGATGCTGACAGTAACCCGCTTCTTACACATATACTTAATCCGAATTCGTCTCAAGTCTTTGATCAAGGATATTGGGTATATAGTTGTGATCTTACTGATACGTTAGATTTAACGGGACTTACTGGATTAGGTTCGGGATTTGATGCTGATGATAATCCTAATCTTACGCATATACTTAATCCGAATTCATCTCAAGTCTTTGATCAAGGATATTGGGCACAACTATGTAATCTAACTGGAACTTTAGATTTAACAGGACTTACAGGATTAGGTGGAGATTTTGAAGTTCATACTAATCCTAATCTTACACAGATACTTAATCCAACTTCTTCTCAAATTTTTACAAATTATTATGCATATAATTGTGATTTAACTGGAATTCTAGATGTATCAGGCCTTACAGGATTAGGTGGAGATTTTGAAGTTTATAATAATTTACATCTTACATCAGTACTTAATCCTAATTCATCTCAAGTATTTACAATGTATGATGTAGGTAATTGTAATTTAACTGATACTTTAGATTTAAGAGGATTAACTAGATTAGGCGGAGACATTTATCTTAATTATAATTCAAATTTAACTAGTGTACTTAATCCAACTTCTTCAGAAATTGTTACTTCATATTTAATAGATAATTGTAATATAACTGGAATATTAGATGTATCTGGATTTATAAATTTAAGCGATTATTTATTATTTAGCGATAATATAAATCTTAATACATTATTATTACCTACTCTTAATATGCCATTTACTTATATAAATGGAAATAACTGTGCTTTAGATTTATTTACTGTAGATGATATATTTACAAAATTAGATACGTGGTTTACTAGTAACTCTCCTTCTAACGGGTTATATGTTAATCTAGCAGGTGGAACTAATGCAGCACCTACAGATTGTTCAATGAATGCTAATATAGTTCATCTAGAATCTATATTTACTGGAGCAGGACAAACATTTACATATTATATAAATTGTAATCCAGAGCCATCAGTAGGATTTTTACGTTTTACAACTAATGCTCCTCCCGCATATGAAATTGCATTACAGTTTGGTGTTTGGTCAGGAATTCTTAATTCTAATTTAGGTGATGCATCAAATAATGTAAATTCAAATAATTTTACTCATACATATACTAATTCTGGAAACAAAACTATTAATGTCTATCCGGGAACAACTGATGGAAGTAGTGGATTAAGAGTTATAGTATTATGGTTTGATTATTTAACTGGGATTTTAGATGTTTCTTCACTTAATAACTTATGGCAACTTCGAGTTGATGGTAATCCAAGTCTTACTAAAATAATTAATCCTGTTTCATCTACAGTATTTACTAGTTATTCTGCATCTGGCTGCGATTTAACTGAAACTTTAGATGTTTCAGGACTCACGGGATTAGGTGGATATTTTGATGTAGGTAGTAATGCAAATTTAACTCATATATTTAATCCCGTTTCATCTCAAATATTTACTACTTATTATGCGTATGATTGTAATTTAACTGAAACTCTAGATGTTTCTGGACTTACAGGATTAGGTACAGATTTTTGGGTTTATAATAATCCAAATCTTACACAAATACTTAATCCAGATTCATCTCAGGTGTTTACAACTTATTATGCGCAGAATTGTAATTTAACTGGAACTTTAGATTTAAGAGGACTTACTGGATTAGCTGGAAATTTTTATATTAATAATAATCCAAATCTTACACAAATACTTAATCCAGTTTCATCACAGATATTTACAAATTATTATGCATATAATTGTAGTCTTAATGGAATTTTAGATGTTTCAGGACTAACGGGATTAGGAGGCGGATTTTGGGTTAGTGGTAATTCAAATCTTAATACAATACTTAATCCTAATTCATCTGAAATATTTACATATTACGGTGCAACGGGCTGTAATATAACAGATACTTTAGATTTACGAGGACTTACTGGATTGGGAGGAAATTTTTATGTTTATAATAATCCAAATTTAACTCATATACTTAATCCAGATTCATCACAAGTATTTACTGGGTATCAGGCATATAATTGTAATTTAACAGGAACATTAGACGTTTCGGGACTTACTAGATTAAGCGGCACGTTTTTTATTAATAATAATCCAAGTCTTAATCAAATACTTAATCCAATTTCATCAGAAATATTTACACATTATGTTGTATATAATTGTGATTTAACTGGAATTTTAGATCTTACAGGACTTACAGGATTGGGTGGAACGTTTCAGGCATACAATAATCCTCTTCTTACACAAATATTTTATCCTGTTTCATCTCAAATATTTGAAAATTTTAGTGTGTATCAATGTAATTTAACAGGAACATTAGATGTATCAGGACTTACAGAATTAGGTGGTCAATTTGCAGCTAGCCAAAATCCAAATCTTACAACTATATTATTGCCAACAATAAATCAAGAATTTATTAATTTTTATGCTGATAATTGTGCATTAGATTTATTTACTGTTGATGATATATTTGCTAAAATGGATGCATATTATAGTATTAATCCTCCAACACAAAACTTAGAAATTAATGTTGCTGGTGGAACTAACTCGCCTCCTACAGATTGTTGGAATAATATAAATATAGATAATTTACAATCTATCTTTACAGTAGCAGGTAGAACGTTTACTTGTTATATAAATTGTGCAGAACCATCAGTAGGATTTTTACAATTTAGAACTAATGCTTCAACAAATGCATTTAGTACTAATTTTTCAGTCTATGGAACACTTAATTGGGATTTAGGTGATACTTCTACTTCAGTAGATGCAAATGTAATAAATCATATTTATGCTAATCCAGGAAATAAAACAATTAATGTGTGGCCGGGAACAGCTAATGGGCCAGAAGATGTTTGGCAAGTTACAGTAGGAACAGATAGTATCATAGGTGTTTTAGATATTTCATGTTTGATTAATTTACAATATGTGAATATTGTAACAAATCACGATCTTACAAAAATAATTAATCCAACATCTTCTCAAATATTTAGTACATATTATGCGAATAATAATAATTTAACTGGAACTTTAAATGTTTCGGGACTTACAGGGTTAGGCGGATATTTTGATGTTAATAATAATCCAAATCTTACTCAAATAATTAATCCAGATTCATCTCAAGCGTTTGACTATTATGCTGCGTATGATTGTAGTCTTAATGGAACTTTAGATGTATTAGGACTTACAGGATTAGGTGGACAATTTCGTGTTAGTGGTAATCCAAATCTTACACAAATACTTAACCCCGTATCATCTCAAGTATTTGTAGCTTATTATGCATATGATTGTAATTTAACTGGAACTTTAGATGTTTCAGGACTTACAGGATTGGGCGAACAATTTCTTGTTTATACTAACCCAAATCTTACACAGATACTTAATCCTGTTTCATCTCAGGTGTTTGTAAATTACTGGGCAACTAATTGTAATTTAACTGGAACTTTAAATTTAACAGGACTTACAGGATTAGGTGGACAATTTCTTGTTAGTGGTAATCCAAATCTTACTCAGATACTTAATCCAGATTCATCTCAAGTATTTACAAATTATTATGCATATAATTGTAGTCTTAATGGAACATTAGATGTATCTAATCTTATTAATTTAAGCGAACAATTTCATGTTTATGATAATCCAAATCTTACAACTATATTGTTACCTACAATAAATCAGCAATTTTCAGTTTTTGATGTTCATAATTGTGCTTTAGATTTATTTACAATAGATGATATATTTGCAAAATTAGACGCATGGTATACTCTTAATGGCCCTACACAAAGTTTAGAAATTCACGCAGAAAGAGGAACTAATTCTCCTCCAACAGCTGAATGGTCTAATACAAATATAGTAAATTTACAAACTATATTTTCTAATTGGGGACAAGGTCTTTTAATTCATATTAATCTTGCACCTATGGTAGAATTTACTACTAATGCATATGGTACTTTATATCATACATATGATATTTGGTTTGCATATACTACTTCAAGCGGAACAGTTGAAACAGATATGGGAGATACAACTTATATGAATTTTAATAATTTTGAATATATTTATTCTCTTCCTGGAGATAAACATGTTAGATTATTACCAGGAACAACTGCAGGATCAACCGATGTCACTGGATTTGATTTAAATGAAAATGCTGGTGTAGTAGGAACTTTAGATCTTTCAAATCTTACTAATTTAAATCAATTTAGAGCTGCTATTAATCCTAGTCTTAATACAATAATTAATCCAGTTTCATCTCAATCGTTTGCTTCAAATTTTTACTATGCATATCAGTCTGATTTAATAGGAACTCTAGATGTATCAGGACTTACAGGATTAGGTGGATATTTTGATGTTGATACTAATCCAAATCTTACTTCTATACTTAATCCAATTTCATCTGAAGTATTTAATTGGTATTATGCGCATGATTGTAGTCTTAATGGAACTTTGGATTTAACAGGACTTACAGGATTAGGCGGAGAATTTGATGTTGATTCTAACTCAAATCTTACTAAGATACTTAATCCTGTTTCGTCTCAAGTATTTACAGGATATTATGCTTATGATTGTAATTTAACTGGAACTTTAGATGTTTCAGGACTTACAAATTTAAGTGGATATTTTGAAGTTTACAATAATCCAAATCTTACATCTATATTATTGCCTACAATAAATCAACATTTTAATACATTTGATGTTCATAATTGTTCATTAAATACAAGCACAATGGATGATATATTTGCTAAACTTAATACGTGGTTTAGTTTAAATACTCCTGTAGGTGAATTGTATATTGATGTTTCATGTGGAAGAGGTTCTGGACCAACTGATTGTATGTATAATTCGGATATAGTTAATTTACAATCTATATTTACAAATGCTAGTTGGCTGTTAACTATAATTGTTAATTGTGAAAGTGTAGCACCTATTGGATTTTTAAGTTTTACAACTGAAGCTTCTACAAATGCATTTGATCCAAATGTTACAGTTTCCTCTGGAACTCTTAGTTGGGATTTAGGAGACTTGACAACACAAAATGCAAATAGTTTTAGTCATTCATATTCATCGCCAGGAAATAAGATAGTTAATGTGTATAATGGTACTACTAGCGGTCCAGCATCTATACGATATTTATATATGGATGCTGATAATTTAGTTGGAGTTTTAGATGTATCTACTCTTTCTATTTTAGAAGATTTTGAAGTTTATGATAATCCAAAACTTACACAAATAATTTGTGCAAGCACAAATGCTCTTTTTGATTATTTTAATGCGTGGAGTTGTAATTTAACTGACACATTAGATCTTCGTCCAATTAAAAGATTAGGCTTCGATTTTGAAGTTCAAAATAATCCAAATCTCACAGAAATTTTATTTCATTCTTCAGCGCAAGATATGGAATATTTTAATGCATGGGATTGTAATTTAACAGGAACATTAGATATTTCAGGATTGACAAATATAAATAATTATATGAATGTTCATAATAATCCAAATCTTACAAGAATATTATTTCCTGCATTTGCGGGTAGATTTGATACAATTGATGCTTCTGGTTGTGGGCTAGACTTATTTACTGTAGATGATGTACTTACTAAATTAGACACTTGGTTTACTGCACATAATCCTGCAAGTTATAATTCACTAACTTTGAATTTATCTAAAGGAACTAATTCGATTCCCACAGATTCTTCAATGAATACTCATTTAACTAGTTTAGTATCCATATTTAATACTGCAGGCGCAACATTTAAATATTACATAAATGAATAATATCAAAATATCGAATATATAAAATAAAAGAATTATAATATGGCAACTATAACACCATTTGTTAAAAGAATGCGAACTCAAGGAGGAACTATTTATACTTTTAGTTCTGCGCTTGAAGACATTGGATTAAACATCAATGAACGTAATAACATTGTTAAAATGTCTCATTTTGCTTTGTTGAATATTCCGTCTATTGATGCTCCTGATAATATGCAACAAAATAGATTCAATGTTCTTGCAATTCCGGGAGCGTATGAAATGTTTGGTGCAAGTATAAAAGATGGAAGAATTATTGTTGCCGAATCCTTTCAAAATTATGCTTTAAACCTTGAAACAAATTTATTAGGTCAAAATAGTTATAACGCTTCATTACAAACAACTATTTCTGAAAGAGTATTTTGGAAATGGTTAAAAGAAACTGGCGCAATTCGTTGGACATCTATAGATACTTCTGCTGGAAAATATTGGAAAGAAGAAACTGATACGGATTCTTCAGTAGGATATAATTCTGTTGTTAAATGCATTGGTCAAATTAGTGCCGGTTCTGTACGTACTGATACATTTGGAACATACAACGAAACTTATGTTTTAGTTCCTACATCTTTTGGACAAACTCCAGTTTATTTTAAACAAGTTGAAGATGATAATTACAAACACGGCATATCAATAATCAATGGAAATACAAACATTTTAGGAAGAGAATCTTATCTTAAACCTCATCCAGATGCATTAGATATAACTGCCTATTATGATTTAGCTGATTCAAGTTTATCAGTAACTAATTATGTAAGTACCTATACTATGCAATATGATAATAGTACAGGAAGCTGGAATAATGGTTGGTGGTGGACATTTGAAAATTTACCAATAACATATGATAATAATTATTATACTGATAGTTCAGAATATATTGCATCTGGAATTTATAATATAAATCTTCAATATGTTGAGCCGGGAATTCAATTTAAACGTTCTAAAGTTGATTGTCTTTCTATTGAATATAATCTTGATAATTTAAAAACTATTTTTGGAGATTCTGCATTAACATTTGATAGTTTAGCTTTGCCTGCACCTAATGGTTATTCTGAAGATGATGCGTTTGATTTTAACGCAATCATGATTTATTATTCAGTTTATAATAAAGCATTAGATACAGTATTAGCAACTAATTTATTAGGAGTTTTATTTTTAGATCCGCCAAGTGGAAATACACAAAATTATCCATTAAATGAAATTACACTTCCATCAATAACAAAACTTCAAAGTGGACCTTCAGGATTTGGAACATCGTATTCATTTAGACTCAATATTAAGTCTGATTATATGTTAGATGATACGCAGGCTATTGTAACTGATACAACATCATCACAAGAAATACTTACAGATTTTTCTCAGGTATTTGATAGTTTAAATAAAACTCTTGTAATATTAAATCAACAAACAGGAACAATTAGTTATATTACAGAACAATATCTTGATATTACAGCAAATCAAACAGAAATTGAAAATCAAATATCTGATTTACAATATCAAATAAACACCGGTACATTAGGAATATCTGGAACACCGAATGCTATTCCTATGTTTTCTAACAATGGAAAAACGCTTGTTGACTGTTCTATTTATATGAAATATGGAAATCTTGGATTTTTTACAAATAATCCTTTATATCCTGCTCAATTTGATGTAAGTGTTAAAATTAAAGATCTTATACTTGAAAATGCAATAAGAGACACTAGTGGAAATGTTCTTTTAGAATACGGTTCTCCTTTACAATTTGGTAGTAAAACTAATGATAGAGGAATAACATTTTATTCAGGATCAATTACTCCATATTTAACTATTGGAGATGGTTCAATTTCATTTGAAGTGCCTGTTGTATTTAATGCAGGCTATACTGGTGCTGGAAGTGGCGGTGATGTATCTAAAGCATATGTTGATGCACAAGATAATTATATAAAAGCTGCTTACATACCTAGTGCTTCATTAGGTGTAGGTTTATTATGGAATAATGGATATTTAGATGCATGTGCTGGTGGAAGTGGCGGAAGTTCTTATGCTACATTTTCTTATGTTGACGCAAGTTTATTAATACGAGATGCTTCTATTTCTTTGATAAAAGCTACTTACATTCCTAATGCTTCTTTAAATGTTAGTTATTTTAAATGGGTTGGAGGTTATCTTGAACCAAGTAGTTTAAGTGGTGGCGTAACTAAAGCTTACGTTGATAGTTCATTATTAGTAAGAGATGTATCTATGGTATACATAAATACGCGAAGAGTTATCACAGAAACTTCAGTTGGAACTCTTACAGCAAGAGCTAATAATACAGATGCATCAATTATTTTAATAAAAGCCACTTACGTTCCCAGTGCTTCAATAGGAGCAGGATTTTCATGGAATACAGGAAACAATACTTGGTATGTAGACGTTAGTTTACCAGCAGGAGGAGTTACAATAGGATATGTTGATGGATCTTTAGCTTCAAGAGATGCTCTTATTGCTGCATCAGAAGTTTCAATAAATAAACTTGACGCAAGCACTAAATACTGGAAACCTTATACAGATGGAAGTTTATCAATACGAGATGCTTCAATTGTTTTAATAAAGGCTACTTATATTCCAAATGCTTCTTTAAATGTTAGTTATTTTACATGGGTCGGCGGTTATCTTGAACCAAGTATTTCAGGTAGCGGAACAACTAAAGTATATGTAGATGGTTCGTTATCATTAAGAGACGTGTCTATAGCAAATGTTAAACTTTATGTAGATGCTTCATTATTAGTAAGAGATATAACTATAGCATCATTAGCATCAACTAAAGCTAATTTATTAGATCCACAATTAACTGGAACGCCAAGATCTGTAACAAATGCAAATCCTTATGATGCAAGTACACAAATTGCTACTAATCAATTTGTACAAACAAGAGTATCTATACTTGATACATCAATTTCTTATTTAAATACTAGAGGTATAGTACAAGATTCTTCAATAGGAACATTAACAACAAAATTAAATACTGCTGATGCTTCATTATATACTTTAACTTTAAGACATAATACTACAGAAGTTTCAGTAGGAACACTTACGGTTAAACTTAACTCTACAGATGCTTCTATAATATACATAAAAGGCATATATATTCCAAACACTTCTTTAGGAACAGGTTTTTATTGGAGTGGTGGATATTTAAATGCAAGTGCTGGAGCAGGTGGAGGAACAGGAGATGTTACTAAAGTATATGTAGATGGTTCTTTATTAGTTAGAGATATTCGTATAGCAGCAATTGAAGCATCATTAAATGATACTACTAATGCAGATATTTTATATCATCGTAAGTTATATGTAGATAGTTCTTTATCTATAAGAGATACTTCTATATCAAATTTATCAAAAAAGAGCGTATCATCTGATGCATCAATTGTTTTAGTAAAAGCTACTTATCTTGCAAACTCTTCTTTAGGCTCAGGATTTGCATGGGTAGGAAATCAAGTTATTGTAGATGTTAGTACAGTTGCAGGAGGAGTATCTAAAGCCTATGTTGATAGTTCTTTATTAACAAGAGATGTTTCTATTGCAACATTATCATTAAAAATTAGCACCAATGATACATCAACATCAACATTAACAATTAGAGTTAATACTACTGATGCTTCATTGGCTACAGTAAGAGCCACTTACATTCCAAATGCATCTTTGAATACAAGTAAATTTAAATGGGTAGCAGGAATTCTTGAACCAAGTATAGCATCACCAGATGTAACTAAAGCGTATACTGATGGATCATTAGGATTTAGAGATACTTCTATATCAAATTTATCTACAACTAAATTAAATCTTACAGGAGGAACTCTTACAGGTAATTTAACAATTAATAGTTCTTTATTTGTTCAAGGTGATATTAGTGTTAACAGAGTAAGAATTGGATCATTTACATTAGAACCATCTGGTACATCTGGTTTAGTATTTAGATCAGCTACAACTGGATTAAAATTAATGTATCTTGATTCTTCTGGTAATATGTTAATTAGATCAAATATAGTTGCATATGCTGGAATTTAATAATATAATAAAAAAATAATAATTAAAAAATGGGAAATGTAAATTCATTTACTGAAACTGTAAATCAATTAGTTGAGCAAGTTAATATTGCGTTGGAATCAGTTGTAAAACTTAATGATAGCATAACTACACAATCTGATAGTGTAACATTAACAATTGAACAACCAGACCCAATATCTGGAGATGTTTCGACATTTACTTATTCATTACCTTCATATAATAATGTAATTAATAAAGTTAATGCGCTGGGGCAAACAATGGATACATTTGTTAAAGGAGAAGGAAAAATTTTACTTAATGATGGTACTTATAGAGAAGTTACAACAATACCAGTAGCTATATCTCCATCTAAAATTACAAATGTTTTAGCGCCCACAAAATTTAAAACACGAAGTAATTGGTTTTTTGAATCTATTATGTTTCCACAACTTGTAGTTTCTTTTGATCTTAAAGGAAAAATTGATGATAGATCCGATAGAGTAGTAGTTAAAAGAGTGATTTTTGATAATTATGATGATGGAGAAACGCAATGGTTTTTAGATCATATTATACCAACTACTAGAACATATTATGACACTATTACATATCTTAATGAACAAGGAAAACAATATTGGGAAGACGAAGAAATACAAAGTCTTCCTTTATCAACAGAACCTTATACTGGATATTTTGTAATTACAGATATTAGAACAATAGAAGGAAAACAATGGTTTTATCTTGATACAACTAATTATGGTGTAACTTCAGATGCTCCCGTAATCAATGATATTCAATTATCAGTAGGCGATACATTACGTTATGAAAATTCAATATGGAAAATTGATGATATACATTTAAATGAAAAAAGAGTACATGTTGTTGCTAATGTTGGTATGGATCATCCCACAATAAATCATTCATTTGAAATATATAATGCACCATTTTCTACAAAAATGTTAGATATACCTGTAGGATTTGACGAATGTAATATTGTGTTTTTAAAGGGTGTTAATGATGATTTTAATATAATAGGAGATGATTGGAGTGATTCTATAAATTTTTATTCTAATGACTTGATAATTAATGGTGGATCTACTACATTAGATGATTATTATAATTTATATGTATCAGATTTTGGATTACAAATGGAAGGACAAGCAAAAGAAAAATTTATTCCAGCATATTTTGGAATAACTCCAGATGCACCAGTGATAAGTTAAATAAAAAATAAAAAAATAAAATTATGGCAAGCAATTTTTTTAAAGTTGTACAAATAAATACTCAGTTAAATGCGGCTCTCGATACTGAAGCTATTAAAAATACACAAACGCAAATAGAATCAACAAAAACTATTATTAATAGTTTAAAAGATACTATTGCACAGCAAAAAGCTGAATTAGTATCTTTAATAAATGTTGCAGATAGAGCAACACTTCAAAGTAAAATTGATAGTAACAATAACAGTTTATCGAAAGCTACTATTGAATATCAATCCTTAGTTAGATCTTTAGCTACTGTAGCGTATGAAAATTCAGCCGTAGTTGCAGATCCTAAATATCGTGTAAGAGGATTTTTTCCTATTCCTGCACCAAAAGGAAATCCACCTCAACAAATTATTCAATTTGAATATGCTTATCGCTATTTAAAATTAGATAATACTGGAATTTCTTTAAATACATTTGAATATACAGATCCAAGTACTCAACAAGTTGTTAGAGGTGTTTATACAGATTGGACAATTGTTGCTTCTGCTGTTAAACAAAAAGTTTTTGATGCATCTACAAATACATATACATGGGTTGTTGAAAATATAGCAGATGGAGAAGTAGTAAATATAAATCAAATAGATATTCCTATTCAAAAAGGAGAAAAAGTACAACTTAAAATTAGATCAATATCTGAAGCTGGCTGGCCATTAAATCCACTTAAATCAGCTTGGTCTGATCCCATTATTATTGAATTTCCTTCAAATCTTGAAGGATCGAATCAAGTTGCAAATATATTAAGTGACGCAGCTGTTGAAGAAGAAACAATTAAGTTAGATCAAACTTTATCTGCTGCGGGTGTTCCTACACATATAGCAGATAGCGTTCCTAATCCAAATTCTGGAACAGGTACATATTTTAAACATCAAGCTGTTAATCTTGCATTTGATCTTAAAACAAAAGATAAATACGGAGTTATTAATACTGTTAATACTACTGATTTACAAAGCCAATTAGACACAATAGCTGCAAATACATATGTACAAGTTTTAGCAAATCCCCTTTCTTCTCAAGCAGGAGCATATCCTCAAATTACAGGAACCTTACAACAATTATTACAAGCTATTATTAATACAGATCCTTCTATATATGATCAATTTGTATTAGATATAACAACTTAATAAAATATAAATATGTTTAAATATTTTAACGATACAGTAATTTTATCTTCACAAAACCCAGAAGCCATTTTAACTTATGTTCATGATGCTTCTGACTACTATATAACTGTTAATTCTATTTCCGAAAGAAATGTATTATATGCAAATGGAATTGATCTTTATGATTGTTGTACAAATGTATATTTATATGGATTACAAATAAATGATATTGCTACTCGCGCTGCATTTCATATTTATACAAGAAGTGTCTCTGAATTTGATATAACGATATCATTTAATATTAGTGATTCAACGGGAAGTTTTCTTTATAATGATTATGTTACTATTCTCAATAGACCTACAATAATTGCTGGCGGATTTAATACATATGAAAACAAAGAAGTTTTAGTTGATAATGAAACATCATATTTAGTATTAAGAACCAATCCTAAATTCACAGGAAACATAAAACTTATAGTTGATGTAAGTGAAAATTTATATTTAGATACGTTTAAAGTATCTGATATTTTGTCAAATAAAAAATATAGAAAACAAAGTGTTTCTTCTGAAAGCGTATTATCAAGCGATATTAGAAATGTATTTACCGCTCTTCCTTTAGGAGAACTTTATAGAGTAGATTCTTTAAATACTTTAGATATAACTATTCCTAAAACAGAATATAAAGATCAGTATCGTACGACATATAATTATGGAGCAAGATTATTTGAAGATGAATTATATGCAGAAGATAATGCGTTATTAGCTCCTATATGGATAAATAGTAAACTCCCCGATTATTTTTGTGTGTTTAGAATGCCGGGTATTTATAATGTAGAAACATATAATAATGATTCTCTTTCATACTTAGCGTCAAAATATTTTGAAAATAGTGACATTATTAAAACATGGAGTTTAAAAAATGATTCTGGATTAGGAAAATATTTAGAAACTCATAGAAATGATTTAATTAAATTTCCTGCACCAGTATTTTTATCTTTAACTGATCCAAGTATTTCTACCGCAGATGCAGATCCGAATACATGGTATGGAATTACTGTAGATAAAGGTGTATTAGCAGGACGTTCAGAAACACCTTATTATTTTAATAAAACTATTAATAATTTTACAGAATTAAATGCGTTTGTATCTAATGGGTTTGAAAGAAATAATTTATTAAGCGCTAATCTTTTAAATATTGAATATATTTTTGATGATAATGATGTTAGTGCATATACTATGAATCGTTATTTTGGATTATATTTAACTGAAAATATTTTATATAAAGTAGCATATTATAATGATTTTTCAACGGGAAATGTAAGAATTCTTTCTCTTGATGGAAGAGATCTTAGCACATTCATTAATTCATCTGTATTTACAAATGCGGGAGATATTTCGCCAGAATATAGAAATAGATTATTTGTTATAAATGATGGAAAAACTCTTAAACGAATTACATCTGTTTCTCAAATAAATGGAAGTGAAGGGTATATAAATAATTATGTAAGTAATCCAAATAATAATATATTTAGTAATGTAGTTAATAAAAAAGAATATACTCCATTTATTACATTAAGAATTAATAATCATTTACATCAAGGAGAACATCTTCGTATAATAAATAGAACTCAAAATAAAATATGGGAAGCATATGGTATAGCCGATGTATCAAATTGCCAAAAATATGTATCTACATATACTGAACCTGGAGGTTATCCTACTATTTATCAAACAAACTTTTTAGTAACAGGAAGTATAGAAGATCAAATAGATTCAATAAAAGAAGCATTTCATAGATTTGAAGACTATAATGATAATTATTTTACAACTGGATTAAGTGCAAGCAATTGGACAGCTATTCTTCTTAATGATGTTGCAGATTCATCAGAAAGCTGGGAATTTCAAAGAATTACAGCGCAAACTTTGAATGATTGGAATAATGCCAGTTCAGGATTTAATAGTGCTGCACGTCCTGATGATATAACATTTTTTGGTCGATTCACGCCAGAAGATGCTAATTTTGAAACAATCGCTTATGATGCGCAATATGGCCCAATAAATTTTGAATTATATGGAGATAGAAGAACAATATTTATAGATTTATTTAATAGAGGAAGTAATTTATTATATAATTTCGATGCCAGTGAAGCTGATAATTTAAGTCAATATACTTTATATCAAGGAAAAGATAATTGGTATAAATTAATTATTAACTTTGATATATCTTCTAATTTTATAGATTCATATCAATATATTCAAGATCCTTATCATGAACATAGATATTTAATTCAAACTGCAGAAGAAATACAAACAGTAACAGGATTTTGGAATTCTTATGATATTCAAACTTATAATATTTCTTTAATGGGAGTAAATCCAGTAAAAGATATAGATTATACCGTGTATGATTCTTCAACTCTTAATTTTACGAGTGAATATTTTTATAAAAGAGAAGATGATATAAGTACTTATTTTTTAACAGTTCCAGCAAATACCGCAAATGTAATTGAAATTAAAGATTCTTATCAACTTATTTCAGGCACGGGATATATTACTATAGGTAATGTAACTCAAAATTATTCTGGATATACAAGTATGTTTCCATTGGGATTTAACACATTTAATTCTAGTGCATATATATCAGCTACTACAGATACTCTTATTACATATAATTTATTAGACGGCTCATATAATTATACATCTTATAAAACTGGTTCAGCATATTCAGAAGAAAACATTTATGATTATTATAATTCTACTACACGTTTAAAATATGGTTTAACGGTTCCTACTGTTTCTAAATGGGTAGGATTGGGCACAGATTGTCGAAATAATCCATTTAGATTAATATTTAATTCTAATATATTTGATTCTGTACTTCCTACTAATTTTATTCCTAGTGGAAATAATTATACTCAAGAAATAACATATCCCGTATTTAAATATTTAACACCTGGAACCAGAGCATGGCAAAGTTATATTTTTCATGATCTTAATGATGTAATGGAATATGTAGAAGATGGTATAACTTATAGAAAAACTATTAAAAATTTAATATTTGAAAAACCCTATAATGATATTTTTTCAAAATTAATATTTTCAAATAATGAAGTTGATGATACTATAAATCGTTCTGTTTTATGTTACTATAATGATTATAAACAATCAATAGATATATTATTTATGGGATTAAGCATATCTATAAGTATTAAAGATGTTGCTAAAAATACTATAAATATTAAAGATTATAATAGATATAAATTTTCATTTATATCAACTTCTTCAAGAAATGCACACAGTAATAAACCCATAGAAATTATTATAAATGAAAACACAAAAACTGTTTTAATGATATGGTACCAGGGTGCAGATGTATTAAATTATAATAAAAGATATTCTAATGGCATTTATGGTTCACCTACATATGGAGGTGGTACCGGAAAATCAATAATGGATGACGTATCTCTTGGTGTACAATGGAAATCACTGAAAAATGGTCCTAATTGGACATTTGAAAAAACTCCATTTATAGTTAGAACAGATGTTTTAAATAAACCTCTTGTTAACATGTATGAATATAAAGATTTTATTTCATACGATGTAAGTTTAATAAGACCGTATGCACAATTAAGTCATGGACTAAAAAGTTTCGATACTACATTTAATGCATTTACAAATTTAAATACATTAATAAATTATCCCGATACATTATATGCACCATATTCTTATAATACTTTTTCTAAAACTGTTGATTATTCATATAGCAGAAGTGTAAATACATATGGAGATAGTATAGTTAATTACGGATATTTATATCAAAATAACTGGAATTTATATGCAAATAATACATGTAATATAAATACATTAACTAGTTTTCTTAATAATGAAAATGATTACATTATGGCGTATATTATTAGAGAAAATGTAATATATGATAATCTTACATTTAAAACGTGTCCATTTTATTTTGCATTAAATACTCCGCGACAATTTAATAATTTAACAACATATAATGGCTGGTATACACCTAAATTTGATTCTATATTAGATTTTAAATCTAACGAAGACAAAGATTTAATGGATATATTGAATCTTGATTTTACATTAAGTAATACAAATTTACGTTCATATAAAAATATTGATCAATTATGGTACAATAAAGTTACTACTAGAGTTTCTGAAACAGATGTTAGCGCTGCCAATGCTATTGATTATAAAGAAGAATTTAATGTATTTAATGCTCTTTGGGATGCAAATTATTATACATTACAAGAATCTACATTAATTAATGGTTATGAATCATCTTTAGAATTACCATCATTTTTTGGATCAAAATTAATAAAACTTCCAGATTATTTAGTTTTAGATTCCTTTGATGTAACAGTAGCTTCAGTTATAACTGATACTAATAATTATATTTTAAGTTATAATTTAACTAAAATTATATCTAATTTATTTAAAGATAACAAACTATTTTTAAATAACTGGGCAGGATTAGCAGCAACAGACGCAATTATAAATTCTTATATTAATGACACTATCATTTCATATTATAACATAAGCATTAGTAAAATTAAATTAAATCTTTATACAAAAAGTTATGCTACTTCATTATTATATTATACATATGATACTCAATTTTCAGAAAATATAAAAATAAATTATACAACTAAATTATCTTTTGAAAATAAAGATTGGAAATATTTGATAACAATTCCTAAGAATTTAAATTATTCTTATTATGTTAAGTTTACACTCTTTGAAAAATAAAATATATAAAATAAACCAACATGGCAAAATTTAATTATGCACCTGGATTACCAGGATACGGAACACAAGGAGCAGATGGATCTGCAGGTAGTACAGGATTATCTATGTATTTTTCAGATATTGATCCAGATACTAGTAGAACTGTCATTGAAGGAAAAATATTAGGCAATTATATGATATGGTCTGGTGCTGATGTGCCTTTACCAAACGGAAGAACATATCAAGATGGGGATCTTTTTATATCTTCAGAAGGAAGAATTTATGAAATAATTGGAGACACGTATGTTGAAACTACTATGTCTATAAACATATCAGGATATTTCACTGATAGTGGAGAAACTGCAATTAATGGTGCTTCTAGATATAGCAATACAAATCCTAGATATATTATAGATAATGTAATGACTACTGTAGCTCAACCGTATGCTAATTATCCATCTGAAATATATGGAATTATTCCTAAATATTTTACAAGAATAGAATTTACAAATATAGATCAAAATTTTCAATATAATGCATTTAGTTTATTTTCTTCAGCAGATGGTGATGATATAAGAGCTATCGCAATAGTAAGAGATATTAATGATAATATTTTTAGAATAGGAAATGCTGATATAAATGGGTTAACACGAAATGTTAATATAACATTTGATGTTAGTTCATTAAGAGTTACAAAAGATGTAAATAATCTCTTTAATGCTAATACATTAGAAGGTACTGTATTAACTAATTATGAAATGAAAATGAATCATTTAGTTGATCCAGTTTTTACTTATGATGATGGATATAGTAGTACAGACACTTCTTCATACTTATATTATGCAAATAATGGAACTGCTGAAGTATCAATATATTGGGATTTAACTAGATTAATAGATGGATATGATCCTGGTGTAATAAAAGCAGATTTAAATATTCATGTAGATGCATCAATAAGTAATAAATCTTTTGCTTTTGATATTCAACAAAATCCATCTTCTTTAGTTTTTAGAGAAATTGAATCAAGTGGGTCTGTATTGATAACAGGATTAGATACAGATAAACTTTATCATGCGTATCTTGACGTATATGAAAGAGGGTGGCAAAGACAATCAAAAAGAATAGCACTTACTGATGCTGTAATATCAACATTTATGATTGATGTTAGCGGAGAGATAAATCCTTCATGGTTTACAGTACGTTGCCCATCTTCTGCATGGGGATTTAATGTTGAAGTATCATCTAATTATTCATATAGTGTTTCAAAAATTGATTATGGTCATGGAACTAGCTGGCTTACTTGGTCACCAGCTAACCCGCAACCTGCTCGTTTAAGATCTGATTGGTCAGCTCCACATGATGTATCTATTTTAGTTAGTGCATATAGTGGAACATCTGATAGAGATATTTTAATTAGATTTACTCCTACTATAGGAACAGCACGTGGGTTCTGGGTTTCACAACCCGGAACTGCTCCTTCAACTGGAAATATTGAATTAACTGCATATTGGGCAGATACACCAGGACCTTACAATGGATATAAAGGAAGAGTTACTGTAGAACAATTAAGCGGTATTACGTGGATTACATATAGTACGGCTATGTCTATAACGCCTCTTCAAAATGGAACATATATATTTACTACAGTTCCAGCAGTGCCAGGAACATATAGATTTAATTTAGGAAATAATCAAGGGTATCCAGATACAATGAGTGTTTATATAGATCCAGCAAATTCAACACAAATATTAAGACCTCGTAATCAATCATGGAGTGGTGTAGCAGGTTCTGGTAACGATGTATATTCTAGTTCATTTACTGTTACTGCAGGAGGATCATTTTTAGGATTCGTTAATTTATATACAGCTTAATAAATAATAAAAATATGGCAACCTTTAAAGAAACATTAACAAAAATTTGGAAATTCTTAAATAGTCCGTTCTTCGCTATTTCAGTTATAATTTTATTGATAATATTTGGTGCAATTACGTGTAATCGAATTATGAATCTTAAGCAAGATATTAGCAAAACAGATCAAAACATGCACGCAATGACAGATTCTCTGAAAACTGAAAGAAAAAGAAACGGCGAAATAATTGTTTCAATTGCAGGGTATATTGCAACTGAAAAAGAACTTAAAACTCTTAATAGAAAACTGTGGGATAAAATTCAAGAACAAGATGGAAGAATTCTTTCTCTTAATCATTCAATAGTTCTATTACAACAAGATTCTGCAACTTTAAGAAAACATCTTGTAGAAAAAGATAAACAAATTGCAAAACTACTAAAAATTGATGAAAACACTTATGTTGCTCCTTGGTCTTTAACATATAAATATGATTCAACAAATTATGATATATTTGAAGGAAAAACTTACATAGGTGTACTAAGAAAAGATACTCTTGAATTAGCTCATATAGATACAGAATTAACAAAAAGATTAACTCAAATAGATTTGACTTGGGGACAAAAAGTTGAAGATAAAATGTTAAGAGTGTTTATACAAAGTAATTATCCAGGATTTAGTGTAAAACAAATGGAAGGTGTATTAATAGACCCTAATTCTAATCCTTGGGTAAAAACACTTACTAAAAAGAAACATTGGTTTAATGGATGGAGTATAGGAGTTGGAACAACAAGTGGCTGGGATATAACAAGTGGCAAATTTGGCTGGGTTGTAGGACCTAGTTTTCAATATAGCATATATAGTTGGTAATAAATAAAATAAAAATATAAAATGGCATCAAATATAAGTAAATATATCCAATTAAATGATTTTCTTCTTCTTGAATACGAATTCAATAAAGATGCTGTTGAAACATCATTAACATCGGCCAGTGTTGTTGTAACAACACTTGGAACTAAATATTTTTATGAAGGAGATGCTGCTTTAGGTGGAACAAATAATATTTTACCCTTAAATTCAGTACCTACTAATTCTCAGCGAACTACTTGGTTTTTTGATGCTTCTGTGTATTTAACTACATATCCTCCTTATTTTACTTCTGTTACTCCTACAACTACTACAACATATACTTATGATACTGTTAAAATTCATATTGTATCGGGATATAATTTTGATGATATAGGTGGATTTCTTCTTCAATTGAGAGCACTTGATACAGCTGGTGCTTTAGTTGATTTAGCAAACTTTACATATGCAAAACAATCGCAAACATTTGGAACTAATGTTATAAAATTTGCAACTAATACATTGTTCCTCGGAAACAGATTTTATGATAAATATATAGAATTTAAAGTTCCTTGCGTTCAAGCATTAGGCGGAGATGTAGCTACAGATTTAGGACAAGCACTTCAAATTACATCTTTAAGTGATGTATATGCTACATATAGTACAATATTTGATATCGTTAGTAATCAATTTACTGTAGATGAAATAATAAATGTTCAACTTCCAGTATCAAGTGTTGCAGATAATTTTAATTGTTTTATTGCTGAATCAACTGCTGGAGATTATATAGAGTATTATGCTACATGGAATAATTTAATAATAGGAAATTATATGGGTGATATTGAAAGTGGAAGAATAAAATTATACACTTCAAATAATCCAAATGATAATTATAATTCATTTGTAGACATATATGGAATGGGAACAAGTAAATGGATAATTATTCATGAAATTTCTGTATATGAACAATTAGCAGGCGCTGGAGGAACATCATTATTAACACAAAAATATTCTTTTACTCAAGATGCAGATTTTTCAATTGCAAATTATTTTCGTCCTATTCTTAGAAATGCTGATATTGATGCATCTTATACAATTCAATATACATGTAGATTAACAAATAGAATGGATGGAACTCAAATTATTAGAAAAGCATCATTTTCTTCGCCAAATCCTAAAAAATATGGATTAAGATTTACTAGATTAAATGTAGATAATTTAATACCCTATAAAATATTTAATAGAATAGAAGCAGAAAAACCGAATATAAATATGGGATCGGGCCTTGAAAAAACTAAATATGTTAAAGTATTTTATGATACTACAACAGTATTACTAAATGCTTTCAATGAAGTATTTCCTGCAGGAACAGGACCATTATTCTTAAAATCATATGATTCAGATTATAAATTTAAATTTGAAAAACTTGACTCAAATAATAACAAAATAAATGTTGATTTATCTGGTGCGTATAACTATGCATTATTATTTAAATTTGACGATGGAAGTAAACTTGAAAGACCTCCAACATATTCTTCAAATATGAATACAACAATAGGAGAAATTGAATTTAAATTAACTGAAGATGAATTATTTAAATTGAAACAACAAACGAATAACAAGTATTCTATTATAATTAAAAATCCTAATGGAACTTCATACACATTTTATGAAGGAGTTTATTATGATATCTCTAATCAAGATCAAATAATAGCAAATTATAATAGTCTATATACAGTTACAGATTTACAAACTAAAATAGCTGAATTAGAAGCTACAGTTACACAGCTAACAAGCGAAAATGCAGCATTAAAAACCAAATGAAATTAGTTAGAGAATATATAAACGAAAAGTTTAAAGAAGAATCGGATCCAATAAAAGACATGGATATTGGAATGATGCATAAAATAAAAGAATTTGTAAAAAAACTTACAAAATCAGATTATGTTGATATTGATACTTGTTTATTATACTGTGCTAAACAAAATAAAGAAGATTATGTAAAATATTTAATTGAAAACGGCGCAGATATAAATGCGTATAGAGGATCAGTTATAGAGTGGGTAGTTCTTAATAAAAATTTAGAATTAGCAAAATGGCTAATAGAAAAAGGAGCAAATTTACATCTTTCTATACACTATGGCATCCTAAACACTGCAAAAAGTAATGAAGATGAAGATATGATTAAATTATTAAAAGATAATGGCGCTGAAGAGTTTACAAGTAGACAATTGGCAAAGAAACTTAAAGCTCACGGAAGAGAATTGTATAAAATAAATAAAGAAATGTAACATGAATATATTAAGCGCAATATAATTTAATGAATTTATTATATTTTTTATTAGTTATCATAATATATTTGAAGCCATTAGAAATAGTGGCTTTTTTCTTTGCAATATCTTGTTTTTTAAATCTTTTATAATAATAACTACTTTTACATTCGATAACTAAATTTAATGATGGAATAAAAAAATCAGCATGATATATTCTATTTTTATTATTTAATTTATATGGAATTGATGGGCCTCTTTGTATATCTGGAAATTTATCATAATATTTATTAATAAAATCTAATTCATAAGAACCTTGATACCAAATATTTGTATTTTTAAATTGAAACACTTTAAATGCTTTTTTCTGAGCATTTAAAAAAATCTCTTTGTTTTGAAAATGGTGAGTAACTCCATATTTTTCTAGATTTGTTTTTATTATTTTATTTTGTGTTTCTTCTAATTGAGATATATTTTCAACACCATATTTATTTAACATAGAATTTATCATTAATTCTTTATTTTGAAAATTATATTCATATCCTGTGGTTTCCTTTGTTGTTTTTTTAATTTTTTCTTTTATTTTTTCGTTTTGAGAAGGGCACTCAACCCCATATTTTTTTATATTTATTTCTTTAACTTTATTCATAAGGGATTCAGATTGCCAAGTATATTCGGCTCCATATTTTTCTTTCATTGTTTTTCTTCCTCGTGTCTGTATTTCTAATGATTGCAATGGATTTTCAACTCCAAAATGTTTTAAACAAGTTTGTTTTGATTTTTCTCTAACATCTTTATTTTCTATAGCATTTTTAACACCATATTTTTCAAAACATGTATTTTCATATTTTTCTCTAACTTCTTTTATTTGCATAACATTTTCTACACCAAATTTTTTTAATAGTGTGTTTGCTTGTAATTGATGTCTTAATATATTAGCACATTTTATTGAACAGGTTTTCTTATATCCTCTGTCCCATCTATTTAAATATGGATTTTTATTTCCACATATGGGACAAATATCTTCATTTTCTTCTTTTAGATATTTGTCGTAATATTCTTTTTTATTTTGATGAATAACACCAATATGTTTGGATAATCCATCTAATTTGATATATGTTTTATTACATTCTTCACATATAAATTCGTTGTTTTGATTTTTAATCGGATTCTTCATAAATATATAGATTATAGTATTATATAGATATATATTAAAAAAGTTTTAAAATGTCAATACTTAATAGTAAGCTAAATCAATTTAGTATATGGTTTCCTAAAGATTTCTTTTATCCAGAAATAAGAGAAAGATGGACTCCTGTTGTTAAACGATTAAAATTACAATATCAATCTCTTGAAGATTTTTTTAATGCATCTGTTCAAGCTGTTACATTTCCTGAAGTTATTTTAGGTGGAGCTATACAACCACAAACAATGTTTCAAATTAAATATCGTGGAGGAAAAGAACTTGAACCTATACTTGATAAAAATATTACAGTAACTTTTAAATTAACTGAAGGATTTATTACATATTGGATGTTATTTGAACAAATAGAATATTTTCAACAATATTATGAAACAAATCCTTTCTGGCCATCAATGTATATTAGTTTTCTCGATCATCATGGATTTGAATTACTTGCATTTGAATTTCAAAAAATAGTTCCTAACGCGTTATCTCAATTTAATATAAGCTATGCAACGAATGCTGCCGATTTTAATACATTTACATTAAATCTAACATACAATAGATATAAAATAAGTCGAAGATTAGATAATTCGATGAGTACCGCAGGAATATCAAGTAATGATCTATGAAAGCACAATATATAACTGAAAAATTTAAAGAAGAATCAGATCCTATCAAAGATATGGGCATTGGTATTAAACCCGAAGAAATTATAGAACAATTTATACATATAATTGATAAAAGATATGATACAGAATTTGATTATGATAAAATATCTATGACATCAGGAGATTCTAATGATATTTACTATATAACTTGTTGGGATTCTGATTTTGAAGACATAGATATTTATTTCGCAGAATCTGTTGAAGCAGCAGAAGACATAATAGCAGAACATTCATTAACTAATTTAAAACCAGAAATAGGTTGGTTTGTAATATCTCAGGCTGATGATACTGCGGGTCCACTTTATTCTCTTCCAAATAATTTAAAACCAATAATTAGAGAATTAGACATAATACGTTATGGAAGTGAAAGATATTTATCAGATAAAATAAAACAATTACAAAAAGAATTAAAAAAAACAAATAGCATTAAAAAAACAATTATATGGACGCTAAATAAAGAATATATAAATAAAAATATATTATCATGGAAAAATTTCCGACATATAACGATTTAAAATATTCAACAACTTCAAAGATATTTGAATCTGAAGATATTAAAGGATTAACTGCTACTCAAATTCAAGAAGCTGAAAGAACTTATAATCTTATTGTAGATAAACTTGAAAAGGGCGAAGAAATAGACGAAGGAATTTTCACAGGTTTATTAGGAGCCGGTGTTGGCGCTCTTGCTGGTCCAGCAATTGGAAAAGCTATTTGTAAAGTTCTTGGAATAGAAGAAACAGGAGTATTAGGAAAATTAATGACAAGTCGTCTTGTTACTGCTGCAATGGGCTATGCTCTCGCTCGTTAAAATTTTTATAATTTTTATTTAAAATTAAACTATAGCTATAACCGTTATTAATTACTGCGCGTTCTTTTACGTAACACTTATCTTTATATTTATTATAATAATACAAACTTTTTATCTCAATTATAAGATTTAAAGAAGGTATGTAAAAATCTGGAAAGTATATTCTATTTTTTCCTTTAAATTTATATTTAATTACAGGCCCATTAATAATATCAGGATATTTATCATAAAATGTTTCTAAGAAATCTAATTCATATGACCCTCTATAATAAATATCAGTATTTCTATAATTATTAGATAAAAAGCCAGACATTTGTTGTTTTTTATAAATTTCAGGACATTGCATAACATTTTCTACATTATATTTATTAAGTATAGAAATTTTCATTTTTTGTTTGTCTTTTAATACAGTACTATATCCATACTTATTTTGTGTAGTTTTATTTCGTTTTTCAGTATTATTATAATTTTCATCATTATATTTTTCTTTCTTTGTTTTTTTGATTTTTAATACTACTTCTTTTGATTGTGAAGGATATTCTACATTTAATTTTTTAATATTTGTTATTTTCATTTTTTCTTTTATATCAGCTCTTTGAAATTGATTTTCTATTCCATATTTAATTTTCATTTTTTGAGATTTCTTTTTATAGGAATATAAATTTATATGTTTTTTACAACACCCAGGTTTGTATCCATAAAATAATGATATAAAAGGCGCATCATTATTACAAATTTTACATTTATCTTCGTTCTCTTCTTTTCTGTAAATATCATAATATATTTTTTGAGATATTAGTTTATGTGAATGCCTAATATGATTTCGTAAACCTTGATAAGATGCAAATGTTCGTTCACATTCTTCACATATAAAAAGGTCATCTTTTGTTTTTCTAAATTCTTTCATTATTTCTATCCTTTATTTTAATTAAAATATATAGATTATAGTAGGACAGCATTTTATTCTATCCGAATGTTGATTAATGCTGAAACATTAATCTAACTACTATATTTTATATATCTATATTTTTTATTAAATATATAAAATAAATTATTATTTTTAATGAGAGCAAAATTACTTAACGAAAAATTAAAAGCAAAAGATTATCGAAGTGTAACTTATTGGTTTGATCTTCGTGATAAAATAAAAGCACTTGAACAATTTGGAGAAAAACATCCTATAAAAAAGAATGTAGTATGGATTCCTGATGCAGGAAGGGGATGTATAAAAAGTCAAGATGAATTTTGGTTTGCTCATTGTAAAAATAATGATTTAACTGATGATTTTGGTTATGAAGGATATGTTCCTAAAGGATCTGTTCATTATCTTGCATTAGAAAAAATATTTCAAGATAAAGGAGCTCTTAAAGAATCTTTAAACGAAGCTAATGAAGTAAGTAAGTTCCGAAAAGGAATGAATGTGGAAACAAAAGATAATCATTACCATATAATTAAGGTAGAAGACCATAGTTATAAATACGATCTTGTAACAGTTATTGATAAATCTGGAAAAAAGAAATTAGTTGCTTCAGATTGGTTAGAACAAAATGGAAAGATAATTCCTAAACAAAGACAAAGAGGCTATCGAGAAAAAGAAAAGATAATGACCAAACGAGAATATGAAAAAATGATAAAGGGCGCTGTCATTGATATAAAACATAGTATTGATGACGATGATGATGCATATTCTTATATTCATGATTCAGCAGAAAGTATGATATACGACGATGATATTAAAAATTATCTTAGAAGAAAATATAAAAATGAGTATAATAAAAGCCCAAGATACGTAAGTGATTTAGTTGATATGTTAGCAAATGATATGGGAAAATACGCATGAGATTAGTTAGAGAACATATAAACGAAATTTTCACAGAAGAAAGCGATCCAATAAAAGATTTGGGAATAGGTTTAATAAATTTTTGGAAAATTGAAAATGAAAAAATAAATAAAAATCCCGAAGAGTTTGTAGAAAAATTTTTTTCTAAATATTCTTTTTATTATAAACATAAATATGCTGCTATAGCGTCATTTACTATTTCAGATGCTATTAGAAATATACCAGTTCAAATTGCTTTCAATAATTCATGCCGAGCATTTTCTCATATAAATGACACAAAAAAAGATATGTTAAAAGCTAGAAAAATAGTTGCAGAAGTTCTTAAAGAACATTTTTATATCAATGTAGATCCATTAAATGAAGCCTTTACAGAAGATTCTGATCCTATTCATGATATGGGTATAGGCATTAGGCAAAAAATTGATTCCTTTGTAACAGAATTAAGAAAACGTGGTTTTATTAAAGGCGAAAATATAAGTAAAGATTTAAAGATAAATGCAGAATATGTAAATTTTTCTTCTTTAGAAAATACTAACTTGCCGTCTTATATTAAATTTGGAAAAATAACAGGACAATTTTCTTGTGTATTTAAAACTAAAAACCAATTAAAATATTTGCCTGATTATGTAGGAGGAACTTTAACTATTTATACTGATATTATTCCTGATTTTACATTTGAAGATATACGTAAAAAATGTGCAGTAAGATTAGTTAACATACTTACTTATCATTATCCTGACTATCATGATTTTCACGCATTAACACTTAAAGATAAATGAATATAATTGGATTCGATTTTTCAATAAATAAACCAGCGGCATGCATCTTTTCAAATGGCAAATATTCTTTTATGAGTTGGCCATATTCAATTTCTGACAAATCTATTAAAACTTTTAGAGAATCTGGTATAACTATAATTGATCGTATAGATAATAAAGAACATGAATTAGGATTAACTTCCAAAATGCGTTGGGAAGTAGAAAACGCAAGATACCTTTCAAATCTTATCACTGAATCACTTAAGTGTTACTTTAATGGAGATACCTATCTCGCATTTGAAGGGTTATCTTATGGATCGGGAGGAGATTCTGGAATACAATTAGGTGGTTACAAATATATATTGATGAATGAACTTTCCCAATATGTTTCATTAGATCATATGTATACTTATTCTCCTATTACAATTAAAAGTATAGCTGGTTGTGCAAAAAAAGGAATGGGAAAATCTGAGATGATCGACGAATTTATTCGTTCAGGACCACCTCATTGTAAGTTTCGTTTAAAATTGTTTGAAAAACGAGAAATTTTCATGAAAAAAGGAGGAAGGAATTGGATAGAACATGTAGATGATCTTGTAGATGCGTATTGGGTAATACAAACTATATTGAAAAAAGAGGAAATTCAGTGTTTAGTCTAGAGTATCTGCATTCCTAGAGGGCTTTAGTCTTCAGTTATATGGATGTCAGCGTTAGGGTTTTGTTAATTTTGTTAATTTTTTGTTAATGTATGAATTTAGTTTTAGGATATTTAAAGCCTCTTTTTGCTAAAATACTTAACATATTTTCAAATAATTTATAATCTATTGCTGATGTTATTTCTTCATTATTTAATCTAATATATTTATAAATATAATTA